TTCGGGTATATACGTATTTTTATTCCTCTGAGCATCGGTCTGTGAAATGTCGGGGTTATAATAGCCCCTCCCTATATAATATAAATAGTGTATTAAGCAAAAAAAAACTGACTTTTATGAAAATTCCTCAAATTTTATTAAGTTTTATGCCAACTGTTAACAACCCATTCTCAACAGCTTCGTCAGAAAGTTCGATACCTTCAAATTTTGCCAGGTACTCCCTATTGTTTTCGAGGTGCTTCACTCTTTCCTCTTTCTTCATTGGTTTGTATAGTCTAAGCATTGGATTAATAATCATGTCCTCCTTCTCAAAAGGCCCGTCTTCTATGTTAGCATCAGAGACTGTAATCGCCACTTCTGGGAACTCATAGCACTGTATGCTGGAATACTCTACAAAATACCCATCCAGCCACTTCTCTGACTGTCCATATATACCATAGCAATTAGTACACATCATCCACATATCTTCGGTAGTCTCGAACAACTTTCCACCAAGCGATGAGGTACCTCCTATCCTGACGAATGAATTAGGCTTAAGTTTGTATATTTTGCCTTCTATAATTTCTTTCATGTTATTTCGATTTATAGTCTATTGTGAACAATGTTTTCCATTCGATTAGCGACTCCTCTTGTGCAACTACCTTTACAAGATGTGGATTGCTACTGAACTGTAGCATAGTTGCGTTATCCTCCATCGATTCACAATCGTCGAAAGAATGAGTATGAGGTTTGGATTCGTCGTCTCTATATACAAGTAACCGATATGCCATATTAATCTTTATTGTGGGTTAGAGTTTGTCTTTGAGCCATCTCATAGCGCACTGTTTTTCCATTTGAAGATATTACAGTAATTGCAAAAGAATTACTACGCTTTTTAAAAGTGACTTCGCTATTGTCGCTCAATCCGAGGGTGAGATAATATATAGCGTCTTCTATGGTATCATAATAATCTTGGCGTAACACACCGAAGGAACTAATAGCAGGCTTGCCTTCCTCATCGACTTCTGTTAAAACTATAAATTCCATATTCTAATTTTTTTTTTCGTTGGTTTACATATATAACGCAGATAAGGTGCTTTCTTGTACGTTAATCGTAAATTTTTTCTATTTTTCGAGATTGTCCTTCAACTCCAATAGACGCTCGTACACACTTAACTGACCCTGTCGGTACAGTTTTTTGTTGGGATGATTGGCGTTCACCGCCATTTCAAGCATTGACGACCGCATTTCATCCAGCACTTTCCACGGTATCGTCACGCCTTCACCTGAAACAAATATTTTGTCTTCGATTTCAGTCCTCTCATATTCTGTGTGCGCGCGCCACCCGAGAACAAATGCATTTCTGAGCTCACTGTTCGGGTCAATTACACCGAAGTTGCTTTTTCCTGCATATGGATATGTTTCGTAGGCTTTCTGAGCCTCAACGCTCAGCGGGATTTTGAACGCTTTGTTGAGATATTCCCTTTGTTCGGATGTCAACTTGTCTTTTTTAGATTCAGTTACAATGTCGTATTCAAATTTCAGATTCACCTCGCTCGGAGTTGCGTCATCATATTCAAGGCAGTCGTCGGCTGGTTGGAATTTGACATTATGGAGAACATACTCCCTCTCAGCGCATTGGACTTTTAAATCGGCTCTACCGTCGCTGATTTCAATTCTTTCAATTGATTTGATTTTCTCTTCCATGTTATTTGGATTGATTTTCTCTTGCTTGAACCTTTTCCATGAAATTGTTATAAACTGATGTCATAGACGGCGGTATGCTGGCTAACAGTTCCGCTTTTTCTTCCTCGGTGGCGGGGTAGTAGTATAACGCTCCTGGGGCATAATCACCGTAGAAAGTGCCACCAATGGCTGATTTTCCCCACAGGCATCGTGGCGCCGACGCTCCGTATGGATGTTCTTTGTTAACTGTCAGGTCACCATTGCCGTAATCAAAAGTTTTTACCAACAGCAAACCTTTGTTTTGCGAGCCCTTCCAATTTTCCCAATAGGCGACGATGTCACCGACTTTGACCGATTTCAACGGTTCCCTGCCGTCTGGACTGAGATGTGGGACATCATAATCGTCTTCATGTTTGTTATTTGTCTCGTGTGAAGGGGTTTCTTCTTTTGGCTCGGATATAGGTGTTTCGGTTTTAGGTTCCATTTCCCCAGTCTCCTTCACCGTCAGACTCGTATTTTCTTTTTCGTTTTCGATGAGGTTGGTCCATTTTGATACATTTATAGGTTTAGCCTCTCTCTGTCCTTCAATATGGTTGGCATCCTCAGCCTTTATTTGCCCGTTTTCGTTTGGATTGGTAACCACCTCCGCCAATACCTCAACGGGGCTTGTTGCTTTATTCTCGGGGGTTTCCGATTGCTTGCCGTCCTGTACTATAATATAGCGGGATGAATAGTCGTTTATCCTTTCAATTTTGTCTATGTGACTGCTAAAAAAACAATATGGATAATTGTTCAATTTCTCATGCAGTATGGGTACGACATCTTCAATGTCTTCAACGATGACAAGATAAGGATAATCATTTGTGCTCAGTGTAACTTTAAATGCTTCCATTTTAATTTATTTTTAATCTATGTTTAACCAACAGTTGTATTTCTTGCAGAATTCGTCTATTATCTCCCTGACGCGTTTACCGAAAACGTGATAGTGGAAGTCAGAATTCTCCTCGCTTGGTTTCGGCTTGTTGTCGAACCTTTCGAACAGGAGCCCTCTTAATTCCTGAATCTCGGTGGCGTCATTGATGAAAGTCTTGTAGTCGAAATCCTTGTTCTCGAACATATCTTTGAGTAAATACGTCATTCCGTCGACACACGGGAGACAATCTATCTCGGAATACCACAGTTTCTTGTCGGATTCGTATTGCTTTTCATAATATTCGATGTTGAACAGACAAAAGCCACGACTGTTTTGGTCGTCATCTTTAGGTACGTAATAAATTTGATATGTCATCTTGATATTTATTTTTAATTGAGTTATATTAAGTTTTAACTATGGGATATGTCTATCTGATTTGCGACAGTTCGAACGAATGGTACAAAATCGGTGTCACAACGGGGAGGATTGAGAAAAGAATCAAGCAGCTCCAGACGGGGAATGGCACCGAACTGTTCGTGCGCTCTTATTTCAAGACCGAGCATCCGTTTAAACTGGAAAAACTGCTCCATACCAAATTCTGCTGCCAGAAGGTTCTGAACGAATGGTTTGAACTGTCCGCTGAGGATATCACGAACTTTACCAAAACCTGCGAGGAACTTGAGAAAACGGTCAAGGTTCTCATGGGCAATCCATTCTTTAACCGTTCCAAAACTTAATTCACTTTGGATTGGATAGTGTCGGCTCGAAATCCACTGACAGTATGTCAAGCTTCGTGATGGTGTTGTCATGCGTTGTATATCCAATAGATGTCAGGGTGGGTTTGGAGTTTGCCACGATTAGCTCTTGAGCAAGCTTGCCTTGATGGTTAGGCAACGGTTTGACTTCAACAACTACATGGTTAAGCGAATCGATTCCAAAACCTTTGACCACTATTGCAGCATTGCCTATATTCTGACTAAGCGAGACATCATCCTCATCAAAACTCCTGCCGATATAACCATACATCGGCTGACCTTTCTTGATTCTGTCATTGGCTTCGGCAACAGCTTTCTCCATCACATCCCTTGGGTAAACATAACCGTTCGCTGTCGGTTTGTCACACTCGAACACTGGGAGAACCACTGTAGTTCTGTTTTCCTTTAAAGTATTGTCGGTGTCACACATTGTTTTAATCTTGATTAGATTTGTTATCGAATCTGAAGTTCATAACCGCGTCGGCAAGGTCTTTACCATCAGGGCAGAAACGCGCTATCATGTTGGCTGTCAAATTAGCGGACAGTCCGCTGTGACCGCTGTTCATGAAAAAGTCATACGCTTTCCGCAGGCGTTCATCGTAGGTCAAAGAGTCGTCACGCATAATCCTACAGGCTTCAAGCGTCTGGTCAAGCTCCATACCGTGATACAGGTCGCCGAGGCGGATGGGGACGATTTTGTCCCAATATTCAAGTTCTTCCTCTTTGACAAGTCCTCTTGCCTTGTTAACATATTCATTGGTTAGCTCGGGTATCTTGGCTTTATGTTCGGCTTCTTCCCGCTCATACGCCTCATGCCACTTGCGCTGTTCTTCGTCGTTTTCATACTTTGTCTTTCCTGTGACTTTCTTGTACGCCTCGTCCAGTGTGTCGGTCGAGAGAATTGTTTTGCCATTGAAGTTACAGCTGCACACCTCATTGGTGGTGTGTTCTATCGCTTTAAGTCTTTGCCACGCCTCAGCAATGGTTGAACCTGCACATATGTCCGCTGTTAGCATAATCTAGATTGTTTTTAAATTTTTAGTGAATTTTTTCATTTTCGATAAGTTATCATCTATCTGGGCGAGACTTTGTTCCGCCTGCTTGAGTGCCTCGTCTATTATTTTCAGGTTTGCATCGAAACCCACCTCTTCCTGGGTTGGTTGAGGTGGTTTCGACTTGGGCTGTCTATACATAAATGGTTTTTTCATGATTTAAAGTTAATCGTCATCGTCGTCACTACGATTGTTTTCTTCTTCCGCCATTCTGTCGTCATTATCAAGGTCATCCCAAATGTTTGAATCTGGATAATTGGCTTTGTCGTCTGGTGTCTCGACTGTTCTATAATGGTCGCCAGTTATATCTCCCGTCTCTGGGTTCCAGTCGAATGAGCGCCAACCATCATTATCGTAATTGGATGTGTGATAGGTTTCAGTATCCTCGTGATACCTGCTTGTATGTGTGCCTTCTGACATAATATTGGTGTCTGATTATGGCTGTCAGACTACAGCTCTAGTTATTATTTGAGTTTATATTGTCCGTGTAACCTTTAGATGTTTCTGTCTTTGATTATTTGTTCGATTTCCACTGCAGCGGTTCCAATGAACCGAGGCGCTCGGAGTAGTACATGCCAATCCAGACGTTCTTGGAATACTGCTTGTGTTTCGAGATATCGTTGTTCATATCGAGCACTTGGTTGCGCAGGTTGGCATCGGTTAAAATATCGTCACGGTCGCACATCTCCACCTGGGCTTTGAGGTTGTTGTACCTGTCCTCGTTATAGGCGAAGTTTGACTTGAGGTCGATTGTGCATGCCAGGCAGGTTATAAATCCAAGACCGAAGATGCTTATAAGCATCCAGCCTGGGAATGACAGCTTGTCATAATTCCACGATTTTTGGCTGATTATAGCCATAATGACGCCGATGAGTGTGAGAACTCCGAAAAGTGTGATAAGTAACATAATTTTTTAATTTTTTGGTGAATAATTGTATTTTGTTAAACTATTTTTGTCTTAAAGGCGTTGACTGGAAACTAATCACGTTTGCGATGTCGTTGTTGGACGACCAGCAGGATTGTATGACGCAGTTTTCATCGCTTATCCAGATGTTGTTTCCACCGTTTTTACTCCATCCTACAGTATATTTAAGAGGCTGTTTTGTCGTTGCGGTGTAGACGAAATGCCTCGTAACGGTGTCACTTGTTCCGTCTGGATGCTGAACGGCGTAGACGATGTTCACGTCATGGTCCCAATAGCTTCTAGTGCATGATGTGATAATCAGCAGGATTTCCATAACAAGCGTGACAGCCAGGATAATTTCCAAAACAATACTGATGGTTCGTTGTCTTTTCATTTGTCGTTTAGTTTTAATTTTTCAGTTTATTACATTTATATAACGCAGCAAACATCACTTTTTGTACGAGTAGTTGAAATTATTTTTACGCTTCAGGCAACTCTCCAACATCCCTAAGGCGCGTCAGTCTAGAGCAAAACTCCTGTGCTGTCAGAATGGTCTCGTTTATCTTGTTCTTGCCCATTGCGTGAGTCAGAGTGGCGCCGTTCGTAGCCTCCAGAGCTGCCTTGAATTTGGCGTTATGATAAAGCTGGTTATAAGCTCTGTTGAGAAGCAGCTGGTATTCTTTCGAATCCCTTTTCATAGGTACTCCGCGCCAATAAAGTGTCTGTTTTGTCCACCAGTTCTTTCCGTAGCCTTTCTTCTTGGCAGCATATCCTACGAGGGTGCATACATGTTCCTGCATGTCCGTTGACTCGAACTTAAGACTCTGCAGAAAACCTTCCATTGAATTGCATTTGACACCGTCGATTTCAAAGGGATGTGGTGCAAAATTGCTTAACGATGATGCAGGATAGCCCGCTTTGCTTGATATATCCATTGTTTAGTGAATTGATTTTGATTATTTTTTTAATTCAGTTATATTGAACTTGCCAGCCAAATCGTTCCAGTCAAGGTCTTGCTGTATGGGCTCAGGGTCTGGAGTATCGTTCTTTTTCGAGAACCTGGCGACCATGGCTGATATTCGCTCCCTTTCACAACAAGGACAACGTGTGCCAGTAAATGTCAGCCGATGTTTTTCACAAGTACGTTTCATATATAAGAGCGGTGAAAATTATAAAAAAAACTCACAATGCAATCATATTCGCTTAGATTAACGGTTTTGCAATCTCGATGAGGTCACGGAAGTTCTCGAGGAATTGGTCACGGAGCTCCGCTGTCTTGAAAGCGAGCGGTGCGGAAACATTAATTGAAGTAAAAATCTCCACGTTCTCATCCCTATTTATTATAGAAAATTTATATTCATAATTATCTTTCCAATTCGGGGTCCACCCATCGTTGTAGCAGTCGCGGAGTTGAACGAGCTGCATCAGTGCAAGGAATGCTTCAGCAGTTTCTCTGTTAGGAAGCAGGTTTTTATCCACCCGTACTGTTCTTTTGCTATCACCCCACTTGTCGCATATGTTGGAAAAAGAATCAATAAAACGTTCATCAGACCTCCTTATCGGATGTGTCTCGCAGAACTCATCCCAGGTCTTAGGCAGTTTCATTCTGATTCTACCGTCAGACCATTCATACCCTTTCTTGTCTATGCGGTCAAGCATATTCTGAAGTTGGCTGTAGCTGGCGGGTTTTATATCAGACACACTTTCCATTCTGACAATGGGCAAGGTTTTGGTTTGGACATCGTCTCTGCCACCGTCATACTGTATAAGATAACCGTCTATGACCGTTCCATCCATATGGTCGAATATGCAGAGATACCAATGGTTGCCTGTTGTGGTGATATAGATGAAATCACCTTTTTTGGGGGTAAAATCAATTTTCTTCTTGAACTTGATGCACTCGAAGGTCGAGTTTTCCTTATCAATCTCCATACCCTCGGGCACGTTGATTTTAATTTCGTCCATGGTTAACTATTTTTAATGAATATTGTCTTTCACGGCGTTTCCTCTGTTCCTCACTATAAAACTTTAATTTGGAACTGTTAATTTCAACTGGTACCAAAGCCTGTCTGCGGCGCCCCTGGGCAACCTCCTCGAGCTGTTTGTACTTGGAACGGTTGTCGATGACACACTGGGAGAGTTTGAACCTGTCGAGTATACAGTCCTCTAATTTCTCGTATGTTCCATCCTCTTTGATGCAACGGGATTGGTATACATCATAGGTGCATGCAATAGTAACATCACCGTATTTCTCGATAAGTTCCCGCAAGAGTTTTTCGCCTTTTGACTTTGTCATGGTTTTGTTTTCTTTGATTTGTTACATCTATATAACGCAACGGAGCCTATTTTTTGTACAAACAAAAGTAATTTTCTCTGTTCATATTTTTTATTTAAATTTCAATTCACTGAAAAACATGTATGACCTAACGGTTCTGGCAGCGTTTTCGGCGTAGTCGCTGTTGAGAAAATTCTCATCGAACTCGTTGAGTTTGACTAGTTCTCTCATAATGACCTTGAAAACATCAGTCAAAAATTGTTGGATATTCGACATTTCGCACAATTCAAAAAATGTTATTTCCTTGCAGACAGTTGATTGTGCGCCAAGCATCTGTATTCTCAAACAACTACCGTTATAGGATAATAGCATGCTGATATAATATTTCTGCCACGTGTTGCCGTAATCCACAACACCTTCAACCGTTCTGGGTTGGATATGCACGAAACGATGCCGTTTCCGTTTAATTCTGAATGCCATTTTCAATCTGGAATATATCTATTTAACCAACTCGAAAGAATATACATACACCCAAGGGTTACTCTCCCACGTTCCCTTCTTCCCAACCTTGTCTATGAGTGCTGCGAATGCCTCACGGGGGTTGTAAAAGTGCCATTGGTTATAGTGCTTCCCGTTAACCTCAAACATATATATGTCATCGGACACTACCTGACGGTGTGCATCAACCACAATTCCCTCTTTCAGACAGCCCTCATCACTGATGTCCTGCAACCGTTCAACCCTGACGTCGGTTATCCGTATTTGGTGCGGCATGTCACTTGCATTCACGAACATCTTGTTGGTATATCCTTTGTGTTTCGCTATATTCTCTTTCAAGTCAAGAGGAAGACCCAATGAACGTATCTCCTTTTCTATGGCCTGATACGATTGTGCCACCGCCACGACTTCACCAATCTTATATGCGGGCTGGTTCTCCTTGGGCACTTTGGTTCCGCAGCCATTAAATACGAAATAGGCTACGCCCGCCTCGTTAACAAACACATCGTCTGGGTCAATTTTTTTTAACTCATCGTCCTCGGTCATCGTATGCAACGTCATTTTGAACAGGCGTCGTGTCATCGTCTTTCTCCCCTCCAGCACGGCGGCGGTGAGACCGTACTTGTCGTTGAACATTATTTTCTGCATGGTATATAATATGTTTAGTTAATATAATATGTTTAGTTAAGCGTTGCTTTCGTCATTACCGCTGCCGTCGCCGACAACTGGGGTCAGTACTAACAACAACGTGCATATCAAAAGAAAAATTTCCATTGTCTTGTGTGTTTTCTCAATTATTAATATACAAAAAAATTCGGAACATTTCTAAAACTGTTGAAAAAAAAAGAAGCGGACATTATATTGCCCGCCTCATAGCATTATATGTCAATTGATTATTCCGCTGCATTGCTCCTGAACCAATCGTTGTCGCCGTCGTTCTCCATTGCCTTATGCTCGCGGTATGCTTCCTCGTCATAGCCGTCGTCAGCCCAGTCATACCATTTCACCTGGTCGCAGAACTTGTCGACAATATCGTCTTCGTAAGCATCCAATACGCTCTTCGCAATCTTCTTGATTGTATCGTCAACGGGAATCGTCTGACCGTTGTCATAATCGGTCACCTTTATCTCGGTTGGCATTGGGTTTGCCTCGAATTCAATAGAGTCTTGTTCGAAATCGCTTATAGCTGACTCCTTGTGATAGTCCAGGACATTGAGGTCGAATTTAATCTCGAGAGTCCAATCGCCGACGAATAACGTCAGTTCCCCTTCTTCGTTGGGGTTGACATACAGGCTGTCCAGTTCTTCCCTCTCGTTTCGGTAGGCGTTGAGGAAATCCTCGCTCGTGAACGACATGGCCTGTGGTTCCTCACCGTCAACTTCGAATCCCTCGTTGAGCATTCTGGTGGCTGGGTTGTTCCACCTGCCCAGGATTTTGGAGAACAAAGTTGTCTGCTTGTGCTCCTTGAGGGACACTTCGCCGTCCTTGCTGTACAGGTCTTCGTATATGGCGGGCTTCGGCTGTGGTTTGCTTTCAGCCTGTTTCCTCGATTCCTTCATGATGCTTCCAGCCAGTCTGCCAGCCATTTCGCTAATTATCTGGCGCCTGTCGGTCGACTTGCCAGCTTCCTCGGTCAGCTGCCTGTTTATCATTGCACGCTCGGACTCGCTGACGATGGTGTACATTTCACCGTTCTCGTCGAAATTCTCTGTTATGTAGTTGGTGTTGTCGGTATAGTATTCACCAACGCTTTTCTTGATGCTTTCTATAAGTTCGTTTGCCATGATTCGTTGTGTGTTTATTTTATAAATACCACTAATTGCATTTTTTTGTGAACTACACCGAAACTAAAGATTTCGGGGTTTCCTTGCCAAAAATTATTATGAATACTTCTAGCTATAAGTACTTAATATACAAGTAGAAAAAATAAAATATATCTATATTTTATTTTTTGTTATATTATAAGTCACTTGTTTATTCCAAGGCTTGCCTTTTGGAAATGCCCGATATTTATATTATATTAATAAGGAAGAAAAAACACAAACTGACCATGTACGTAGACACCAAATGGATGGCTGAGAAATACAATTACTACAACAAACTCTGTTTCAACGGAGTGTGTCCTCCATGCAAGTTCAAGACTAACAACAGAACCGACAGTTGGGGATTGGCTATATGCCAGTTTGCCCCTGATTACTACAGCTACCTCGGCTATCACGCCGAGAATTACACAATAGCAATGTCCAACGCGTGGGACAGTCCCGAGGATTCCAGGATAAACACTTTGGTTCACGAGATGATTCACATTATGGACTACGAATATCACCTCGAACACTATATTGCAAAAGACAGGTACGGTAACGTGAAACAAGTGAAAGGATATGATGCCCATGGCCCAGTCTACTTTCTCAAAGAAGCCGCTCGGCTGAAAAAATATGGTCTTGACATAACCAAAAACGTCACGGATGAGGAAATGGCGGTATCGCAGCTCTCCCCGAAAATATCCAACAGGGAATATGTTCTGGTGTGCATCCACTGGAACAGAAACTCAGAGAGAGGCGCCAGACAACGCGATGAATGTTTCTGCTTGAAAACCACACTGAACACTTTCCAGAAATCAATCCAACCGATAATTTTCCGCCACTACGGGCGCCCAGAGGAATGGAAAACAGCTGGTATGAGCAAGGAAAGTACAATCAATTATATCGAAGGTTACACAACACACAGTGAAAAATACCAACTGGTACCGTCGGTAAGAGGCTTCAAGGGTCATTATTGCAGTGAAGAAAAATGGAAAAACATTCTTGACAACATTGGGGACGACAAGCACCTGTCAATCTACCTGGTCTATAACACCTCAGAACCTACCACTCCCGCCAAGCAGATACCCGAGCCAACTCCAGAGCCTGAACTCAGTGAACCTGAAGCCAATCTCCCGAAAGACGGCGATAAACAGTCCGAAATCATACCGAGCTTCACGCTGAGACTGACCGACGGCAGAGGCAAGGTTTTCCAGAATAAAACCAGAGAGGAATTAAGACAAATAATCAAAAAACTGTTCCCCAGCATGAAAGACGAAACAATTGAAAAACTGATAGACAACCCAGGCAACAGAAAGGTTGCTGAATCCAGAAACACTTTCGGAAACCTGTTGAACGAAGTTTTGGAGGAACAGTCGTTCTCAGATGAAGATGCAAATCCAGAGGAACTATTCCGAGGACAAATGTTCATGAGAAAGGACGGAACAATTGAAATGTGCTTGGCATAAAAAAAGGAGGCTGAAAAACAGTCTCCTTATTTTTTCTTTAATGCTTCCCTCATTGTTGCCGTATAGTCTGGGACGCTGATTTTCTCATACGAGCCATCTTCTTTCAGCCAGATTATCTTTCGGTCGGATATTTCATATCCGAGCTGCATTAAACACAAGGAATAACAAGCCAACTGCATGATGTAATATGAATATGACTCGTCATAGAGGTTGGTGAACGGAGCTAGCGCCATCCCAGCAACATCGCCGTATTTTTCCTGAACCGAACGGTTGTAACTGCTTGTTAATTCTTTATTTGTGTTATGTGTAACTAACAACATTTTATCGGCTAGATAAGTATTGGTCGGGCTATCAACTCCAATGCATTTTGTTGGTACACTCGTACATGGTGTGATTGATGCTATGATTCTTCCAGTGTCATATGATTTCTTATGTGAAACAACATTTATTTTTCTTGACAGAAATGGATAGATATCAGTGGAAAAACAAACATCAAATTTGTCAAACGTTTTTTTCTTTACACAATTGTTACATTTTCCTTTTGCTTTAATAACAGTTGGTTTGATACCCAAACTAGTTAATAATTTTACACTAAAATTAACTTGTGATTCTCTTGTGGTTGATAAACTATAGCGGTTGCGTGTCTTGTTGTAGTACCCATCAGTATCCATTAATCCCCTTAATAAATCTAACCTTTGTTCATAAGTGGAATTTGTAATATATATATCTGGTATGTGTTTATTATTCAACACTCCAAGTTCTCGTAATAATGGACTTAGCCCATATATAACTCTTGTTTTAGCTTTACCGCAATGGACGCCATCGTTAACATTTTTTCCCACTTTATACCCTCTCTTTTCAATTTCATTAAAAATTTCATCATACATGTTTGTGACATATCCACTTGCTGAATGCCCATCACCAAGCCAAACACCAAATACATAAGGGTCTATTGGCAAATTTGTTAAATTAGTGTTGTTTAAAGCTTTGTTTGTGAAAATTCTGACGGCGTAATAAGTTTTTTTTGCTTTATCCCCAATTTCGTTTAAATAAAGCATTAACTCATGAGCTGTCATTACTTTATCACGCCCCCAACGTTGTGAATAAACAAGCCATCTATGGTCGGTGTCACAAACAATGCTATAATTATCACTAAAATTTATCTTCACACAAGGATTGTTGTGTACTTCCGATACGTGTATTATTTTAGTTTCATTGCCTTCTTTGTCATAAACAATATCATCAGTGGTTAGTTCACCCATCGGCTTAAAACCATGTGTGGTTAAAATTGGCGTGTCTAAAGGCAATCCCTTCCAATCATAAATTAAGAGTTTCCACTTTTCATCTTTCGCTTTATATGCAAACAGCATATCAAAAGTTCCAGCATAAGGAGCAACATCCCCATATTCTGGGGTTAACCCCATATACACCTGAGCCTCTGGTATGACAGGGTAAATGTTGTCAACGGTGAACAAATCCTCATAGAACTTCAGTACTGCATCCTGTTTATTTCCATATGGAATTAAATAGCCTTTCTCGTATTGAGGCTTGATAACATCGGGTATCAACTCAGGGTGACCCATGAAAAAGTACATATACGATTCGCCGTAAAGATGTGTTAAACTCCCGTTGTTTGTTGCCCTGACGTTGTTCTCCTCCCACATGCGCTGAACAGCCTCTTTTGTCATGTCGTGTTTCAACGCATAGTTGGCTGCCTTCTCGTCCCAATCCACATACGGCTGGAACTGATGGGTTGTGGCTGACACGCTGGGCAACGTAACAACGCTGCCGTCGTCGTTATGCAGGTAGTATATGTGCGGTCCTTCCTGGAACTCAAGTCTGCGGAACGAGTTCTTGATATTCTCCCTTATAGCCTTGACCTCCTCTGGTTCTGGACGCCTTGCAAGTCTTTCTTCAATATCCTTAATGTTCAGCATTTTCTTCGAAATAGTTTTTGTATTTTCTGCTCATGGTGTCGATTGCACCGCCGTAGGTGCCAGTCTGCCCGTATCTGCGGTTCAACACTGCGACATACGTCTCCCTCGACGGCTTGTTGTGACCGAACATGCTGTAGTCCCACAGCACCCTGTCTATGACACAAGCCTCCCAGTTGTTGTATACCCCGTACCCCTTGTACGACTTGTTGCGAATCTGCGTGGTCTTGCGTTTGGACGCCTTTTTCATGCCGAGGACGTTGTTGGCGTTGAGAGCCAGGTCGGACACACCGAATCCGCTCTCCATCTGAACCTGTGCCATTATTATGTCTGGGTACCAGGCATTGATTGAACTGAGCAGCGAAGCCACACTATCCTTCGATATGGGCTCATGCGTGCAATGACTCGTTACATGGTATTCGCCGACCTTCATCAGAAGCATGTCGGTTTGGTGTACCGTCTCCAGCGAGTCTATGCAAGCTTGCATGGTTTCAACCTGTTCATCATATTTCACAATTGCTTTGTTCTGCGTCATTATTCGGACGGCGGCTGCCAGCATGATTGCTATGCCGAGAACCACTATGACGCTCTCTATTGTCTTCCGTGTTTCTTCTGTCATCATACTACTAATATACAATTTTTTTTATTTATTGTGTCGGTTGTAAATACCTATAAAAGTGTATCCCAACACAATTTGCGAAAAAATGCGCATACGCTACACCCGTTGTAAATACCTATAAAAGTGTATCCCAACACAATTTTGCCCCCGTGTTTCCGTGGGTCTATCACAGTTGTAAATACCTATAAAAGTGTATCCCAACACAATTTAACAGTTCTGAGTTTTTGTACAATATAAGTTGTAAATACCTATAAAAGTGTATCCCAACACAATCGTGTCAACCTTCAATTCCTTCAACGTGTGTTGTAAATACCTATAAAAGTGTATCCCAACACAATAGAGTGCAGAGTGGACGTTCTGACTGGCTCGTTGTAAATACCTATAAAAGTGTATCCCAACACAATATTTTAAAAATATCATAGGTCTATTGAATGTTGTAAATACCTATAAAAGTGTATCCCAACACAATATAATTTGTGTAAACCAATATAAATCAATAAGTCAAAGAACTAATCAGTGTAAAAAAATGGGGCGGGTGGGTATTATTTCTCACCCCAATTGGTTGTTTTTCCCATCTTAAGCAGGATACCAGCTACCGTGGCTGGGTATTTGGTTGTAGCTTTCAGGAACGGTTGGTCGTACACCCCGTCCTTTTTTGACGGATGGAGACACATAACCTCTCTCATTTCCTGGTTTTCCACAATGTACGCGATGTTAAGGGCTGCGTTGATGTCCGCATTCAATCCGTTTTTATGATATTCCTGACCGTGGCGCACAAGCTTTTTATCAACCAGTTTCAATTTCTTTTTATTCTTGTTTTTCGGGTCAACCGTCTCCTTGACATATATTGTGTGTGTCTTGGAGTCCATCTGTGACGTATATGACGGCGGCACCAGAACGGTCTGTATCGAGCCGTTGTTTCCGAGTTGTATGAACTTGTCCTTTACATCGGCGAAGTGGATGTTCTTTAACACCTTGTTGTTGAACAGGCTCTTGGCTTTTTGAGCCTCGCCAGCTGCCGTGAGAGTTATGTCGGTGATATTACCGTCGCCATCAGTCTTGAAATCATACCAATCCTTATTGCTCTCGGTCATTACCGCGTTATATTTGTCCGAATCGACCTGTTGTCCAAGTAATCCATAGTACGACAGCAGCGATTTCGGTGACTTTACAGTTGAATAGTTGTCGAATTGCGAGGTTGTCAGATTTTCCAGGCCCACCGTGTCGTAATTGTTGTCGCCAAACACCTTGTAGGCATATGTGATGATATTGTCCCTACAGCCTATGATTCCAGCGACAGCGTTGTCCATCTTGGCAATCAGTTCCTGGGCTTCCCTGGTTTGGATAAACGGATTCTCCCAACGGCGTTTGTCCATCGTCTCCTTGGTCTCCGTGGACTGGTCGTTGTATCCCTGGGCATCGTCGAACGCTTTCTGGAGTTCGGCATATTTTTTGTACAGGACGAATGAAGCCTTGCACAGGGCACGGAGTTTCTTCACGTTATGGATATAGTTGACAACGTGTACGTCGTCGCCCTCATACTGTTTGACAAGATTGTTCAAAACCTTCTCTACGCACTTTTCGGCATTGTTGTCAGCTTCGTTGAACGGAAGACCTTTTTTGCTAAGGTATCTGGTGTAAAGCAGATTAAGTTCCAGCGGGCAGAAAGACACGTATTTGGACAAATCCTTGTACAGTTTTAAGTCGGACTTGGATATGTATTTCACAAATTCTTCATCCTCAACTAAAGCTTTATATATGTTGACATAACCCTTCACCCATCCGTTGTCCTTTATGCTGGTCTGCATCAACATGTGCTTGGTATTAACATCGACTCCGACAACATTTTTAATCTCATGTTCAGTCTTTTCAAAGTTAAGTCCGTACGGGATGTGCACATACACGTTACCGTTCTTAATGGTGAATATTATGGTCTGCCCATGCTGGTTGATTATGTCGGCAATGTCAACAAGTTCGCCGTTGACCCAGCGGACGGTCTGTCGATTACCCCACAACCGTATATCATAACTTCTCTTGCGGCATGGAATATGCAGGTTATATGCGCAGGTTCCCGCAACCCTGGTCAGCGTATATGGGCTAGTGCTGTTGGTTGTTATCGTCATGGAGAATTTGTCACGGTTCAATTTCAACCCTTCGAACTGTTTAAGTGCCTCCACACCAGCGTTCATAGCCATTGTGTCGATGAGGTCGGTATGGGTCTGGTAGTACTCGCACAGGGTTTTCATACGGAACATAAGCTTGTCGCTGACATTGTCCTTCATTTCCAGATACTTCAAATGCTCTGCAAAATATTCGGGCTTGCCCCATTGCCTTCCATTGGTGAACATCTCATATATCACCTGGGACTGAATGGTTTCCTCAGTTGACTCTTCATTGATTGTTACCTTTTTGATAGAAGGCTTAAGGCTTGACATTTTCGTGGCATAGTTGCTAAATACAACTTTGCAATAACCGTTTCTTCTATAATCAGACTGACTGAAACCGAAAATATTGCCAGAATAGTTATCAATGTTTTGGGCAACCACAGCACAATACAGGGCATTGTTACGACTATTGAGGTCAAACTTGCCTTTCATAAAAATTGTATACAACGGAGCTTCCTTGTATTTGTAGCACAACTCGTAGTACACACAATTCTTGTTGTCAATATACGGCAAAAGTACTTCGCCAATCTTGTTTGTCAGATTTGAACATATCCACTTGTTCACCAAGTCTGCATAAGCTTGAGCCTGGCGTATTCCCGCCTGAAACATTGCCCGTACTTCTGGCAGCATGTTCGTTAACATTATAACGGTTTTGTTAAGGTTGATTGTTGTGTCTGTTCTCTTGTTAGCCATATTTTATTCCAATTTTTGTTTGACTGAATTTTTAATTTACACCTATATAACGCAACGGAACCTGTTTTTTGTACAGTCGAAATAAAAAAAAAATCTGGAATCTTTTCAAATTCCAGATAAAATTATTATGAAAACATCAACTAATCAATCTTCCTCATATTGATAGAGTGTTCCGTTCTGGTAGATAAAATATGTTGGATGTTTGTCGTTTTTCCTCAGGAGCCACACTCCGTTCTCGTCGGTCATAAGGCGGCAGTACCTTCTGTTAACCTCGGTCTTGACCAGGATGTTGTCAGATTCATCGCTTATGGTGAAATACGTCGAGTTGGATGCGTTGTCCCTGTACAGCGTGTACACATAGGTATCGTCGGAACATATGGCAATGACCTCGACGGTCGGCTGGCTGTCTCTCATATATACAACAACCTGTTCATATGGATATGTGTGCACATACGACCAGTATCCGTACCAGTAGAGACTCGGGACGTACCAATCATGGCATATGCGATGATGCATGTGTATAAGATGATTGTGATGAACGGGATGGAACCTTGGCGGAAGCGGGTGCATGCCGTGCGGGACTGGACGATGCGCTGGCGGGTTGGGTGTGTACTGACCAGGACGGTGGTAAACCCTGTCGCCTCTGTTGACATTGGGCGATGGCTGTGGGCGTGAATGGGTATATCCCCTGTAAACATTACCGTTGCCCCTTCTGACAGTGTTTGAGGTGGGAGCTGGACGATGTGTCGTCGGAACTGACGAACGCGTCACAGAACGGCTGTAATTGTATGAACGCGTCGCTGGGACTGACGGTCTTGAATACGTTGTCGACGAGGAACGGCTGTAATACGAGCTCGAACCTCTCGATACCGATGGGGATGAATGGTATGTACCCCCTCTGTGACTGACCGACGGGGCTGACGGTCTTGAACTTGAGGCACCTCCCCTGTTGGGTGAACCAGGTCTCTGTGCCATGCACGTGATGCCGATTAACACGGCTGTCATGATAACTGCAATCTTTTTCATAGTTGTAATTTTATTTAAGTTTTTTCAACTATAAATATACAAATCCCTATACAGGAAATCCTGAAAAACGTACATATTTTTCGGGATTTTTCCTCATAATTTCCCCAAGCGGGAATTATTCGTTCTTTGGAGTGTCGTCATTCTTCTGGATAAGATTGGTGAACATCTCGCCAACGGTGTCGATATTGTGGCGAAGTGCGAGCATTTCGTCGCCAATCTCCAAGGCATATTTACCACTGATTGTCAGGCGATGGTGCAAAGCCGTCGACAGGTTGATTATTCTGGCAGTCGCTTTCATCATTGCCTTAGAAAGGGCAACATTCTCGCCAATACTCTGGTCATAGACGTCTTCATCGGCACATGTTGTCTGAGCTTGCACAGTGAACGAGTCGCAATAGTCGATTGTCGAGCATTCACCGATTTTGGTGTTGACACCTGGAACCTGGCTGGGAAGTACCATGTCGCCGTCTTTCAAGCACATCTCATCGGGATAGTTGCGGAAACGCTGGTAATAGTTGGTATCGAAGTGAAGCACCTTGACCTTGGAGCCTGGTATGCGATAAAACTTTGCACATTCCATGTCCTCATCACTCCAGTTGTAGATTGTCTGGATTGTTGGGAGATATTCGCCGACAGTGTGTTTGATGAACGACGGGGTGAAGGCGAAATACTTGCGTTCGAACTCCTTGATGTTTGTCTTGACTTTGATACGGCAGGTGGTCGTTTTGCCGTCATACCAGTATTCCTCTTTGACAATTCGCAGCGTGATAGCGTTAGGTTTGTTGTCTTTTTCCATGCCTAATATTTTTGATTGGTTAAATCTAATTAATGTTTCGCCTCAAGTATCGGCATGGACGCCTCTGTCGGAATGTACACGATTTTGTCAATCTGGTTGTTTGACTGCTGGCGCACCCACAGATACTGGATATATGTGCTTGTCAACTGACCGTTCTCAATCTTGATGGCTTCGGCGGCGCCTTTCGCACGTTCAATCTCGGACTGGGCGTTGAGTTTCTCAGCCTCCAGGTTAGCCTGGGCTTCGGCGATTTTGATTTGTCTGTTCTGCTCAGCCTGTGCTAGCTCGGCACGACCCTTCATTTCCATTGACCACACGCGATACTTCGGAAGACCGAACATACATCCGATGATAATACCGCCAAGAACGATGATTGTCAGAATTGACATTAGAATAACGTTTGTACTTTTCATGTTTTTGAATAAATTTTAATTTGTTTTTGAATTGTTTTTGGTTAAATTTCAAACTGATTTCGGATATTCTCTGGGAGCGTCTTGGCATACTCGGTCAGGAGCTTGGACAGGAATGTCTCCCCATCGAACCCAGCGTCGAGGAACTTCAACATCGTCGGGTCATAGCCACTCATGAATATGCTGCCGTTCTCGTCGCGACGGATTGTCTCGGTCGTGGTGCGGTTGCGGGCGTTAAGGTTCCACCAGACCAACTTGGTACGAATACCCTTCTCTCGCCATGAGTTCATCAAAGCTTTGTTCTCGTCCTGTGAGTAGCAGTCGAACTCCATGTCGGACAATACAACCAGATATTCGGGGAACTCGGTCTCCAGTCCGCCGAGGATGTCCATCACGGCACCGAAGTCTGTGTTGGAGCAGTCACCTGTATACATGGAGGCAATCTCCTTGCAATACTGTCCGTTACCGCTGATAGCCATGTCAGTCTCACGGTAGCTGTATATTACCCGTGGCTGGGTTACGCCAAGTTCGATGAGAGTCGGTTTGCTGCTGAATGTCAGAACGTGGTTGGGGCAGTATGTGCTGCACTTGCCTAGATAGTGACCGATAGCCAGGGCTTTGCCGAGGGCATCTTCCTCCAACATGCTTGACGAAGTGTCAACGATAGGAATCCAGTTGCCGCTGATTTTCTCCATCTTGCTGAACGCAAGGTCGGCGTCGATTTTCTCGCGGTTGCGATAGATATCATACACCGTCGCGGTGGAAAAGTTCATCTTCTTCTCACCCTTTCTAACCGATTCGAGGTAGGCAGCAAACCTTTCCGCCATGTCCGTTTTGCCGCTTTTGCTTGTGCCAGCGAAACGAGCCCAGTACTTGAGAAGCGCCAGAGTCGGAATCTTGTCAAACTCAATCAAATCATTCTGATGAGCCGACAGTTTGCTCTCGACCGTGTCACACTTGACAAACTTGCCATATTCCTGCTTGTTCATACCGAGCATACGGCGGAATTTACTAGCGGAGATTGTGCTTGCCGACGGCTTGCCGTTCACCTTGGCTGTATAGTGTGGCATCCATTTCTTTGCGAGCTGGTTGTCCCTGGCACACTCCCTGATGATGAAGTCAACCCACTCATCCTCGAACTCTTTGAATATAGGTGACTTCCACAGGTCGTCGAAACGTCCAGCAGCAACAACCATTTCAGCTGGGACGCCGCTCAAACGCATCAGGACACGACCGAGGTCACGGTACTTCAGACCGTTACGCGGGTCGCGCATGAACATGGAGAACAGCTTTTCAACGTTGCTGTCACCAATTCTCACCTCTTTCAGGTGTTTGGTGTAGTACTCACCCTGGAATACAAGGTCAACCAGATGGTTGCCAGTGCTGATATAGGCTGTGTCGCCGTTCTCGGTGAGCTTGTTGTTGAAAAGCATTGAAAGTTCGCTGTTCTTGTGGCTGCGTACAGCCTTGTCCATGTTGTTCTCCATAATTTGCGTTTTGATATTAAGTTTTGTTAATTTTCACGAAAACTGCGGGAGGGGATTGTTATTTCCCCCCGCGCAGTGCGCCCTCGGCGTTCATTAGAACGGGAGGTCGTCGTCAGCTGCAGGTGCTGCATCCGAGGTTGGTGCAGGGGCCGCTGGCTGAGGGGCTGGTGTTGAAGCGGCGGGTTTCGAGGCGCTTGCCTGGTTGTTACCACCTTCGTTATCGTCGCGCTTAGCTCCGCCGCCGAAGTAGATTGACGTTGCTCTCAGGTCGTTGCCGATTTCGGCAGCGCCAGTCTTGTTGCTGGTGTAGATACGATTGGAGTAGTCGCCGTCGATAATGACAAAGCTACCTTTCTTAAGGCTCTTGCAGAAGTTCTGCAGACCACTGTCCCACACGGTGACCGTGAACCAATACGCGCTGTTCTCGGGGTCGCCATACTCGCTGTTTGCAATACGGAAGGTTGTGTAAGTTGCGCCACTTTTTGTGGTCTTTACCTCTGGGTCATTACCAAGATGACCGTTGACAATCATTTTTCTCATGTTAATGAATTTTTTGAATTTGACTTTTATTAAATTTGACTTTGTATGATACTTTTAATATACGACTTTTTTCTGACTATATAACGCAAATCAACCAGTTTTTTGTACAAATATTGTGAATTTTTTTCTTGATATTACAAATTGTCTCTGTACCAGCTGATTAGATAAACATTATCGTTGCTCAGTTCTTCAACTTTTTCGGAAATATTGATAATAGTGTACCCTTTTTCCTTGAACGGTTTGAGAATTGGCTCGATGTAAGGTACAACATCCTTCGAGAATGAATAGACACACCTGTAGTCGGTGAAGATGTCGCCGTTCGTGCGGAAACTGGTCTTGTCGTTAATCAGTTTGTTGATTCGGTGCTGGTGCAGTTTGATAAGGGTGCTCACATCGGTCGTTATGCCGTATGTCGACTTGCTATAGGCGACATTGGCTGGGGTGATGTCCTCCTCCTTGCTGGCGTGGGCTGAAAACCACGATATGATTTTCCTCCATATCGGTTTGGCTGCGTTTATGCCAGTGTTCTGCTTATTTTCGTTGATGTCTTCCATTTCTTGTTTGAATTTTAGGTTAGTTTGCATTTTCGAAAAGACTCAGTTGGCAACCAGGCACTTTCTGCTCGGTCTTGAAGTCCTCGGTCGCGAGCTCAACGTTGGTGCAACGCTTGTCAATCTCCTCGGCAGCGGCAAGGAGTTTCGGGGCTACGGTTGTCTGCGAGTTGTCTTCGGCGATTTTGTCTGCAATGTCGGTCAGCATCGTTCTGGCGATGCGCGCGAACTTAAGCGCTGTTTTTAAATCTTTCATAATTTGCTTGTAATCATTAATTTCCATTTTTGTGTGTATTTTTGGTTAATAACAATATGGTTTAATTTTGTTGCTATTGCTCACGGCATTCACTAAGGTATGAGTCGTTCAAGTCTGCACAACTGTTGTATTCTGGACAGTGTGTGATATCAACCTGTACCTGGCGCTGGATATGTTCGTTTGTGCATACACATATCCTATGCTTTGCACATCCTGCCAAAGTCAGCAGTAGCATTGGAATGATAATTTTTTTCATGACTTTACTAGTTTGCTGTTATTTGATTGAATACGGTTTCGAGTTTCTCGTATTTATCACGTTTCTGCTGTGTAAGAGGTATGTTCCTGTTCTTTAACAAGTACTGCTCGAAATCAGTCAACTCGTTGTACAGGTTCAGTAGCGCTATGTTTGAGTTGCGTGTCAACCTCTTGCCGATTTCCTGTTTCTGTGAACTAATCAATTCAACTGTAATTTCATCCTTTGCCATATTTCTATTCTTTTGCAAGTTTGTTGTCGGTGAGATATCTTACGTCGCCCTCTTCGTCAATATAGAAGCACTTATGGCAATCCAGACAGAATATGTTACTGACTAGGTCGTAGACTGGCTTGTCGCCAACCCACTTGAATCCACCGTTTTCGGTTCCAATCTTCGTCAGCTGTTGGGTGTGCCCAACAATCTGGGTGTATTCTGTATTTCTACCACTGGGGCACAGCATGAATTCGTCGAAGTCAGCCCATATGCACGAACCGATAGGTGACCACCCGCCTCGCAGATGCGACACCCGACCAAGCAGTGACAGTGCGGTTGTATCCTCGTTGTGGGCTGCGTTGTCAAGTATGTCCAGTGCCTCAACCACCGTCTTATCATCGCTGAGACCGTATTCTTTCCTGACACTCTTCAGCCATATGTCGTGCACACCAGCGTGGGTAAACAGGAACTGCATGTCACCCTGGGTGTAGAGTCTGTGAAGCATGAATCGGTTCAGGTTTTCGTTGAAGAGCATTGAAATCTCAAGCTTGTTGTTGTAGTCGGTGCGACACTCACAGAGATGCGCATCGGGCCATATATACGTCGTGTCGTGGTTCCCTATCAACAGGGTGACATTCCATTTCTCCTTGGTCGCCTCCAGGATTTCCTTGAAGTTTTCCAGGGCGTCCTCTGGTGTTATCCCCTCATGGGCATATGGGTCGAGATAGTCCCCAAGGAAGACGACGGGTGTGCCGTCCTCAATGTAGGGGAGCGCATCTCTCCAGAATTTCCGCCCGTGTATGTCGGGTATTATTACCACTTTTTTCTCCATATTAACAAGTTTGCTTCGTTCCAATTACATCTATATAACGCAAATGAATGTATTTTTTGTACAAGTTTGTTGAAAATTATTTTTCCAAATATTGTTTCATTTTCTTACAATCCGTATTCTCACACATCCAACAACTTGATTTACCGTGTGATGTACAATCCTTGCACACTTCGTCAATCTCTTTGCAGCATCTCCAGTCGCCAATGCAGCCGACACCTTGGTTCCCAGAACAACCGTTCTCACCTTCCGTTGGCTTGGTACATGTCTTGCATCTTTCAAGCCGTTTCAACATTATGTCTTTTCTATTACACATGTTCTAATTTTGATTGCCTGTCGATATCGCGTTCCTTCAGCGTTTGTTTCTTGTCGTAGAGTTTCTTTCCCTTGCATATACCAATCTTGACCTTGCAGAGACCTCTCTCATTGATGAACATCGAAAGCGGCACTATTGTGTAGCCTTTTCCCTTCTCCTTGAGGAACCTTCTGATTTTGTTTATTTCGTTTTTATTCAAGAGGAGTTTGCGTTCGCGGTGCTCGTCATATGTTGAAAAACCTGCGTTCTCATACAGTTTAATGTATGATGATTTCAACCATAGTTCACCTCTAGCGTCTATGTAGCAGAAAGCATCCGCAATAGATGCGTTGGCGTTGCGGATACTCTTGATTTCCCCGCCGTTCAGAACGATGCCAGCAACGTATTCGTCCTCGACAATATAATTGAAATAGGCTTTCTTGTTGTTAATCGTCATTGGTTGGATAGATTATTTTTTCGTAGATGTATTTCAAAACGTCTTCGAAATCGGATTTGTCTTCATCGTTTAATTCCCAGGGTCTTATGCCAATACACTTGACATCAGGTTCCTCTTTGTTGAGGATGTGGGCAATGACGTAACAGGTTTGGGGATTTTGATAACAGAGTATCTCGTACAAATAGTTACCATTGTACGTCGGGCGCGCCTCGATGTTGCCTATACGCACAGTTCTAGTTGTCTTCATTGCATATTTCGGTTTTAAAACTTGTATCGTCGTGAATGTTCCCAATGACTGTTATGTCCAACGTCTTGTTTACGTTCTCGCTTAGTGATTTGAAAAAGTTGAGATATCTGCCTAGAGGCATGCCTGGACGATGCTTTGGTGTGACGACATAGAAATAACCGTCTGGGTGCCAGGCTACATATCCGAAACCACCTTCGCCAGCATACATCTGTATTATGTCGCCCTCGAATATCGGCTGACCATGGTCGTCGTTGACGCCCGTGCACTCGCCCACAGTTTCCGCCTGCACCTGGCTTTGTCTGCCAGGCGCAAGTGATAACTGATTGTATTCCGTTATGTAGCAATGGTTGCCGCTGCGCGACCGTTCCAGGTCGCCGTAAATCCATTTTCCATCGCTGACAGTCTTGCCTCTGTACTCTATAAGTCTCATTTCTGAACCTCAATGAATACGTTCTGCTGATTCTCAATGTACGGGTTCTCCTCGTTCACGATAACCTTGACGTAGGTGTGTTTCTTCCTGAAGAAGTTGACGAACTTGCACTTGGACGGCTTGATTGGCTCTCGTTTGGTGTATATGATAACCTCTTTCTCGGAAACAACGTTCGGTGCCACACAGATAATGTTCGGGTAATGTAAGTGCACCTCGGTGTTCATCCATCTGTCGCCTATGATTGTGTCTACACATAAGTCTGGGTCGCGGAATATCGTGTCATGCAGTTCCAGGGTATCGTGACGCTGGAAATGTGTGTAAAGATACTGCAGTTCCTTAAGGTGTTTGTCCTTAATCTTCAAGGAATCCTGCACTCGCAATAGTTTGGCTGTCACTGAATCGTTGAAATAGTGTAAGTCATCCACTGTTAGAGATAGTTGGTACACCTCGTTGTCAGCCTCCTGCAGACGGTCGATAAGCGACTTATTGTTCTGTGAATAAACCCCAATCTCGTTCTCAGCGTCATGATACTTCTTGATGTATATGAGTGCAAGAACCAGAGGAACGACGATAGCCAATCCAATAAGAATCTGCTTCCAGTATTTTTTGAAAAATGCGCCGATGGCGGTGATAATCATCATGAATGTTGACATTGTATCTGAAATTTAATTTGATTTATAATATATTATAAATATTCGCTAGCCAATATTGAACCATTCTTTCAGGCTGACAACCATGTCAGTATTCTCCCAGGGGAACATGAGACAACCGACAGATTCGTCGAAATAAGATGTATGACCGAAGTGACCGTATTTCGCCGTGGATAGATATATCGGGTTCTTCAACGCGAGTTTGTTGATGATGCTGTATGGAGTAAAGTCCACATTGAGTTTAAGCATCTTGGCAATCTCACTGTCTCGGAACGCTACATGTGACGTATTGTGCGTGTCGATAAACACACTGATAGGCTTGGCTCTGCCTATTGCGTAGGCTATCTGTATGGTACACTCGTCACATACGCCAGCAGCTACCAGGTTCTTTGCAATGTAGCGGGCGAAATACGCAGCGCTTCTGTCGACCTTGGAGGGGTCTTTTCCACTGAAGGCCCCGCCGCCGTGAGGACAGTGTCCGCCATAGGTGTCCACAACTATCTTGCGACCCGTCAGCCCAGTGTCACCAGCAGGACCACCTATAACAAACCGTCCTGTCGGGTTGACGAGCAGTTTGAAACGTTCAAACCCTTCCTCGTCATAGAACAGGTTTATAATCTTGGTATCCAGCTGGCTGGTTATCGTGGCAATCGAGGTTTCAACCAGGTCGACTATAGTCTCGTTGGCAACGTCGGGGTCGTGCTGTGTCGACACAAGTACGGTGTCAACCCTCAACGGCTTGTGTGTATCTTCGTCGTATTCGATTGTCACCTGAGCCTTGGCGTCTGGGCGCAGCCACTTGTCAAGCCCGAGGATGCGCCTTGAAGTAAGGTCGTCCAATATCATGCGTGACAGCATGACTTCGAGAGGCATGTACTCGATACCGTCTTTGACCGCATACCCGAATACCATACCCTGGTCGCCAGCCCCCTGCTCCTGAGGGGTTTTGCGGTCTACACCCTGGCTGATGTCGGGCGACTGCTCGTGAATCGCCGAGAATATCCCGCACGAGTTGCCATCAAACAGATACTCTCCCTTGTTGTATCCGATATCAACGATGGTCTTTCTGACCACGTCTGGTATGTCAACATATGCATGGGTTGTGATTTCACCAGCGACCACCACCTGTCCTGTGGTAACGAGCGTTTCACATGCCACTCGCGATTCTTTGTCCTGTCGCAAAGCCTCGTCCAGTATTGCGTCTGAAATCTGGTCGGCTACCTTGTCTGGGTGTCCCATAGACACCGACTCTGATGTAAAATAGTAGTTCATTTTTTTTTACATTTAGTTTCTAAAAAAATCCCTTGTCACATCCACAGCGTGGATAACATATTGTCTTTTTTTGAATTCGCCTTCATTGTTTTTTTCAAGCTCCTTGCATTTTTTGGATGCACTCGCGAACGACACTGCTAGATACAAACCGCCGTCGTCGTTTAGATACGGTTTGATAACACCAGTTGCCAAATCCTTGTATAGGATAGTGAAAAATTCATAACAATTTTGGCAAGGAAACCCCGAAATCTTCAGTTTCGGGGAGGAATTGCCATCTTCCCTCTTTTTAATTATTATAGTTATTTTTTTAATTTCTTAATATTTATTATAAACTCAGTTCTTTGAAATGGTGTCTCGAGGTTGCCGCCCGAAACCCGTGGGTGGCGTAAAACCATAGGCGTTTTTTGTATTTTTTTTTCAAGCAAGCGGAAGGCTTGTAAGACAACCGTGTAAGAGCACTTGTAAACGTGCCGTGCCTAAGGCTCTCGCCTTTCAAAAGCCGCTGAATCTTTAGTTCAGCGGTAGTTTACTGAAATCTCCCATAATTATATTTAAATTTGTTTTTATTTTTCTTATTAATATCCAGCCTGTTTTGGTTCAACCACCAGACTGATTGATGTATTGTTCGTAAGGTCAACCTCCGTAACGTACATTTGGTTGGCGCTAAACTCCGTATCGCCGCCCTCGTACATTATAGGATAGGAATCCAGGATTTTATCGTCTGGGTAGAAACCGAAAACCCCGTTGATTTCCTTGGCTCCCATGTAAGCGAGTATTTCCCTCAGTTTCAGTTTGTATATCGACCACCCGTCACTGTCAACCCCTATTATAGCGTCTTTGTCCAAGTATTTATAGTCGACAGCGAAACGTTCTGCCAGTTCATCATAAGTGAATGTTTTCTGTTCGTTAACGTCGAGTTTATTGGCAATAACACTACGTCTGTCCGAAAAGTTTCTGACAATAACCCAGGTTTCATTGGAATCGTCAACAGCTTTCACAATGTCATATTTTACCAGCCCTTCGCAATCTTTCTCGGTCATGTTTATCTTGTTTTGTTAATGTATAGAATCTCTGTGTCAGTATCAGCGTCTGTAACCAATATGAAACGTGAATATGCACTAGTGTGCACAGTTGCGTCTTCCTCCAACTCCCGAAATACTGTCTTCCATTTGTTCAAGGGAACTTGTGGTTTCACACCTTCAACTTGAAACCGACTGTTCACAAGACGCAGGTTTACCGCCTTGACCCGTCTCAGCCTGGCCTGTTCCAACGGGATTGCTGGTTCGTCCTGCATGCACAGCCTGAGTATTTCACTTGCTATTTTCTGTCTGTCCATTAATTACTTCCTCCATAATCAGAGTGCCCGTCGCAACGGTCGATTCGTCGCCGCCGACACCGTAGAGTTTAAGAGTATAAGTTTCTTTTTCTCCAGCGTGTGCCTCGACTACCTGTTGGTATAGTTTGCGCCAGCCGACAACAGGTTTCTCATATATGCCAGCAAGTTGTCTCTTACCATCATACACCATCAACATAATGTGATAGAACTTCTTTGGAATCTTTACTTTGGTAATGTCTTTCATTTTTTATTCTCTTTTATTCTGTTTTATTATTTCAAACTATACTACTCACCGTCATCACTATCGTTCTCTTCAGTGAAATCAGTGAAATAGTGGCTATCCTCAACACCGTTCATCGTCACGACATAGACCTTGAACTGTTTGGAGGGGTCGTCAACCAGCTCGACACACATGTCCTCGGCTTTCAGAATGTCAGCCATTTTAACTACAACTGTCGGGGTTGCAAAGAAAACGTTGTTGAAACGCTCGTCTGGACCATACTGGTAATAACCCACCTTGTTAAACGACTGATGCTGCTCCTTGTTGAAATATTTGTCCAAGTTTACTGGGTGCAGTATCACATAGTGCTTCGACGACAGCGCGTCCGTAAACGACTTCAACACCGCATTGGTAAATTTATCATTGTCCAGTTCGTTTGCATATTTGTGGTACTCAGCCAGTTCATCAGCTATAATCTCTTTCATCTTCGTTTCCATTTCTTCCTTGCTTTTTAGTTTGACTTTCCGTTAATTTACATCTATATAACGCAGGACAACCTGTTTTTTGTACAACTGGGCTGAAAAATATTTCCGTCCATTCATTAATATACAAAAAATTTGGAAACTATTTATAGTATCATAGAATTTTTTGCTAATGAGAGATAACGTTAGTACACAAATACCGAAAGTATATACACACGGCGCCATAGGACGCAGTGCCGACATAGCGGAACTATTCAAGCCATACTCCCCGTCAAACCCATACAACTACCAATTCGGCGACCCGTCGTCAATCTATTACATAGACAAACACAACGTCATAAAACACGTCACGCCAGAGTCCGACCTCTACGACATTATAACCAACAGCGACTGGACTGAACTTAAGATTAAGCAGTCAAAGAGAACCCGAAAATACATCATTACCGTTAAAGAGGGCTCGCCGTCATGCGACGGATGTGAGTTCGGATTGAAATGCTCCAACGAACAGCGTCTGAAATGTGAAGCAGGCAAAAAAATAGCCGAGCTGTTCAACCTGCCAGACTTGGCATGGAAAACAGCTCAGTTGGAAGATGTTACGGATTTTAAACCTCTGCCGACGGATTCGCTCCTTGACTAGGCGTAAGATAGATGTGTTTAATCTTCTCGGCAACCAGCTGGCACTCTGGGTCTGCGTGACCGTCGCATCTGCGCCAGAACAGGTTCTGCCAGGCGTCATCATATCCGCACAACCTCAGCTCGGCTTTGACACCGAGAGGCAGTATGCGCTTTAGCTGCTGGGCTTCTGGACAATATGTCGACAACGCCGTATATTTTGTCTCGTCAATCTCAAACTCCTTTATTATCGAGTTATAGGTCTCAGTCTTATCCTTCCACCACACTGGGTCTATGAAAGTCAGCTCGCTGCCGAACTTACCCTTGGAGTAGTTACAGAAACGAGTGCTCTCGCATACACTGGAGAGCGTGATGTGCGTCCTGAAATCGTCGGTAGCACCCCTTGACGCCAGCATTGTAAATGTACGGCGTTTCTCGTGCAGCTCGGTTGGCTCACATCCGAACTCGAACACATCGGCAAGCCAGTTTCTCGCATAGCCGTTCCTCCAGGCTTCCAGGTCGGTGCCATATGAACCCTGCATTATGACACGCATGTTGGTTGTGATGCACCAGCAGCCTGTCTCGCTGTCAAAGATACGGTGAGTCCAGATACTGTCGGTATACTTCTCCCAACGATAAAACTGGCGGGAATGATACCACTCCATCGGCACCGCTGCTGTCGACGGGATTTTCATATAGACCGTGCCGAACTCCAGCGGGCGGCTGTGCCCGTTCTTCAGAAGAACTTGTTCAACAAATTCCCTGGGGGAAAGTTTCATCTTTTCGGTATCGGTCTGGTAACAGACGACGGCGGCATCCCTGATAGCTTCATATATTCCGTCGATTCCAGGCTTCTGGAAATATTCTTCAACTTTGTTTGGAATTAATCTCATGTTTCTCTGTTAAGAATCTAATTTGAATTTGTTCGCATAGATAGCTCTCTGTCTCTGTCGGCGCTTTATCACCGACGGCTTGGTGTATTCCTGACGGTCACACAATTGTTTGGCAATTCGAAGATTGGTGAACTTGCGTTTCAACTCTTTGAGGGCACGTTCAATGTTGCCGTCCAAAACTTTAATTATTATCATTTGTGTCGGATATTGTTGTTGGTATAGTTTCCTCTGCCACAATCTCGACCGCTGGCTGTCTCTCGTACCACTTCACGACCGTATCGCAGATTGTGTCTGTCTTGGTTATTATTATAGTGTCGTGCACTGGAACAGGGTTGTCGAACCCACGTCGCCGTGTCGGTAACACGAACAGAAGTATGACAACTGTTAACAACAGTATACAAACAGTTAGCTTGAGACCTAAAGCCTCGAAATCACTCATTATTTTCATGTTGATTTAAAAATAACAGATTTTACACTCTTTGTTCTTTTCCTTACACAGCTCAATGTCGTGTTTGGTGCCTAAGGCTCTCGCCTTTCAAAAGCCGCTGAATCTTTAGTTCAGCGGTAGTTTACTGTATGTGTAAATTTAAATGATTATAGGTACCATATGGGAATGCCAGCTTCGTGGGCGATTTTCTTTTCCACCTTGGCGCCTTTAGAATCAACCCAGTCGGGCATCATGACCACAAGGTCGCATTTCATCATGACAGGGATGCATGTTTCCATACACTTGCCCCAATCCCAGTCGTCGTCGCATAGGTCGGTCGGGGTGATGATGTCACCATATTCCACGTGTTTGGCAACCTCGTCCCTGCATTCGTTGAATTTCTTGTGGAACTCTTCGGGCGTGAGTCCGCTAACTTTTCCAGCAATGTAAACTTTCATAATTTTTTTTTTAACTTTTTAATGATTTTGCATATCCTTTTTTACCGTCAATTTCGTGCTTTTTGTTGCGTTGCTCCAGCATGTTTGTCACCTTCTGAAACTCGCTGAGCTTGGTCATCGAGTACTCTCTGCCGTCTATTGTACGGATGAGCATTTCACCAAGTTTTGAACAACCAGCTGCAATTATCACACTATCGTCCACAATCCAAGTGAACTCTCCAGGTCTGTGTTGTATTTTGCTAGAACATTCCATAGTTTCTCGGTTTTGAACATTACTCCGCAGTGAAATCAGCTTCCGTCAACTGGTATTTCCCAATAACTTCCCTGCCAATCTCGACAGAGTTGAGTGCCTCCACGATGGTCTTGGCATCCTCCTTGGAAAACAGCTTTAAGCTCCCTTGGGGTTGCTCTAGCTTCCGTCCGCATACCTTGACCTCGTCCTTCCTGAAAGTGAACCACACCATATCCTCGCCACATTGCGGGTGGTTGAAACTGACCATCACCGCCGTTATGTTAGTGTGCGGGTCAAGCATGTCTCCCCCGATGCTCTGTATTTCAAGATTACTGGCAACTTCCATCGGTCAGTCGATTAATCTGTTAATATAGTCAGCAACGGCGCTCTTGGACTGGGCACCGACCATTTTATCTTTCAGTTCACCATCTTTGAAGTACAGCATCATAGGGATGTTGCGCACACGATAGCTTGTGACAATCTCATCATTGTCCGCAATATCCAGGGTCAAAACCTTGGCTTTACCTTCGAACTCACTGGTAATCTCTTTCATTATAGGTTCCATCGTTCTGCAAGGACCGCACCACTCAGCCCCGAACTCAACAACAACCACACTGTTGCTTTTCAAAATTTCGTCTAGTTCGTTTTTTGTCATGATAATTTAGATTTTTGAGTTATTAATCACTATTAATATACGACTTTTTCAACAAGTGTTTACACTTTTTTTGAAGAAAAAATGAAAAAAACCCCGCAAAACAGCAGGGTTTTCATGAGTGAACTCTAACAATTCTATGAAAATCCACTGGACACCGACGCGGAGCGCATCCGCCTATTCGTCCTTTGCCAAGTGCCCCTTGAATGTAAGTGTATATTTTTCTTTTTCTTCTTTCGGTTCGTCGGCTGGCTTCTCCTCCTCTTCCTTTTTGTCAAAATTGAATAAATCGACTTCCTTAATCCACTGGTCAACCTTGAACGACGGGCAAGCTTTATTGGCAAATTCATAGTGACCGTGCACGCTGCCCTCTTTAAGATTATATTTCTTTATCAGCTCTCTGCACAGCTCATACAAAGCCTTCTTCTGCTCGTCGGTTCTGGTGTCCTTCGCGGTCTTGCCGTCCTTAGCACATCCGCCGATATAACAGATTCCAATTGAATTTGAATTGTGACCTGTGGTGTGGGCACCAACCTTTTCAATAGGTCTGCCGTCATTTACGCTTCCGTCGCGGTATATGACGTAGTGATAGCCTATATCGTTGAAGTTTCTCTTAAGATGCCACTGTCTTATCGTCTCGACCGTGTAATCCTTACCCTCTGGGGTTGCCGAGCAATGCAGGATGATTTCGTTAATCTTTCTCATTTTAATTGTATTTATATATAAATATAAGGAAATTTCCGTTTATAACCAAATTTAGGTATGAAAAAAACTGTCAAATTGACTGAAAGTGAGTTGAAAGGATTAATCAAAGAGGCTGCAACTCGCGTCCTCAACGAATACGGCGGCATGAAGTACCGCTACCACAAGGAACCTCTTCACATATATAATGGAATGGTTGTGCTAAGGCACGACTCGAGCACCAGAATAACCAACGGCAAGATTGACCGCACTGGGCGCGGATACAACGGATATTCCAAAAATTCCGACAGGGGAAACTACTTCTGGGCGTCGGAATCGATAGGTCACGACCCCTCGAACGGGAAAATGTACAGTTACTACTGTTTTGTCGACCCGTCGCTGATATATGACTACGAGAAAAATCCGAAAGGATACGAGTCTCTCGACGATGCAATGGACAACGAGCCGTATGTGTCTGGTCGTTGGGGTGACGGTGCAATCGCTGTCATGACCGACCACCCAACACCGATTTCCTACATCTGGAGTGACGACCACAGTGGTGACGACCTCGACAGTGGTCTGTTCGACGCCAAATGGCACATGCTCCGAAGTGGAACCGTCACATACAGGAAAAGAATCAACGCCGCCCTAGCGAGAAAACTAAGACCTAACATTGACAAACCAGTTCCAGATTTTCTCGCAGACTATGGTTTCAGCTATGAAGACGTTGTCAACCACGAAGTCTATTATTAATATCGCAACTGCTTGAAATACTGAATTGTTCTGTTGATTCCGTCAGCAAACGAAACCTTAGGTTCCCAACCGAGAACTTTTTTTGCCTTTGAGATGTCTGGCTTTCTGACAAGCGGGTCATCCGATGGCAACTCCTTAAAAACTATTTTGGATTTATCATCCTCGCCATTCACAACTTTGTTGATATGTTTGGCTATATCCAGTATTGTCATTTCGTTGGGGTTTCCGAGATTGACGGGACCGATTTCATCCGAATCCATCATCAATAACAGTCCTTCAACCAAGTCGTCCACATAACACAGACTCCTGGTTTGTGACCCGTCGCCATAGACGGTGATGTCCTTCCCGTCTAACGCCTGGTTGATAAAATTGGAAACACAACGCCCGTCGTCTGGTCGCATATAAGGACCGTAGGTGTTGAATATTCTTACAACACGCACATCAACGCCTTGTTTTCTATGGTAATCGAAACACAGCGACTCACCACATCTCTTCCCCTCATCATAACACGACCTGATACCACTACAATTCACATTTCCCCTGTAGCTTTCTTTCTGCGGATGTTCCAACGGGTCACCGTAGACTTCGCTCGTTGATGTGTACAGGTACCTGCAGCCGTACTCCCTTGCGATTTCCAGCAGATTTATACTTCCGTCGACACAAGTCCTGGTTGTATGTATCGGGTCGGCTTGGTAGAACGGAGGCGACGCTGGGCATGCCAGGTTCCAAATTCGGCACTCATTGCCTTTCACATAAGGCATGATGTTACGTTCCATTATCGCGTTCAATATCGGCTTGTCAACAATGTCACAAACCCATGCAACAACCATCGGATTATCCAGTGATTGAATGTTTTCAACCACTCCGCTCGATAGGTTGTCTAATATGAATATGAAGTTATTATCATCCTTCAACAAACGTTTGACCAGGTTCATACCGATGAACCCAGCCCCACCTGCAATGATATGGTATTTGATTTCATCCATTATTCTTGAGTTGTTTCCTCTTTATGTTCTTCAATGTACCACTCGTCGAGTTTTTTCTCAGTCTGGCGCCACTCGGTGTCGTTGAAATAGTGTCCAGCGTTACGCTTTGCGTCCAGACAGTGTTTGCATAAATCAAACTTGGCTGTGTACATGAACTCAACAACATCCGTCTTGAACGGCTTGGCTGTAAGGTCTATGTATTCGTCACCCTCCACTTTCAACTTATGCTGCCCCTTGAAATACTCGTCAAAATACTTGAATTGGGCGGCATACTGGCAGGGATACAGCTTTCCGTCGACCAACTGACAACAAGCACCCCTCGATGCACATGTATAAATTTCCTCATCATCAGTGCATTCGTTTCCCGAGAAAAACACCTTATGGAAGTGTTCGGCGTTCAAACGGTAGTTCAAAGTGCCGTCAATTTTGGACGGGATATCCCAAAACTTGTCACCCACAAGCGGATAATACGTTCCCAGTACGTTGATATTGTTCTCATGTATCACAGCCTTGTATTTGTCCATTGAGTCCGCCCTGGTTCCGTTGGTGTACATTGTTATCTCGTTGTATGGAAAGTATTGTCGGGCAATTTGCATGATTTCATCTAGCTGAGGATGAAGCGTACACTCGCCGCCTGTTAGTGTCAGTCCCACGAAACAGTCAGCATAACAGCTCAGAATCTCCAAGTCCTTTTTTATTGTGTCAATCGTCTTGTGTCCCACCGTCGGCGGTACGAGACACGAAAAGTGACCGCAGCTCACGCAGTTGAGGTTACAGCGGTCGGTTACATGGTAGTCTATGTTATCTATTTTCCTAGGCATCGTATCTGCAAATAAACACATCTTCCTCGCTGGGCAAAATCGACGTGTAGCCCAGTTTGGTTATAAATCCGAATAAATCGTATCTCATTTTTTTCTTGGCTTCGGACAGTTCTGGGGAATCTGTTTTCTCAACATTCCACGACTCTACAACCAACGTTGGATATTTCGATTCCTTTATCGTCTCGACGGCGCCCTTCAGTACGTTCAGCTCAAAACCCTCCACGTCGATTTTCATCAATCCGACATTCTTTATACCGAAGGAATCCAAAGTCTTGACTGGCAGTTCCGTACTATGCACATAGTCGTTTTTGTACCAGTCGTACATATGCTCGATAGCATGTGAGGTTGGGTCGTCCGTCGCCTTGGTGAACTTGTTTCCGCCGCCCAATTCATCTAAAAAGGTGTATTTCAACGTTTCGTCTTTATCTGACAGCCCCATGTTCACTAGTGTGGTTTTTTCGGACAGATTATATAGAGCAATATTACCACACAGGATATTATATACATGTCTGTTCGGTTCAAAGGCATATGAATGTTTGAAAATTGGCGCCAGCACCATGGTGTAGGTTCCAACATTAGCCCCGACATCGATGAACACCTTGTCGCCCATTTTACCCTGCAGTTCGTTAAGCAGGGTGTTTATAGTGTTTACCTCGGTTGAATACATCCCACTCAACAGAAGGTTGGTGGCAAACCCCATGTCGTCGGGCATGAAGTAGGCTCCAGATGGGTCTAGATGCTCAACCCGTTCCTGATACTTGTAATAAATCATTGTCTAAATTTGTTTACGGTTAACGTGCAAGAAAGTCCACTGCTTTAGCTGTGGGATGAATTGCATTCTATTATTAATATACGAAAATTTTCCAACATAGTCAAACAAAAAAAAAGCCGCTACAACAGCAGCGGCTCTTTGATAATGAAAAGGTAACGATTATTTCTTGGTAATCTGTTTTGGTAGGAGTTTAATCCATTCAAGGATTTTCTGCATAAACTCATAGCTCCATGCGCCGTTTGCCATACCAGTCATACCGACAATCACACCAACCACGAATGCCCAGCTTGTCCAACAAGTCACGCAGAAAGCAGCAAAGATGCCAATGTTGAAACCGAGACCGATAGCCAGCACAATGCCAGTGCAGACGAACGAAGTGATGAACGAAAGCATGTGGTCAGGCCATTTCTTGCCAGCCTCTTTCGCCTTTTTGTACCAGTCGAATTTTGCCGACCAGTTCTTCAGAATCTGAGTCAACGCCACAACCAGGGCTGACAGACCGAGCAGACTATAGACCGCAGCGGTAATCATTTCAAATGTAATCATAATTTAGAAATTTTTGTGATTGAAATTATTAATTGTATTTTCTTTTTAGAGAATTTGTTGTGTGTCGAGTGCTTCCGACGCATCGATAATCAGACCAGTGTGGGAGTTCATTACCACAAAGTCGTTCGGGGTGCCGAATAGGTAGTATGCCTCGATGGGGAACGGGGGGTAGATGGGAACTCGCAATACGCATACATTGCTGTTGGGTACAATGCCGTCCCAAGCCTGCAGGTGGCGAACAGCCTCATCCAATGTCATCATAAGGGTGTCGTTCACATCGATTGGAGCACATTCAAGCCATTGTCCTTTGATAAACTCAATATCAACACTGTCGGTACCGTAGCATCCCTCATGGTGGGTGAACTTTACACATGTATCCTTGTCCAACAGCTGGAACAGTACGATAACTTCCTTCACCTTCATACTGTCGGGATTGACGTGAGCAACTGTGGTGTCGAAATGCGCCTCGGCGAAATACATCGCGAAAGCACTGTCGCCATAGGTGTCGACCATGTAGGCGTAATCAGCCATGTAGCAGTCCTCGAAATCATAGGTGTCGGGTTTCACCTCTGGGTTGTGAGTGCAAGATTTGCAGCTCGTGCATGCCATCGCCAGAACACAGGTGATAAGCGTGAAAATAATCTGAATTTTTTTCATGTTTTAAATTGAATTTAGTTATTGAATAATATTAATTGGATTTCAGACGCCAAGCATAAGCATCTTTAACAAATCTCCGTAAGTCGTCCCTTCCTCCTCTCGAATGTCTTGGATAGGGTTCCCAGTCTCCGAATCAATTGCGTACATGCCTTTACCGAAAATCCACCAACCGTATTCAGGGTAGGGAGGATACAAAGGACGGCGGAATGTAACACTCTGGGTGGGCAATCCCTCACGTAGGTCTTTCACAATGGTCATACAACCCTCGAACGAAATGTTGTTGCGTGGCTCGATGTCGAGACATCCGCCCCAGTTGTAGCCTGGACTGTACACGGTGTCGTCACCCTCTGGACTGTGGATAAATGTGATACAAGTATCCCCATGTTGAAAGACTGTGTTTACACCGTCGACAGCAGCGTCCATATTGTCGATGGTCTTGTTGAAGTGGATATCCACCTCGTAAAAATGGAATGTGTCGTACTGACTTGCTAAATAGGCATAATCGTCGTCCATATATTTCTGGACATTGAGCGACACGGTGAAGGGCGACTCCACAACGTCGACTTTCTTAACGGAACGTGCATTGCATGACACAACGACGCCGAATACGGCGACCGCGCACATCATCAAAAATAATCTTAGATACTTTTTCATTGTTTATTGTCGTTTTTGTCAATACCATTGTCCTCGCAAAACGTGCGGTGCTCGACTGGTATGAAATCGACACGGATTGACTTGTACTGGTCGTCGTCAGTCATGTCTACCTCAAAACCTTTGACCGCGCAAAGATTGATACCGAAATTGTTCGGAAACGTACTGAGAAATCCCGAAGGGATAATACAATCTTTTTCGTTGCACTGTGCAATCGCCTCTTCTGTGGTAATGTACTTTTTCATCTTGTTTCTTTTTAATTTAGTTATTGAATTATTTCGTGGCTCGGGAGGGACTCGAACCCTCACCCCCGTAGGGACCTATTCTTGAGACAGGCGCGGCTACCAATTACGCCACCGAGCCGATTGTACGGGGTTTTTATTGTTTTATAAAGTCAGGCGCTACCTGACACTCGTACCGCGAGTGGGACTTGAACCCACACACCCTTTCGGGCAACAGATTTTCCTGCCACTCTATGTTACCATAGCCAAACAAATAGTGATGCTGGGACTTAAGTAATTCTGAATTATTTCATCAGGCACCATTTTTTAATGTCCCTATAGTCTTTTGTTTGTTGTGGTCTGGAATACATCATTACCATATTGAAATTCTTGCAAGTAAGATATTTCTGAATTAAACAGAACCTTCAGAATAGACTTCTGTATGCTATCGCCACATCCAATATCTAATTTCAACTTAGGTATCTCCTATATACTCTCTACACATTTATGATACTCTCAATGTTGGCATCACAGAGGCAAACTTAATGCTTGTGAAGTTTCCTCGGACATTAATTTCTCAATTTAGCACGGTATTATCCTTACACATTATTGGTTAGTGTCTTGTTTGGTCACAATTAAGTGCCAATTTACGAAGTCACGCTAGCTGTGCTTTTTGGTTATAAGACTTCTTCAAGTTATAAAGGACTTCCACCGTTTTAGGGAGATTCTACATAGGGATTTCTCGCCTATGCACTCAATTTTCTAAGTCTGTCGTGTCTACCAATTCCACCACCGCGGCATATTTTGGATTTATTACAAAAACTATCAGCTAAATCCTAAACTGTCACCGACACATACGATTCGGTGCCGAGGCTGGCGCTCTGCGTTTCACAACGGAGAGTCCTCGTGAAGTACGATTCCATAGGCTGCGCACACCTCATGGACTTTGTATAATGTTAAACGGATTGTCAAAAGAAAACCCAGCGCGGACGCTGGGGCGGCGCGATTTAGTTCGCGCCAGACTCGCTTTGGGTGCCCATACTAGGCAGCCATTGCATAAGAAGTTTTGTTGCCATTTAAACAACATCAGCGACCGTCTCCTTCCCTTGTACTTCTCCGCTGTCAAAACCTGTCACCCCCAAAATTATCCTTATCTTACAAAGTATTGTCTTCCAACACGAGCCTTTTTCGATTGCGCTTCAGGATTAGCATCATTACCTGCAATGCTTTCGTGCCCTGGACACTTTGTAATTTTGTGGAGGTGGAGCGAATCGAACGCTCGTCCAAACGGTCTTTCCTCGGATTATCATCAACCGTCACTTTGTTGCCCGACGCGGACTCGCACCGCAGCCTACCTTTCCTCGCGCAGGAAGGTCGTTCTCGCTCGCTATTAAACTATCGGGCTACGCCAGCCATTTCAGCGGCTGGTCGTGTTGGGAATACCTGAATCGAACAGGTATTTCATCGTCCAAAGCGATGCGGGCTAACCGTTACCCCAATTCCCAATTTTTTTGTTGTCCCACCCCGAATTGAACAGGGATTAACAGAGCCAGAATCTGTCGTGCTACCATTACACCATAGGACAATTCAATTTGTATGCCTATTTAACCAATATGTCAAAGAACTAAACTCACGTTTCAATCACCCTCACATTATCTAATATACAAAATTTTTCCTAATTAGCCAAAAAATCTTTCAAAAATCTCCAATTTTTTCTATCCACACAAGATTATAAATATTTCCCATTTTCTCATTTTGATGATTTTTGAATTTTATGTGAAATTAATTAACTGTTAAATTGCTTTATTCTGAGTAACTTGGTTTGAACCACGTATAATCATCTAACCATTTGTTTTTTAACACAACAGCATATGCCCTGTTGGATTTGGCTCGAAACTCTTTACATGTCTCATATTTTTTTAGCTTCAGTATAGCATGATTCTTGGTTCCATTTTTTACCTGTTTTTGAAGGCAAAATCCACTTATAATCTTCAATCCACCCATTTTTTGCACAAAAATGTTATCATGTTCTTGATGCAACAAACCATGTATAATCATTGAGCCATCCGTTTCGCAAAGCATTTCTATAGCCAGCGGAGCATCTCTTTATAAACTCAGTGATAGACTTGTATTTCAGCGCCTCATTGAGTGTATTCTTACGATTCCAATAGCCTCTTGGTTTTCGTCTAACTTCGAACCAAGTATATTCATCTAGCCAGCCGTTCTTCCAAGCAACCCCGTATGCAACGGCTGCATTCTTCCGAAACTCACCTTTTGACTTGTACTTCTGAGCCTCTTTATGGCAAATCTCCTCAGTCCAATAACCATTTGGCTTCTTTTTGATTTCAAACCACGTATATTCGTCCATCCATCCGTTTTTACGCGCAACATCGTATGCACTGACAGCATTGATTTCAAATTCATGCCGTGATTTGTATTTCTTAGCCTCTTCTCGACAAGTTCCCTCATTCCAATAACAGCTTGGCTTCTTTTGGGGTTCAAACCAAGTATATTCATCTAGCCAATTTTTACTCCATGCAAACTGATATGCAGCACCTGATTTTTTTGCAAACTCACCTCTTGACTTATATTTCTTAGCCTCTTCATAGCAACGTTCGTAATTGTCCCAATATCCGTTTGGTTTTCTTTCTTTTTGCATAATTTTCCAAAATTAAAATTCAGGTTCACTTACGCATATATAACGCAAGCGAACCTGTTTTTTGTACAACCGCACTGAAAAAAATTGTCTAATTACCGAGGATTGTTGCAATATCCCTGTTCAAATCCTCCCTGTCTCTCGGAAGTTCTCTATCTTCCATGTGCTTCACTTGTTAATCTGATATTTGTACCTCACGTCGATAAGGAGTTGATTAACCCTGTCGCGGTCGATAGCCTCTGGGAGCGTTGATACTTTCATAGCCTTTTCCATTTCGTCTTTCTTACCTTCAATATAAGAGATGATTTCCTCATACTCGGTATTTCCCTGACGAATATTCAAGATGAAATCAGCATCGATACCTTTACGGTTTACATGTACCTCACCAGTCGTGGCGATTTCAAGACCCATATGAAGCAGGCGTACCGCATGGGCCACATTTTTTCTGTCAAACGTCTTTTCCTTGTTTTCAAGATAACGTTGTGGGTTGCGTTTCTTCACCCAATCCTGGTACTGCTTGTACTTGTTGCAGTGCTGTGTGAAGCCGTCCTTATTGTACGACATGGTGCAGATTGGCATAGCATCTTTCGGAATCGATGAACAACGCACGTCGTCGGCGGTTCCGTCACCCTTTACAATGCCACGATATCCGATTGGGGTCTGTGTATTCTCAAACCATTCTGGCATTATACTCGTAACAAAGGCACACAGGGTGTTGTTCTTAACATAGTTGAAATATAGTTCATCGTTGACAAACTTCACATAATCCCCATCATACTCATTATGGTTATGTGCACCAAAGTCGTAGTATACACCATAGCAATCGGGCATGTTGTTGAGGGATACGAGACCGCAGTATTGCTGTTTCAGACCGCGTGCAGTAAGCCAATCGGTCATATTCGACGTACCCTGCTTGTAGGTTGTGTAGCAGAAGTCGATGGGCATCTTACGAACCTCAATCGGCTGTACACAAAGGCGGTTTAATCCGTGACACCTTACAATTTGTTGATACGCATAACCCAAAAACGGCTTGAAACACGCTTTCGTTACAAACTCCTGACGATGTTTCTTCAGTTCGGTGATGATTGGGTGTTCGTAGATGACAAACTCGTCGTCAACAAAAAGAGACTCAAGAATGTTTGGGTTTGAGGTGCAGAGCAGATTCATATACTTTTTCAGTCCATACCACACCTTGTCGTGTTTCTCATCACTAATTTCATCCTGGAAATCATAGCCAAGACCAAGCACTTGTTCGATGGGCTCGATGTAGACACCACCTTCGTCCCAGTCGCTTAGTCCGTTTGGAAGATTTGTAGAGTACACGTGTGAACCTCGGAAGTACCTATAAATCAGAAGATTATTCTTCTCAATGTCTTCAAATGTGTAATTCATATTTATTTTTAATTTTGTTTAACAAAACGTTTAAATCCGAAAATAGATTGTTTTTATATATATTTAATACATTGTGTTTAACCTATTTTAGATGATTGTCAATAAACAGGCAAACAGGTTCAGGAAAAAATCGTTCCATTCCGCTGGAAACATGCTGTAGTAATAAAAAAGTCTTTCCATAATAAGTTTAGTTTGTTATTCCGTTTATATAACGCAAAGAAATGCCGTTTTTGTACAAACCTACTCTTTAAACTTCAAGTTTTTGATATTTTTGATGCATTCCTCCTTGGTGATGTTGGGGTTGTTGAACGCCAGCTTGAGACAATGGTCGAGATATTTCTTGACCTCAGGACCAGCCTCAATACTCTTCACCTCCATTACATCGTTCCCGTTAATCGGCAGTTTGTAACCGAACATGCGCTTGACACTCTCATCGGATACCATAAGGTCTGCGAGCCTGTCAGCCTGGTTCGGGATGCAATGCTGTGGCGCATGGGCGTTGTTATCTGCGTCAATTACCTGCAGCAGACGGTACATTCGAGCTGCAGTCTTGCAATCGTATGCCAGTTTTCTGATGGATTTCATCTTTCTGGCTTTAGCTTTAAGGTCGTTTCCCCAGTTCTTGGTTCTCATGTGGTTCTTGATGTAGAAACACACCTCTTCTATTATGTCGTTGGAGTAACGCATTCTGGACATGATTTCAGCAGCCAACTTAGCTCCCACAAACTCATGCTCGTAGAAATGCACACGTCCGTCCTCCCCGACGGTTCTGGTCATTATCTTGCCGATGTCGTGAAGTACGCAAGCAAGGCGGACGGGTAGATATGCAACACTACCGTCATTTGCCGCATTCTCCACCACTTTCAGCGTATGCTCCCACACAGTACCGAAGTGGTATGCGTTCTGCCCCATGTCGTAGGTTTCCTCGAGCTCTGGGATTACATATTCCATCGCATCGGTATCTCTCAGGAGGTTAAGAGCCCTGACGGGGTTGTCCGTGGTCAGCATCTTGTTGAACTCGTCGGTAATGCGTTCCTGGGATATAATTTCCAGACGGGACGAGTTACGTACCATGGCGTCGAAGGTGAACCTCTCAATCTGAAAGTTATAACGGCAGGCGAAACGAATTACACGAAGTATTCTAAGGGGGTCGTCGATAAACACAACGTCTGGGTCGTTGTTGGTGACACGGCAGACGCCGTCCTTAATGTCCTGCATGCCTTTGCCAGTAAGGTCGAGAACCTCCCCCGTTGAAACATTCCTGTAGAGTGCGTTTATGGTCAGGTCTCTCCGTATGCAGTCCTCCTCTATCGGAGCGAAAGTGGTAACTGGGTTGCGGCTGTCCTTGTCGTGATACTGCTCGCCACGGGTCTGGACAACCTCAATCTCCTTGTTGGGAAACTTAGCCAGACGGAACATTGCGGTACCGTATGTGGGATAAATTACAACCGAACCGTCGGTATAACCGTTGTCACGCATATACTCAGCAAGGGCAATGCCACCGTTTTCAATGTCAACACACATGTCGATATCCTTGATTGGGTTGTGCATAAGCAGGTCTCGAACACATCCACCCACACAGAAAACGTGGTTTTCAAACTGAGTCCCCTTGATTACCCCAGCCATAAAATCGACTATGTCCATGAAATCTTTTTCCGTCATAATGAATCCTTTCTTTTATATATAACGCAGACGAACTCGTTTTTTGTACACCGACCGCGAAAAATAATCTCAGATTGCGGTTCTCAATTCAGAAACCAGTTCCTTGACCTTCTCGGCGCCGTATCCACCGATTATCTTGAGCCAGGTGTAATAGTCGGCGGTATGACCGACCCCTTTAGTGTAGTCATCATACGACCTGCCGAAGGTGTCATAGTCGAAGATTCTCTCATCAGCCAAGAAAGCAACCGCGGTTGTAATGTTACCCAAGTCCATCTCGGTGAACGCAGCATACGGGAATTCTGCTTCGTATAACGTGGCGCACGCCTTCCCTACCAGGTCGTCGACGCTGTGCATGTCGAGCATCACGATGGTCTTATCGTTTTCAGACCACGCCTTGTACTCTTTGGTATCGCCATGGTATCGGGAGTATTCAACAATCGCGTGTGCCCCTTGAATTCCTTTTTGAATCGGTGACAGGTGTCTCGTCACCAAAACATACATTCTGTATTTCATGTTTATGTAGATTGGTTATATGCTGTTTAATATCTTTCAAAGCCTGTTCATAGCCTTCAACATAGGCTTTCAACACTGCGATGTTCATCGCTGCCTGGAAGTCACTAGCCGAACTGGGCGAGTGGTGCTTCTTCAGGTATGATACAGCGTGTTTGTGTGCCGTCGGGTTTATCGTTTCCTTTGCCATGCTCCGTTGAATTCTTATGCTTTATTATCTGGGTCAGACTTCGTTTCCTCGTTCTCGTCAAGATAGAGTTTCTTCAACTCCCAGCGGACATTGATGTCGGTGCGTTTGGCTATCTCATTGAAGATGTCGACGAGTTCCTCAGGCCCCTCGACAGCCCAGAACGGTTCTATGTCTGGTTCATCAACTCCTCCGCCTGTGCTAACTCTGAAAAAGAAATCCCTGTTCTCTCTCTCGTCGTAGCCGACGCCAACAGTCTCGATGTTAAGCTGTTGGTACTTGTCATTGTCGCCGAAGGTGTCGTTCTCCTGAATCAGGGTGAATGTCTGTTTGGCAACACAAATCTGACCGCATTCCGTGGGGGTGATGTTGTTGATAAACTTTCTTTTATTGTCTTCCATCTTGTTATTTTATTTTTTTTTTTATTGTTGTTCCATCAACCGAGGCAATCACTCACCGACCACGTATCCTCGGTCAGTCAATATTTCGATGAGGTCATCGTCGTCCATGTGGTCATCGACATAGTCCTTGATTGAATAGTACGATACCACATCCAGCAATTCTTCGTCGCTATATTGGTCGGTCACGTCGTTGATACTGAATCCACCGCTATACTCGATATTGGACACACACTCGTCGGTCACGTCGCCGTCGGCGTATCTCATGAGTCTTTCAAGGTTGTTGTTTGCAAAGTCCTTCTTGTCTGTGTATGATAGGTTATCTACAATGTCCTCAAGACAGATAACTGTTGACAGGTCACCTTTCTTGATACCGTTGGCGGTTTGGAGTGGTAGTATGTCCAGTAGTTGTTTCAAAGTTATTGTTGTGTACATTTTTCGAAAAACTTTAAGTTATACTACTAATATACAAAAAAAATTTCAAACAAAAAAGGCAAACTTGAAAAATTTGCCTTTATCATGAACAGTCTGTCTTAGAACAACCCGCCGTACATCAGTGTCCTATGCAGGAAGTAGTGGTTGCCAGTCATACCATCCTTGATTGATTCGTTCAGACTCCTGGGGTAGTTGTCCCTGTAGCTCTCGGACTTCTCCTTGGCTTCGTTGATTATGCTGTTGAACTTCTCGCAAGCCTCTTTGAAATATTCGAACGGCACATTGAACTTATAGTTCTTGCCGATTGCCGTGTAGAAGTCGTTCTGTTCGTCACCGACACGCTCGGATTTCTCCTGCGTCTCCACGAAGTTGTAGCCGTCGTGTGTGTCGTTTATCATGTACAGGTCGAAAAGCGTCTTGCCACCCTCCTTGCGACCGAATATGAAACTCTCCTGTTGGAACATGACACCGAGGCGCTTGGCTTCATCGAGCGAGATATTGAATATAATCTTGGAGTTCTCCGTGTTTCCGTACTTACCCCTCACAGGCTCCCAGGCGTAGTTGCCCTGCTCGAGATAAGAGTTTATCGACTTGTTGGCTCTGCGGTTATCGGCTCTTCCGCTAGACTGCCCCATCGGGTTCTCGCCAGTTATTATGCAGAACGTTTTAACGTTGTCCACGGACTCTCCCCCTACCGCGTCAAGCGCAGCCTTTCGGTTCTGACGTTTCTTGTTTCTGGATATTTCCTCAAGACCTTCGGTCAGCTCGTCAAGGTTGAAAAGCATTCCTGTGCCACTGGTTCCGTAACCGTGTGGTTCAGCCATCGTGTCACGTCTATTCTGCATGTACTCCCTCCCCTTCTCGCGGTATTCTGGGTCGTTGTACCTGTCGTTGTATTCTTCCTCAGCCTCGGCGTCGGTCTCATGTTGGAATTTTCTGTCTTTGGCTTTGGCTATGGCTCTCTGTATCGCGTTGTCGACAGCCTCGCGGCTCACGCCGTCCTTGGCATGCCACTTTGTTACGCTGTCCCCAACACTGTCACCCTCGGGCTCGACCTTTGTGAACAGGTTGTTCTTGTTCTCGTTCACATCCCCGTGCTCGGTGTGTGCTTCCAGAAACGACAGCATGTCCAGGAGGGTTCTCTTTTTGGCGCCGTCAATATCAACAGGACGCTTCTCGCCGTCCTGGTTTTCAAGGAAACTCGCCCCTTTCGCGGAAAGTCGCAACGTCATGTCGTCCACCGTGGGTATGAGATAATCGCCGTCCTCCGTTCTCTGGTACACCTTGCGGCGAACCATATCGACCAAGTCGTCGAACATGGTGGAATCCAGCTTGATGGTATCTCCGAGACCGTCTATCGACTCACCCAAATAGTTCTTGCCGTCGTTGTAGTAAGTGCCGACATTCTTCAGTATGTTTTCAACAAATCTATTCTTTTTGTCCATGCCTAATAATGTTTTGTTTAATGTTAATTTATAATAAATATCTAACATCCGAAGAATTAAACATAATCAAAAGTGTTCATTACACCTTTATTACATTCACCACTTGCTTTCTTCTGCAAGTCTCTTCGGAACGATAGCAATACCTCTTTTACTTTCTCACGCTTGATACGCTTCGGTTCAAAAGATTTGTTATCACGTTGTTTTAAGAGTTTCTGCTGCAACACGGTTACAGCCACTCTGTTCCTTATATTAATCGCCGCATTAACGTCGGCGTTGTCTTCATGCCCACATTCGATACATTCAAACGTTTCCTGATTCGGTCTATTCTCATCTTCTATACACCCACACACGGGGCACATCTTCGACGTATAACTCGCTTGGACTGTGGATACGGCGATATTGTACTTCCTCGCAATGTGTTCCACTTCATCTTTCAATGAACTGATGCTCAAGGCTCGGACAATGCGATTGTAGTTAAGGTCATCGTTTACCTTGTCCTTGATGTACGAGCGACCGAACTGACCGTTTAGGTCTTCCATCACTATATGGTTCACTCCCTGTTCGGACAACTCCTTGCACATCGTCGCAATGGTTTGTTTCTCAATCTCGAGTATCTTGTGTGATATGATGTCTATCTTCTTCTGTCTACGTTTCGACGGCTTCCAATCACGACCGTATTGTTTCTTCAAAGTGTCCATACACTTGGATACCTCTGCATAAGCCTTGAGCAAGTCGCGGTCGTAATCATATGTGAGAGCACTAGAGAGCGTGAACATGTTGTGCTTGACATTCACATCGATACCCACGATATTGCTACCTGCCTCAGGAATGTATCTGTCCTGTTTCTTCGTGAGGATTACGACCACCTGTTTCTTCCTCTCGTTGAATACTACGGTATATTCATAATCAGGATTCGATTTCTCATAGTCATGGATGCTTCCGTGATAGTCCTTGTTGAACTTGACTGGTATGTCAAAGGATTTTCTGCCGAGGCTGCTCAACGATACGAATGCGTTGATTACAGACCCGAAACGAGAGTTATAATCTATTATCAGTTTCTTACGACTCCTGCCACGGAATGTGAGGGACTTGAATTCAATCGGATGTTCGGTGTACTTTTTGTAGGTGCGTTCCCTCCTTGACAGTGCAAGCGAATAAAGTCTATCGAATCCGAACTTCTCTATCTCACCGAGGATTGTCTTGTAGAACATCTGTTTCTTCTTGTCCGCCTTCGGCATTTGTTCGTTGATGTAGTCAATGATTCCTTCATTACCGTATCTCGCGAGATATGAAAGTGTGATTGTGAGCGATGAGGACGTTTTGGTGTTTCTCACCTTCTTGAAGTCGCCTTTCTTATTCTTTTTGGTGTCGCGTTTGTACAGTTCACAACAGACGTAGTGGATGTTTTCGAATGTCAGTTTATGTTTAACGTTCTCGAATTTATTTTGGTAGGTGACGATAACATCTTCGTAACACTGTTTGTCGAATGACGACGGCAGTTCTGAATATTTAGCCCGCATTTCCTTGAGGAAATCGAAGGTTGAAACGTCGAGGTAGTCAAACAAGTGCTCACAGACGAATTGGGATATAACGTTCTTGTGTTCGCGGATTTTGACAGCAATATCAAGCAGTTCACCGTACTTCTGTGCAGTGAGGTTGTTCGAGACGAACCTTTTGCTGTATATGCTGTCGTGCTTAATCATTCGATAAAAAAAAGAGGTTTGATTCGGAGTTGCAAAATGTGGAAGCTGGCAACAGGGAATTAACCTCAATATGTCTACTTTGATAGGCTTCCACCTCTATCATAATATAAATATCACGAAGTTTTGAAAATGTTTGTTTTTTATTGATTATTTTTGTTATTTATTTTGTTTGCTGTTGTATATCCCGCTTTTACATTACAGGAATGATGTTGAGTGCATCGAATCTTGCCCTGCCGTCCTCGTTCGTCAGGCAAAACGCAGGATGTATAATCCAAGGATGGCGCATGTACTCCATGGTGCCGTTCTCGCAAGGGGAAGTCATCATAATGTCCTCTTTGTAGATGAACCTGCCGAACTTCAAACTGTCGTCGAAACTGTGCCAGTCAACCCCCTTCTCAGCTTTCAGTTTCTCAATCTGCTGGTCGGCGTTGAGCTTTTCCAACTGTTTGTGGGGAAGATAAGCCTGGGCGGTCTGAGCCTTGGAGTTACGGATGCAGTCTATTTGTCTGTGCAGGAGCCATCCGAACACATCGTTATAGCATGGTACGTTCCAACATTTGCAGTCAAATTGGGCTAACTTAAGGCTGGATATAGCGTTTTTGCATACCCCAATGTTAACCGAATTGGGACTTTCGGCTATCGAGCCCAACAGACGAAGTGTCATCAACTGGTTGAACTTTCCCGTTGCTAAAGACGCTATGATTGAGAGCATCTTGGTAAGGCGGTACCCGAAGAACGACTCGGTTGAATCGTTGTCAAAGTCGGTCAACACCAGTGAAATCTCATCGGATTGGACATATGCGAACTTGCACCCCGAAACGTTTTCGCAAACATATCTGGCGGTCTCATTCATCATCTCGATAAAATCGCCGTCAAACGGTTTCCTGAACTTGTTTTTGATAAGGTGCGAAAACGAACGCCCGTCCAGCATCACCATCACATAAGACCTGGGCATCAACTTATAGTCGGTGAGTCCGCGATAGTAGTTCATTCTGTCTTTCAAAGTTTCGAATCTCATATTTCAATTAATATTTAATTAATTTCCTTTATATAGAATTTGTCGTTGAATATGCAGTCGATATTCTCATACACGAAATGGTAATCCTTTTTCTTCGGTCTGATACCATGGTAGAGTTTGAAGATAATCGAATGGTATGGCATGGGCACGCACATCAGCTCGACACTCTTTGCATTCTTGAAACTGGCGTACCGACGCTCCTTTGCGTAAAACGTGCACCGTTTGTGGTTCTCCTTCTTTGAATAGAAGTCATATCCCCTCAGCGTGAACTCCTCGATATGGACGTTGGCACCAACTCTCAATGCAATGCCAACCTCATTGACGGGGAACTCTGTAGCCGCATCGGTTATCTCAAAAATCAGCTCGTCCGAATTCGCCACAACCAGCGTGCTGGGGTCGACACCACGCTCAATTATGTAATTATACACCTTGCCAATCAAATGTTCCTCCACGGTGATATGGCGCTTGGGGTTCATCTTGCCGAAAATAACCTGACGGAAATATTTGGACTCCTTTATATAGTACAGGTCGGTGAACTTGGATATGAACTCCTCGTAGGTGCCGCTGTTCAACAGGATGTTTCGGTCGACATAGTTCAAAGCCTGGAAGTTACCCTTTGTCAAATCGATTGACACAAACTTTTTCCCGATATTCATCTCGTTATACAAACTCGAACACCTGGGTGCAAGTTTCACTTTCGGATACACACCCATGTCACAGTTGTTGAACGCAATGAACGGCTCGCTCGTGGAAACCGTCTGGATTACTTGCTCCCTAATTCGGTAGAACTCCTCCAGGAACTTCTCGGGATTGCCACCGAAGCGCTGGTCAATCAAGTCCCACAGTTGAAGCCATTTGGACTTGCACCCGAACTTGTTTTCATAAAGATTCAGGTGATACTTGAACATCCTCTCCCCCATTATGGGTATCGGGAGGCGGTAGTCGTTTACAAACCTCTGTGCAAGGTTCCAGTTGAATCTAAACTTTTTCTTCTTTTCAAACATATCTATTCAATATTTAATCTCCTTTGCTTATATAACGCAACGAAACCCCTTTTTTGTACGGACAACTGGAAAAAAATTCAAATAGGTGAAAACAAAAAAAGCCACATTCAACGATGTGGCTTATGCCGTTTTTTCTTTCAGTATCTGTGAAACAACCTTGCCGTTGACGGTGGGATACTGTTTGTGAACCTCGTCCATGATGAACTTCATGTCCTTCATCGACGGAGTGTGGTCGAGCTTTCCGATTGCACTTTCAACACAATCCCTTATCTCATCCTCAGACGCCTCCTTGGGTAAAAATCCTTTGACAACTTCCAAACCGAAACGCTCGTTGTCTGCAAGGTCTGAACGACCGCCAGCAACAAACTGCGCAATTGAATCCTCAATGGAACTCTTCATCTTGGTCAGCATCTTCAGCTCGGCATCCTCGGTGTACTCGGCACCAGACTTCTCAAGCACCAGCATGTTGGACTTTACCATCCTCAGCACCGCCAGCGTCTGCCCGTCCTTCTCTTTCATGGCGCCCTCGATGAGAGCGTCGATTCTGTCTTTTAACATGATAGTATTGTTTTTGATTGAAAATAATAATTGAATTCAGATTTGCAGAGGCGGCAAGACTTGAACTCACAACTTTAGTTTTGGAGACTAACATGTTACCAATTACACCACACCTCTATATCCACCATTCATCATATTCGAACGGTGGCAATGTCACCTAAACTCTATTGTTTCACCTTTATGTCGGAAGCAAAGGGAGCCGACACGCGAGGAGAGAGCGGGACTCGAACCCGCGCCCCAGGTTACCCCGAAGAATTGATTAGCAATCAACCGCAGTACCAACTATGCTTACCTCTCCGTAGCAAAAGACCTATAAGTTCTTGCCTATAAGACTTTCGATTTCTTGGTACCGTATAGAAAAATCTAATAAAAACTGGAATTATTAGTTTTTCCTTCTTGCTTCAACGAATCACTGCTTTTTAGGTTTGTTACCAAACGGTCATCCACAGTTGGGTTCTCCGCAAGCGTAAATTCGGTGTTACGGACACCTATTGTTCTTATTCCTTCATTCAAGATGTTGATTGCAGCATTCACATCCCTGTCGTGATGCTCGCCGCAAATCGGACAAACCCATTCACGGTCGCTCAAAACCAAGTCCTTCTTGATGTAACCGCACTTGTGGCAGGTCTTGCTGCTCGGATAGAAACGGTCAACCAAGACAACCTTCTTGCCGTTTAGTTCCGCTTTGTCGGTCAGAACTTGTCTGAACCGATACAATCCGATTTCTTGTATCGCCTTTGAAAGTTTATGGTTCTTCAACATTCCTCTGACATTCAAATCCTCCATACAAACCAAGTCGTAATCTTTAAGCAGGCAATTCACGACATAGTAGATGTATGCTTCCTTTTGGTTAGTCAATCGTTCAAACGCCTTCGCAATTCTGACACGTTGTTTCTCTCGGTTGTGTGAACCTTTGACTTTCCTTGACAGTTGCTTCTGCAACCTCTTGACTTTTTGCTCTTGCTTTTTGAAGAAGTGCCTGTTATCAAAGACCTCACCGTCACTTGTAATCACAAAGTCCTTCACTCCGAGGTCTATACCAACGCATTGTTTAGTGTGTTTGAATTTGATAAGTTCATCCTGCGGTATGTCAACAAGGATTGAAAGGAAGTAGTTGCCGCTCTTGGTTCTCGAAACGGTAGCACTCCTTATGCAATCTTTGTAGTCTTGAAGTCTCTCGTAATACAAGTCCGAACATCTAAACTTGATGTCCTTGAGGTCTTGAGTTAAAGTTATTTTTCTTTCATTGAATGTGTTGCGCTTTGAAATCGCTTCTGACGGAAACAGTGCCGACTGCTTGTCCTTCTTTGACTTGAACTTCGGGAATCCGTTGTGCTGCTTGAAGAACTTTGAATAAGCGTCAAGCATTTGACGGATTGACTGTTTCATCACCTTTGTGTTCTGTTCTTGCAACCAAGCATAGTTCTCGTCTTTCAATAATGTTCCGTGAAACCACTTGGAAATGTCAGTTAGTTTAAGATTGGTCTTATCCTCGTCATAGGCATTGCGCTTGAATTCAAGGGTCTTGTTATACACAAAGCGGTAGCATCCAAGTACCTTGTCAAGTCTTGTCTGCTGTTCCTTGTTCGGATATAACCTTACCTTGATTCCTCGCAACATATCAATAAAAAAGAGGCATTAAACTTGCGGTTAAAAATGTGGACAGAACCGACAAGGATAAAACCTCTATATATCTTATGTTATTTAGAAACGACTGTCCACTTTCGTTTCTTTATTTATAAATAGTCTGAAACTACAATATATTTATACGAGTTAGTTTTTATCAGTTTTTCATAGATTTTATTAGATTTTCAAGGAACTGTTATGTACCCCCATAGGGACTCGAACCCCAATTCTGGGTTTAGAAGACCCATGTCCTTCCGTTGAACGATAGGGGCGTTAACCGCACTATTGATGAGCTTGGTCTTGGAGTCGAACCAAGTCAGACAGTTTTGCAGACTGTTGCCACGCCGCATGGCTTACCAAGCAGAATTTTTTTTTGAACCCCAAGTCGGAGTCGAACCGACACACTTCGCGAAGTCACCTCCCGTTGGGGCTGTTGATTGGGGTTTCATAGTAAAAAAAAACCGAGTAATTTGACGAGCTACGGACTGAGGAAACGACGGCTGGATACGTCGATTGCATTACCGTTTACGGTTTTACCCTCTGTTGCGTTGCATTCATATAGCACCTCACGGTAACCAACACCTTTCACAGAACTGACGAAACATTGTAGAATCGGTCTCACCAATGCAAATACCGCGAATCTCGCAAAGGCTTACTTCTGTTCTACTCGGTGGTCTGTACTCGGTCTTTATGCGTCGTGCCCCTGGCAGGACTTGAACCTGCACGCCTTTCGGCACTTGCTCCTAAGGCAAGCGTGTCTGCATTCCACCACAGGGGCATATAGAGCCCCGTGCTGGACTTGAACCAGCGACCTGCTGTTTACGAGACAGCCGCTCTAGCCAGCTGAGCTAACGGGGCGTTTGCCAGCGGCTTGTTTCCAGACAGATTTTGACGCGGCGCAGACTTAACGTCTTTTCTTGATTGTGGTCTCAACCATAGCCAGTTGTTTCACACGGGCTCTTACCGTATCGGATAGCGTTTAACCACTCCGTCGCTCCTCGGTACTTAGCGTCTGACGGTTCTATCTGTTGTGCCGTACACAGAAACTTATGAAAACTTGTGATTTTCATCAGTTTCCGCTTCCTGCTTCGACGAGCCGCCGCTTCTTAGGCACGTCTCCGTGCGTTCGTCCACGGTTGGGTTCTCCACAGGCGTGAATTCGGGTCTACGGAACCCTATTATTCTTTCACCTTCCATAAGGATATTAATCGCAGCATTCAAATCCCTATCGTGATGTTCACCACACACGGGGCAAGTCCACTCACGTTCGCCAAGGGTCAATCCCTTGTAGACATAGCCGCACTTATGGCAGGTCTTGGAACTGGCGTACCACCTGTCCACCTCCACGATTTCCTTTCCATTCAGGGAAGCCTTGTCCATGAGCACGGACTTGAACCTGCACGCCTTTCGGCACTTGCTCCTAAGGCAAGCGTGTCTGCATTCCACCACAAGGGCAATTCGGTTTTTGTTTGTTTATGTATTGGGTGGCAGGTCAGGCTCGAACTGACGACCTACGGAACCACAATCCGCCGCTCTGCCATCTGAGCTACAACCACCATGTAAAAAAATGCCCCTGTTTTCCGACTCAAGCAGCATTCGTAGCCCATCGGGGACTCGAACCCCGCTCCAATGGCTGAGAACCATTCGTTCTACCTCTAAACTAAAGGGCTATGGTCAGGAGACGGTTTCACAGGCTCTTTCCCGTACCTCCCTACACCTACGTAGGGCGCTCGATTGTGTTACTTGGAGTAGTCAGTCGGTATTGTACGCGTCCATCACCAACCTCTATGACCTTTCGCTTCGGGTTTCCACAATTACTTTCATTTGAGCGTCCTCTCATTACTGGCACTTGTTTCAGCCGCATCCTGTTTGTGAGCTATCTCGCTGGTGGTCCCTCTGGGATTCGAACCCAGGACCCCCTCCTTAAAAGGGAGGTGCTCTCGCTTACGCTAACCAACTGAGCTAAGGGACCAATTCAGTGGATTTTGTTTAACGTATGCAAGGCTCCACTCAAGCACCCACGGGCGGGTTCCTATCTTTTGCGGCTTGTCCGCCAGCCGTCGTACTGGGCATCCTGACTTTCAGCACGCTTTGCCTCCGTTTTTACCCTTTGCGGACGGTATCAGTACGGCAGTGTCTCCGAGAGGATTTGAACCTCCATGGGGTTTCCCCCACCAGCCCCTCAAGCTGGCGCGCCTACCAGTTTCGCCACGAAGACATATTAAAAATGAAAAATAAACCGCACCCAAGATGTTGCTCGACCAACCTTCTTGAAATTTCCCTTATCCGCATTCAAATCTCACGTGCGACTGAACTTGTTACGGTTGCTGAACGCGCCCTTTTTCGAGAGGGCTCATGGCCGTTGTGGCTTATTTTCATTGTGTTCCCGCCTGGGCTCGAACCAGGGACTTTCTGGATGTAAGCCAGATACTCTACCGACTGAGTTACAGGAACAACGGGGTGACTATAGCCTATCCAGCGTCACCAATACTGGGTAGGTTTTGAGCACCGTGTGAGAGTCGAACTCACCATAACCTGCTTGGAAGGCAGGAACCTTAGCCGCTCGGCCTACGATGCGTTGGTTGTTTGTGTGCCTGGGAGGACTCGAACCTCCATTGACTGCATGCACCAAGTCTTGCTTTCTGAAATGCATCGTCCTACTTTCGTCTCATAAGTCTTCATAAGACTCCGTAGCCGTCTTTCACGGCGTCTCCCACTATAGGGCGCAGGTATCCCAAATTCCCCGTCACAAACACAACTTGGCGGATTGTCAGGCGTCTCGATTACCGCCATTATCTCAGTACGTCCCTGACTGACGTTCACGCCTACACGCCACATGGCATGACATTCTGGTGTACATATACTTGTCTCACAAATCGTGAGACAGGGTGTTCAGAAAAACCATAGGAATATTCACTTTAGTAATATTTTTTTCTGCCCCTACGACCTGATTTGTTATGAGATTTATAATTATCTGTAAGTGAATGGCAGTTAGGGCACAGTACTTGAAGGTTATCTAAATTATTATTTGTATAATTACCATCAATATGATGTATTTCAAGCGGAATTGTTTGTGTATATTCGTTCCGTTCACCCCATCCACATTTTTCACATTTATAATGGCTTTTTTTCAACAGATATTTTCTAATAAAATGTGACAAATTATATTCGCCACTTAAACCGTTGCATTCTCCATTCAGCCACAGTTCCACGTGTTTTTGCTGTCTATACTCACCAGAACATTTCGTTGAACAAAATTTATTGGTTGAACTATAGGAATGTTCAAATTCACACCCACAATTCAAGCAAACATGTTTCACCTTTTCTTTTATCGTTTTACCTTTATTAAAATGTTCGTTGGGATTTATTTGGCGTTTATTTTTTAACTCAATACCCAACTTTTTACATGCTTTTTTTATTGTGTTAGAGCTTACACCATAATTGCGCCCGATTTCACAATATGATACGTTTTCTTGAATCATCTTTTCAAGATTTTCCTTTTCGTTAGACCAATTAATCTTCATTTGAATTATAGTTTTATTATAAATATTTAATAAAACAATAATTCGTTTTTTTTTTCGAGCCAAGGACAAGATTCGAACTTGCGCGGACTTTCGTCACTGGGTTACAAAACCAGTACATTCAACCACTCTGTCACCTTGGCAAAATAACGGTTTTTCTCAGTCATTATAACCATATTGAAATTCTTGCAAGCCTCATTCCGATTAACTGGCTGCCCATTTACTGTTTTTACAATCTTATGGACACGTATATGAGTTATAATTCCAATTTAGGCTGCAGGTTTGTGTATGCGTTTATGAGAACTTGAACATCGATTGGAACGCGCGTGTCTAGTTCAGTAATCTCAATTTAGCTCGGCGTTGTCCTTACACATTATTGGTTAGTGTTGAGAAGTTACTCCGACTAATGTCATTGTTTATCTTATCTATCACCTATAAAATAGGACTTCTCTTTTAAAAGGACTTTCACCGAATTAGCCCGCTTCTACTGTTGAAAAAACCGTTTTGTGTGACAAGGAGGATTCGAACCTCCACCGTGACCACTTCTTTCGGCGTGCCCGCCTACTTCCAGACTCGAACTGGGGACCAGATGCCTCTGTGCGTTTACCTATTTCGCCATTGTCACATTGTTTTTGTCGGCACGGGTGGAGTTGGACCACCGACCTCGACATTATCAGTGTCGCGCTCTAACCAACTGAGCTACGTGCCGATTGTGTGGTTTCAACTTTATATAAAAAGAGAATTAAACTTTGGAAGATTTCCGTGGTCACTTCCATCCGAGACCTTCTGACACTATTTCCGCCAGACTAAAGCGTACCAAATCTCGTTATCGCTGTTTTGTGCCCTTCCTTTCTTCAACCGTGTTGATGTTCTAGCGCCAGTGGTTTATTAGGGCCATCCGTACTCGTTTTTCACCCTTTCGGGCTTCTCTTACTATCCTTTTCGCAATCCTCCATTAAGGCACATTCTCAGTGCCACCACATTACTATGGCTGAGTTCACTCCCTTAAACCAACATCAACTTTAGAAGAAGTATGCTATAGGCACACCCACCTAGAAAGTATGTTCTCTTTATTATTGTCAATACAGGAGACAAAATCAGGTGTTTCAAATTAAAAGTTTGAGCCTAAAGTTTTTTGCTGTACGTCTCCTATTATATTATGTCACGTAGGTGGGATTCGAACCCACGGTCACCAGACTGAAAATCTGGGGTCCTAGACCACTAGACGACTACGCGATTTTGGTTTTTTCCTTTTGTCCTCCTTGCAGGCTTGTTTAACGCGCGCTGCCCAAGGTTGGTTGCTGAACTAGGTTGGAAATTACCTCCTAAATCAATCCCTACAGCTTTTCACGTGGAGCCTAGCGGATTCGAACCGCTGACATTTTGCTTGCAAAGCAAACGCTCTACCAGCTGAGCTAAGGCCCCAAACTCAGGAGACCCAAAAAACCGATAACCAATTAATTGTTTTGTAATGATAATTGCTGTACGTCTCCCTTAATAAATGTTTTTTTTGTTACCCCAATCGGTTTCGAACCGATACTCCCTGACTGATGCATCCGCGCAGGTGGTCTACCATTTAACCTACGGAGTTACCTTCACACCATACCGACGTCTTTACACACCTCTTGAACGAGGAAGTATGATACTAATTGCGCAATGTAGTTTTTTATGCTATAAACTTATCGCCTGTTTAGAATATCTTTCTTTCGATGTGGTAGATTGTAATATTTACACCATTTACGAATTGTATTATCACACACCCCAAACATTTTACCTATTTGCCGAAACGGTTTATTTCGAACCCATAACCAAAAAAATAAGTCTAATAACCTAGTAGCACGTATGGGATTCGAACCCATGAGGGACTTTTACATCCCAACCACATTGAAAGTGTGGCGACCTGGACCGCTAGTCGAACGCGCCATGACTGCCGCGGTTTTGTTAAACCAGACCCGCGGAGAACCTTATACTGGTTTTGTGTCGGGCATGCCTGACTCGAACAGGCGACCTCTGCATCCCAAATGCAGCGTTCTAGCCAACTGAACTAATACCCGTTAAAACAGATATATACTTATGACGCCTCGTCATCCTATGTACCCCACGACCAAACTAAACGCGTCCGCCAGCGCCAGAGCTGGACTTAATGGTCTCCGATACAAGCGAATGTATCTGTTTTTGTATCTGTGCTGGAGGCGGGATTCGAACCCACATTCACGGCTTGTACTTCGCCACCTGTGCTTATTTACGTCCGCGCTTGAACCATCGGATGTACTTACCGACTATCGCGACGCTACAATTATTCGGCACCTCCCCAACCCAATGGGGCGACTTTGCCAGTTTGTCCACACCAGCATTTATAATGGCTACGCATGACCCAGGTAGCAACGGGACTTCAGCTATTAACGACTAGAAGTTTGCAACGTCCTTCCATAAAGGTTCGTGACCGACGCTTTCACGTTGACCGCTTGTATTGGTTATTGTGTCGTGGCAGGGAAACATCCCAACATCAGCTTACTAACGCCTCTCCGCCACACCCCTCTCTCGTGTAAGTGTAATGTCTTTATCGCTTCGGGATTGTCTTGCATCGCTCCTCTTTGCACTATAATAAAACGGTTTGGAGTTCTTCCGTAACAGACCTGTCTAGTATTCCGCCAAAATCGGGGCGGTGCTTCTCTTTCAAGGAGTGCTTGTCTGTCATTCCGCACTTCCCCATCCCGTGGGGAGACCTTTACATCGGGTGCCTATCATTTCAGCATGGAGCAGCCAGTGCTCAACCCAGTTTGAGAAGCTTGCTCCCCAGGCAGGACTCGAACCTGCGACCCCCTGATTAACAGTCAGGTGCTCTAACCAACTGAGCTACTGAGGATTGTATTCAAAACGTTTTGTTTTACCTGCTTAGCGAAAAACGTTAATCGTTTTGGTAAAACAATCTAAATTAATAATCAAAATAAATTACACTTTAAAGCATTTATTTAAGGGCTTGGATTGCATTTTATCCCTCGTTCAGCGTCGGGGTAGCTACTTCCCCATAGTGCCTGTCCAATCGATTTCTATGGTCTTATCGTTCGGCCTCCTGTTGCGCTCAGGTGCTTCTCTCGGTGGTTTTTTATGCGCGCTACCACCGTTATGTATTGTGTAACTTGTAGCGGGAGAGGGACTCGAACCCCCGACCTCAAGGTTATAACATTAATACTCCATTATCATATTCCCAATGGTGGTTAGGGCACAATCCTATGAGATTGCTAATAGAGTTTATCACGCTTACTGGTGTACAATCATCAAATTCAGAAACTGCTTTTATGTGAGCAACCTCAACATGATTTTTGTAACCGCAAATATGACAACTTGGATTTTCTGTGTTTTCAAAAAATACTTTTCTAGCATCTTTCTGTATTGCAGAACGAGCGGATTGCCAATTTTTCCTATTTTTGAACAACTCACCCTTCGTTTTGTTGTGAACATCATCAGTAACTGTAAGTTGTAGTTCCATACCTAACTTCGAACATCTTTCAGTTATTGCTTTTTTGGTGTTACTTGCAAGACATTTACACTTGTAACCAAGTTTTTTACCAATTTCTACCCAAGTTTTCGATGATTTTATAATATCAATGAACTCTTCATCACTTGGTGCGTTAACGAATGAAAACGTCTCAGTTTTCTTGTGTGAAAAATTTTCAATTTCGTTAATTTTTCTTCTTTGCGGTAACTTGATACCTAGTCGTTTTGCTCTTTTTTTTACAGCATTACCACTAATACCAAGTATTTTACCAATAGCGGAATAACTTTCATTCTGCTCTAAAATCATCTTTTTCAAAAATTCTTCTTCATTCATAACAACTCTTTATTATAAATAGTTGTTACTTTTAAAAACGAACCTTCTTATTAAGAATAATCTTAGTTCGAATGGGTTTCGGCTTTTAAACCGTAAGAGCCTTGCGAGCTACCACTGCTCCATCCCGCAATATATCTAATTATTTATTTTTTATCTAAAAAAACTTGTTGGTCATACTACCTAACTTACTACTGTGTCTACAATCATTATACGCTGATTGAGAAGTTGGGAATTTAACCCATTCTTTCACCCAAGCATTCATTGGGCTTTATCAGTGCAACAAGTATTAGAATTTAACGTTTGTACGCTATGGGCGTGAACCTTTCCCATATTAAACTGTTTTTTCCAGTGGGTCACTTGGAACACAGCTGACGATTCATTTATAACAAACGTTAGTGGGTAGGGGAGGATTCGAACCTCCGAACCCGAAAGGGAGCGGATTTACAGTCCGCCGCGTTTAGCCACTTCGCTACCTACCCAGATTGGGCCTGGCTTTCACAGGCCCTGTTTTTTTGAAGTCTTTACTGTCCGCTACATCCTCTAAACATCAGAAACAAGTATGTGTAAAATCAAATTTCTCCTTTTTGTTCGAGGAATCTGAGTATCACTTCCTCCGCATTGAATGAAAACTTGTCGTTGTCCATATGAACGCTTCTGTCGATTGTGATATTGTTGTCCTCAATCATCTTGAGTATATCGAGATGCACTTTCCTGGCCTCTTCCTCGGTCTGGTAGCGCCCTTCCTGTTGATACGGGAAATTGCGTTCCAGAACGAAATTGATGTTGTAGAATGAGTTGAACGCCGACATCACAAGCTCCTTGAAATTCGGGATATTCTCCCTGTCGTAGTAGTAGCAGAACGGAAGCGGACTGTCTGTTATGACGTAATCCACTTTATCGCGCAACCGCCAGAGCTTGTGGTACATCTTACCGAAGATGTAGATTTGCTCCCCCAACTCCTTGTTTCGCTCGGTCCAAACAAGGTCCTTCGCGAACTCGGTTATCATTTCAACGTTCAGTCCGCACCTTTTCATAAGGGCGAACAATGCTGCTGCCGTGGTTGATTTTCCGCAACCAGGGCCAGCGAATAGATTAATGACTTTCATGTTGTGTGAAATTTTTGTGGAGTCGACTTGACTTGAACAAGTGCCTGCGGATTTTCAGTCCGCCGTGACAAACCCTCTACACCACAACTCCAATAGCGGTACTTTTTTTAGAACTACGGACGGGACTCGAACCCGCATCTGCCCCCCGATAAGGGGGCCGTCCTACCATTAAACGACCGTACTTATCCCCACCACATTCCACATCGGCTGTCGTTACCAACCGAAGGTTCAATGTCGAGAACGACCCTTGCCCGCTTAACGACTGCGGGTTCAGGAAATTTAGCGGTACGTATGGGACTCGAACCCATGACCTCCGCCGTGACAGGGCGGCATTCTAGCCAGCTGAACTAACGCACCGAATTTTTTGTTGGCGGAGAGGGACTTGAACCCCCAGGGCCCGTTAAGGCAACAGATTTACAGTCTGTCCCGCTACCAATTACGGTCTATCCACCAAGATAAACAGAAGACTAAATTTTCCACCACTTTCCTTTTGTAGAAATTTTTTTGTTTTCGTAGAAAGGAGTGTTTGCTGTATGTCTTCCATAACAAGGTCGTCCAAAAGCCGTATCTTTCACCGCTCGGTGTATGCCGTCATTGACGGTCCGAAAAAAGTGGAGGTGATAAGCAGGTGGAAAAGAACAACCTGGTTTTATTAGTTATTTCATTATTGTTAAATCGGGCGGAGACGGAGGGACTCGAACCCCCACCCCTTTACGGAGAATGGTTTTCAGGACCACGGCAGTACCAATTATGCTTACGTCTCCGATAATAACAAAAGCCAGGGCAGGTTTAAATTACCGCGGGTTTAATCATTAATTGTGATTACCTTTTTGTGTTTTTGTTTGCTGTACGGCTTTCATGTGTGTCCCCTGAAAAATCCTTTTGGGTTTATTTATTCCCCCATAACGGCGTCTAAACCTCAGGGACGTGCCTGTTGAGCGGAAGACGAGACTCGAACTCGCAACCCCCTGACTGGCAGTCAGGTGCTCTACCAATTGAGCTACTTCCGCGGATTCCGACAACAATGCAAAAGCGTTTCCGCTTATGCGCGCAGTTGTCGGTTTCGGTTTTTCCTATTTGAATTTTTTACCAAGATGTCAAAGAACTCCGTTCACTTTATGTTCACCCTCACAGATATTAATATACGATTTTTTTGTCTGCTATATCACTTTTTCATAATTTTTTTTTCTCTTTTGTGTTTTTTGTCCCTTTCGACACTTATATAACGCAAGCGAACCTGTTTTTTGTACGACCCTTGAAAAATTTTTTTTATATCCCTTAAAAAACAAAGGCTCAACTTTCTTTCGAACGTCAAGCCAGTGGGAATATATGTTGGGTTGAAACTGTCAGTCCTGTATTGACGTTACATAATATAGTGCCATGCGTAATCGGGTTCATCATTAAAGAGTGAAATCTCGATTCCGCAGACTGGTTTACTATATGTATGTAGTGCCATTTGTTTTCAGGGCGTTTTATATAATAATAAATATATGGTAGAATTTCAAAATTACCAAAAAAGATTAAAAAAGTTGAAAAAATTATAAATTTTCCAGTTCGCTGTCGGTGCAGAGGTAGTCTCCGAAGTCCATTTTCTCCAAGACGTCATCCATTGGCTCGTGCTCATATATCACATGTTCGCTCGGCTGGTAGTAGTAGTCAGTGCCGTTGTATTTGACCCATGACAGTCCGTTTTCATCGACGTCGCTACACATATCGAACCAAACGGGCGATGCAAAGTTCTTTCTGCCCTCTGGCGCCTTGATTAGGTTGTATTTTCCATCCGAGCGGCGTTTAACCAGCATGTATCCGTTGATGACGCGGTATGAATCTATGATTGACTGGAGCTGGTGTCTCCAATCGTTGTTTCCGCTGTCGTTGTTTGGCATGGTCGGCACATAGTCGCGATAGTTGCCGCCGATGAAAGCCAGCGGGTCGTGACGGTTGTATGTTCTGTCCCACAGTTGGTCGTCGATATCAACCTTATGCCAAGTGTCGTTTGGATTCGCCAGGTTCTTATATGATATAGGTATTATAGTTCCGTCGTCGGTTGTAAGCACGGCGTTATGGTCAACATTTCCGTCATATAGAAATCCCTTCACGCCCGCAGCATGCACTGCATGGTCAGCTCTGCCTCCGATACCTCTGTCTGAACCCAACGGAGCGTTGACAAGAGCGTCGAGCAGTCTTCTGATTACCTGGCTGCCAGACCGTCTTCCTATGTCCAGAAGTCCGCGGAGTGTTCCGTCAGCCGCCCATCTTTTGTACTGTTCGGGGAAGAATCTCTGTATCTGTTCTTCGTATGTTCCCTGTATGCCATATTTTTCAGCCATCCAGGGGTGGGGTGTTATGTATCCATTCGCCACTATATTCTTTGGGGTCGCGTAGCACCATACAGTATCGCCGTATACTCTCGGCGTGTTAATCTTGTATTGACAGCCGTATGTACCCGAGCCTAGAAAGTCCGAGTTGTCGTTTCCAGTGCCCCTGAATTCCTTTGTAAAGCCGTTTTTGGCAATGCTTTCCGTCTGTTTGGACGGAGCCAGGCGGTAGAAGTAGAAGAATTTGCTGTCCTCGTTCGGGTTGTAATCGACCTCGTCTTTCTCAACGTCTGGGACATATTCATCGATGCCTTCCTTCAGCTGTCTGGATTTTGATTCCGCGATGTTCTGTTGTTTCAATTCCTCTGGTGTGCAGAGATAGTCCCCGAAGTCCAACTTTTCCTCCAACTCGACTGGGTCGGTAGTGTATTCGTATATGACGTTTTCCGATGGCTGGTAATAATAATAGGTGCCCTTGTATTTTACAATAGCGAGTCCGTTTTTGTCAACGTCGCTGCACAGGTCGAACCACACTGGCGAAGCGGGTTGTTTTGTCTTCGGGTTGACCAGGTTGTAGCCTTTGCTGGATTGGACGAGGAAATAGCCGTTCACGCAACGCAGGTTCTCGGCTGACGTGACTTTGTTCGGGCTGTGCGGGTCGGACATAAAATAATTCTTAAATTCCTTTCCGAACGCCACACTGGGCTCATAAGTATTCGCCGTGACATCCACCGTATCCTGTGTCGCCAGCGGAATCCAAGTGCGCCCGTCGTCCTTGGTGTATTGATATGGTATGACCCGTTTGAAATCCTTCCACAATCCCCAGTCTCCGCCGTTGTTCCAAAACAGACCGTCGATATCGTAGTGGTGAAATATGCTATCGTCAATCTGGCTCCAGTTGCGAACCAGTCCAGCACAACTGCCGTATCTTTTGAGTTTCTGGGCATCGCGCGGGTCTTTCACTAGTTTGTCCACCTGTTGCTCAAAGGACAGACTGCCGTGAGCCATTTTTGCCAAATCGTTTGTGAATGTGGCTCTGACGCCTTGGTCAATCAAACATCTGTCGAAACCAGGAACCACTATTTTCATGATAACGTCACCGTAACTTGAAGCCATACCAGGGTCTAATTCCCCTTCCAGGGTGGTTGTACAATACAAACCAAACCCATAGACATGCGCCCCGTTGCTTCCGATGAACTCCCTGGATACACCAGTTTTCTTTATTGCGTCAATGTTGCGGCTCCACGTCCTGGAATATATTACGAACGATTTATTGTCTTTTGCGAATCCATGTAAATCGTCAAGGGTGTTGATTCCTTCAATATATTCTTCAACACCCTCGTTGATTATCCTATTGCAACTGTCTGGAAACATTCGTTTGAAACTTTAGATGAGTTTGTTTATTCTTTCAAAAAGGTTGAAGAACCGTTCGTTAGTTGACTTGCGATACGACTCCTGCAGGCTGGTACGGTCGTAATCCTCTGGGAAAATCACGTCAACTGGTTCCACAGCGTCACCTGAACGGGCGATAGCCATTTGACTTTCACCCCAAGGTTTGTAGTCAATCATGTCTGGAATTCTAATTTCGGCAACTATGATTGTACCACCATATTTAGGAGCCAATTCCTTGGCGTGTTCCAGTGTGGTGCAGAAATATACACCAGGACCGTGGAGGGCGTTGTTGTTGTCGGCTATGTGGAAACCGTTGGACATAACCTTTTCGGCTGTCTGTGGCGGGCAGCATGTGTACAGACGGTTGTCAAACTCGCCTTCCTGCGCCACGTTGTTCTCAAAGTCGTTGTTTTCGTGGGCTATGCCGTCATTATCATCGTCGTTGAACCAGTTGTCAGCCGATTCGTTTATAGCCGACGTGCCATTACCCATACGTTCAGTATCCACGTCGCTCATTCCCAGCATGTCGAACACGCTGTCTATGTATGACTCGAACTGAGGCGAGCCGTTTTCCATTGTTCTGTTCATATTATTGTCTGATGTTGATTCATAAGTACCGTGAGGCAGATACGATTCGCTTATGGCGCGGTATCCGCTCGGAATGTTATTATACGGGCTAGCCGCTTTGCCCTGTTTGTCCTTTACAACGTTTCCCTGATAGGGGTGGGCGTCCAGTTTACGCTGAAACGCGCTGTCTGGCAATTGACCTTGATATTTGTCGTAGATGTACTTTTTCAGTTCACCAGACAAATGATTGTAAATTGTACGTGTAGCCATGGCGTTTGCAATGAGTTCGTCGAGGTTCAAGCCCTGGCACTGACTGATAGCCCGCTCGTTGTCTATACGGTGTCTACCGACATACATTCCAGCCACCCATTTCTTGATATGGTTCGGAGTGTCACCTTCCTTCTTGGCATATTCCTTCATCTGGGGAAAGGTATCGATATAGTTCAGCAGCATGCCGAATATCTGCGACTTAATCACATTGATGTTGGGATTGCCATCCTCATCTGTTGGAATTGTGAAATCACTGAGACCTAGGAAAATGTGCAGTGTTTTATACACAGCCAAGATGTAGCTCAAATCCTCGTTGCCCATTGCGGCGAGCACTTTCTTGCGGTTCTCGGCGTTAGCCTCGTCGTCACCGTTTATTTCACCTTGAGAAAATGCTGTGGGTTTGATTTCAAATCCAGTGTTGTCAACCACACCGCGTCTCTCGGCGCTGTTCCATAAATCCTTGCGACCAGGGATTACAACCGTGTCGCTGATATCATAGTAAGCGTACCACTTGTACATGCTTGTATTGCCTTTCTTCTGGCGCAGCAAATCAATCTCAGCCTTGTTGTTCTGGTCTCTGTATCTGCCAGCATCGGCACCTGGGTCGGATGCTCTCTGTTTGGCGCGCATCTGTCTCATTGCGGCAACCACCTCTGGGTCGTCGCGTCTTCCGCCGTCCATGGGTACTTTGTAGTAAATTGGATATTGGTGTTCCCAGTTCACTTCCCTGTTGTACTTGGACTCCCATTCCTGCGGCGACAATATATAAGTTGCCTCGGGGAAACCAGCTTCCACACGGCGTTTGTTCTGTTGTCTAATGTAATCGATATTAGCATCGCTTAAAACATATGTCAAATTCTTGTTGGTTGACAGGGGAATGTGCATTTTCTGCAGACTTTCGAGAGCCTCGGGGCCCCAGTTCTGGATGTAGTTAATCCAGTCGGCGAGGTCGTCTTTCATAATCTGACTTTCCTTTTCGCCGCTAATACGGTTGTCGGCAAAAGGCTTGGCGACTCTTAGAATGTCACTGGCTGAAATTTTACCAAACTTGGGGTCATTCATTGAATTTATAACACCCACAAGTTTCTGGATATCATGGGAAGCCACTGAGTTCGGGTCAGACAGTTCGTTTGCGGCAACCTTCATGTAGAGGAGGTTGGAGTTGGTAACAGCCTTGGGTAAAACTTCCTTTATCTTGGCTAGCTGGTCTGGTGAGAAAAGGCTGTGTTTCTTTTTATCGGCGTCCTCCTCGTGGGCTGATATGGTCAGGTACCCCCTACTCTGGCTGGGGGATATTGTCAAAGGGGTGCCTGAAATTCTGGCACTATCCTCATTCAGAGTACTTTGGATTCTGTAATTATTGCTCATTTTACTAATTCTAATTGTAGTTTATATTATATAAATATAATTAAAAAAGAAAAGCAACCGTTGGTTGGTCGCTTTTCTTGTATTCAGCAGGAGGGATGGCGTCATTTTTTGTTTGAATTGTTGTCGCCTGTTCCAGGGCTGCTAGCCACATACCCTGCCGATGTGGTTGTTGTGTATATATTCCATCGCTGAAACCATTGATTGATTGGACAGTTGAAACAATCGTGGTTTGGGTTGGTACAAGTTCCATCCAAACTCAAGAAGCACCTTTCATACCCCCACCACGGTACTGACGTCGGTGATGCTGGAGGTTGTTCCGTTGTATTCGCTTCTTCCTCCTTTAAAGCCAACAGCTCAGCCAGAGTCTGTTTCGATAGCTTCATGTACTTTTCAACTTTTTTGTGGAAGCCATCGGACGTTGTCTTTAAGTTCTCATTGTTGTTCACAATATTTAAGTTTAACTCAATTATTTACAGTAGATTTTGCGGCTAAGCAACTGACCAATACGTGAATCATAAACTTCATAATACTGGCAAGGTTCCTCGCAAGAAAACCCATTGGATAGTGCAAAAGTATTGTACCCTATGATGGAGCCGTTTACAACAGCATTTGGGATTGAAACACATTGATGGAAATGTCCAATATAGATTTTATCCTGCCCAAACACTTTACCCCATTTAAGGGCTAAACGGTTGAGAGCGGGGTATATACCACACACTGTACCGTTACCGCCGCCACGAATCTGGAAACCGTGGGCGAAGATAAACTTCTGTCCATCGGGGGTGTTTACAACAGCGACTTCCGATTCTGGGATACAAAATTCAATCGGCAGACCGTCATTCTTGCACTGTTGCTCGATGTTCTTGTACATAAGCCACTCGTAGCTCATCTTGAAACCGTTGGCGTGCTGAATCTTCTTGGTTGTACGACTGTGGTTGCCGACGATACCGATAAATTTGATTGAATTAAGGTCGGTGGTCTCGCAGATGTATTTTAGTCCATTGTAAATCAAACTCTGGGCTTTGAGTGTTGCTTCTAAGGGTGAAAGACCGTTGCACTGAGTCAATTCATCATGCAGGAACCCTGTTATACTATCGCCGAGTGACGCGAAAATGAGGTCATCAACCTCGTCAACCTTAATGCACTCACAGAGATTCTCAAAATATTTTTGAATGCGCTTTTCAGCAATTTCAATGTTATACTCATTCATATTGAGAACTGAGGCTGGATTAACAGTTTCCTCAATATGCGCATCCGAGAACAGGGCGACAGCATAGCGAGAGCCAGGTTTCTTTGGGGTGTACTTGAAGTTATAGGTCGTGAAGCCCAAGTTTTGGACATCCTTCATCTTTTTGAACTGTTTAAAATCTTGTTCATCCTCCTTGGACATAGTCTCTGTTACGGGAGCGTCGGCTTGTTTCACCACTGGACGGGTGTTGACGGCATAATAAGTCATACCGTTAAATTTGAAATAACCGTCCTGTTTCAGTTTCTTACCGATTGTCGCGTGGTCAACACCGATAACGGCTTCCAATTGTCTAAGACTGTCATACGTTTTTCCGTTTTCATCAACCAGCTTGTTTGAGCGGCTGGGGTAAAGTTCAAATTTGTTTTTCATGTAACTTTGTTTTCGTTAAACTTTTATTGACTTTCTTTTCTACTAATATACGACTTTTTTATCAATAAGCCAGAAAATGAGCAACTTTTTTTGTTAAGTTGCTCATAAAAAAACCTGGTTATTTGTACGGTTAGTTGTTGCCATAGGCATCCTGCATCTCCATGTCAACCTCGCCTTTATCCATCTGCTTAGCCTCTCTGAATTTAAAAGCTTCAGTTTTTAATTTGAAGGCTTCAACCTTAGCGTCACCTTCGATACGAACCACGATACCTTCGCGTGGAACCTTGTTTTTACACATAGGCTCATTGAGCTCCATTCCGAAGTGTTCCTGGTCGTTTCTCATGGCAATAAGCACATTCTCGTTCCAATGTTCGGAAACATCGATGCCTGGGTACAGATTGCTGAGAGTGCCGTGGTAGAGAATGTTAATCGGTTTGACCTTATCGGCAAGTTCGGGATGTTCGTCAATCAAAGCCTTTGTCCAACCCCAAACCTCGTCAACCTCCCATTCGGTATGATTACCCTCTGGGTCGGTGAATGTGATACGGTAGGGCATAAGGTAGCTCGTACCAGGCTGGCAACCGTAGTCATAACCTTTCTGAATCATTGACTGCGAACCGTCGACATACCCACAAATTTCACCGTACACGGTCATACCCTCGATAAGGTATGGATAGATGAGCTCACCATATTTCGACCATACATCGGTACCGTAAAAGTGACGCTGAATACCGCTGTTGATGTACTGGTTCTTGATAACAGTACGACTTGACGTCACGTTACCGTATTCGAGTTTGAATTGGCTGTTAATATAGTCCTTGATTCGTGCTCTTTCATTATTGACGGCAACTCTCTGCCATGGGTAGCGGCACTGGGTCTTTGCAAGAGCTTTCAAACGACGGTACATGCTTTTGTTCTTCACCCTACGGGGCAACGTAGCGGGCAACGGTTTCTTCACCAGAAGTTTTCCAACAATCAAGCTGGTACCGTGCTCCTTGACCGAAATGAATACTGGTGTTTCAGGTTTAAAACGCCATATATTATCTTGAATTTGGTTAGTTGAGTAATGGAATGAAAATTGTCCCTCCACCATTCGGTCGAACCTTTTCAGCTTGCGATTGCGTTTCGCAGCCTTGTCAGCTCGTGCCTGTTCTCTGTTAGATATTCGTGGCACGTAAGCTTTTACGAACAAATCGCCACCGATTGTGTCGAAACAGAAAGGCTCCACGATACCGTCCTCGTTAGGAATGAAACACTGACTGAAATCGTAGTTGGCAATTTCAGGTTTCCATTTTGCAAGGGCGTCAATTGTGAACAAGCATCCCTCCGACGGACATTTGCGGAGTTTGACGATGCGTACACGACCGTACTTGTTGAAATAGCCGACGAGTTTCTTGGCTTCGTCTTCCTTGCCCTCGTCCATGAGAGCCTGAACCTCCTCGTAGTTCTTGTTGAGGTGGCGCTCGCCTATCTCGAACTGGTTGTTGACCGAAAGGAAGTCGGCGTTGACCTCGGTCTCCAGTTTGGCGTAAACCATGATTTCACCCTCTTTCACGTCGTTTTTGCCTACAACGACATTGAATCCGTTGACACTGGTGCGTGCGAGAAAGTCGGAGCCCTCAATGGGGATGAGCTCGCCGATTCTCACGACCTGTGCACAGTACTCTTGTTTGTAATTTTCACTTTTTGTAAACATAATTTATCTAATTTTTTAGCGTTAGAATTTGGTGTTTTTGAAAAAGATGACCGCCAGTCCGAGTAGAAACAGTATGCTGCAAGCCATCGGTATCCAGGCTGGTGCCAAAACCCACAGCCATGACCAGGTTATGACCTTGCATAGTTTAAGAACTATAAAAGCCACCAGCAGCAGTGTCGGTAAACCTCCGACGGTGACTGAAATTTTCTTTTTGTCGCTCATTGTTTTTGCGTAATGTTTGTTTTTATTGATTATTCAATGGTTTCAACTTCTTTCATGAACTTCTCGAAGAACTCCTTGTTGGATTGATTGCGCTTGACTGTTTCGTTGAGACTGTTCAGATAATATGCTACGTCATCCTCGAGACATTGACGTCTAACCGCCATATCCTTCTCGAATACCTTTCTCGAATTTTCATCCTTCAGTTCTTCGTCATAACGGTCGATTTCCTTTTGGTAGAACTCAATATCATCCTTGGATTTCTCACATTGCTCGATAGCGAATTGTTTGATTTCATTGAACTCGGGCGAACATTTCCATTCCGAGATACGGTTGATGAAATCATCGTACTTGGCGTTCTTTGCCTTAATTTCCTCCAAACGTTTTGCATAGTATTCTCGTTCTTCCTTAATTCCTGTGATGTATTCATGGTAGGCTTTTTCAACAGCTTCACCCTGCAGCTCGGTATACTCTTCGAGTTTTTTCTGCGCCTCTTCGTATTGTCCCTTGTTGTAGTTGTAGTTCCAGCTGTCCTCAAGGTTGAACCTTGCGTTTATGACCGATTCAAGACTCAGCGATTCGTCCCTCTTGTCGATGAAGATGCCGAATGCACGGAGACAGAGTTTGAGAAAATCCTTGGGCTCTGTTATTTTGCCCTCTTCGATGAATGATGTGTAACCTGTTGGCATAATTAATTATTTTTATTGTTGAACTTTTTTCATAATAAACTCAGTTCTTTGAAATGGTGTCTCGAGGTTGCCGCCCGAAACCCGTGGGTGGCGTAAAACCATAGGCGTTTTTTGTACAACAAACTCAAAAAAAAGTTATTCGTGGTCTCTGATTTCAATCCAGTCGGGGCGCATTCCATCTGTTATAACCGCCCCTAACATTGTGAATTTTACATCATCCCGCACATCGGTGCAGTGCTTATGGTAATGCCCGTAAGTCCACGACTCCAACGGCTGGTTTTGGACAACTTTGAGTTCATCCCATATCAAATCCATAACATGGCGTTCGTAGTCAATATCGGCAAAAAGCGTTTCGTCATTCTTACCCCAAGCTTCAATACCGTCTTTCGACTGAGGTTCACAAAAGCTTGGACTGGTATGAGTGCAAACGTGTTTGATAACAATCCCTTGTTTATTAATCTCATTGAAAGCATCTTGATTGAAAACTGGCGCTTCGTCTGCCCAATATATGTTGTTGGTGTGTGTTGCAGCATCCTCTTCGGTTGCACCTTTATGCCATTTAAGATAAGCATCCATCATTCGCTGTTTTTCGGACATACGCCACTTGCGGTCGATTGACGTTGCGCCGCCCACCATTAATATGGTGTCATTAAGTATAGTGTAGTCTGGAACTGGGAGGATGTATTTGGTTGTAACAATCTTATTATTGAAGAACGCTGGGTCGTCGTGATTACCTCGGAACATAATGATGTACGTCTGACGGTCTCGACACAACCGATTGAGTTTTTCGAGAGCAACTTTGGTTGCCTCTTTACTGTAGAACCCTAATCCGCAATCTCCGCATACAATAATGCCACTATGGTTGATATTATACGTCTTAATCATACTGACAAGCGATGAGAAACAGCCGTGTATATCACCCACGGCATATATTGCTTCAACAGGAATATTGACTTTATTAATCATGTTATTATTAATATACGAAAAATTTGTATCATATTAAACAAAAAAAGCGAAGCCTATTGTGGACTTCGCATCTTCACAGTTAATGTGTCTACGGATTTAACGTCGCCCACGCGATGGCGGTCTGGTGTATCTGAACGGGTCGAGGTCGGTCGAGTAGACTACCACCACGTCGTCCTACTAGTCATACGGCATACGGACGGCGAACTTCCTTTTCAATTTTTCTTAATAATAAATAGTGTAGGACTGTTTTTCTCAGTCGATAATCTCGACAGTCATTCTTACCTTATGTCCCAGCAAACTGTCCAAAAAAGTGTGTTTTCCTTCATCAGAAAATGACGTGAATGTGATGTCGTAGTCGCAGCTGTCGACTGAGTCATCATCTTCAGCCAGCTGAACCAAACTGATTGATTTGGCGTTGATTGATTCGTCATATTCAAACAAATCATCAGCCAGACCCTCAATAACAAGTTTCTGTGGAATGTCTTCAATTGGTTTCATATTCTAAACGGATTGATGCATTATATATACAATATATATTATCCGAAGTTAAATTGCCAAAAATTTAGGGAATTTTAACATTTAGAGCCGACACATGCAAAAACAAAAAAAAAACACAGTCAAAACGACTGTGTTAAAATTTGATATGATTAAAGCCAACTGATATATGGTTCTGTTAAAGTAACTTTATTTCATACAGCGTAAACCTGGTGTCTGGGGATGCTGGCTCGATAAAACGCTTATAGAAGTTGGTTGTCCAGTCTATGGCAGTCTCCTGTTCACCGCACATGTATTTCTCGGCGGTTGCCACTCCGTAAGTCCAGAAGGCGCAACTGTGCTGCACATATTCCTCTGCATTCTTGAAGTTGGCGAAATACTCCTTGCGGTTACTGAAACTCGACTTGATAAGGTGCTCATCTTCCGTCTCTGGTTCCTTGTCGTCAACGCATACCGCCCATGCCGAGTAGTATATGTCAGTGTTTGCCATATGTACCTTAGTCCAGTCGATTTCGCTTTTTGTTGCACTGTACACCTTCAGTCCGTCTTTCAATATGAACGGATTGCTGAATGGCGCCTCGTCTCTCTGGTCTTGCCTGATTCTTTTGTCATAGCATTTCTCATACTGGTAGTGTGCATCAGGATTCTCGGTCGACCACGCATCCCCATTCTCGTCGTAGGTACAGCCGTAAGTCAACTGCTGGTAGAATTCGAAATCATCCATAGCCAAATGTTCCTCGTACAAATCCTTGAAATGGTCAAGCATAGGGTGATTGGTATCCTGAGCCGCCTTGATGTGGGCTTCAATGAACTTCAAATCCTGTTTGTGGAGTTTGGCTGCATCGTCGAAATGATATCTCAGATATTTCGGCACCTTGGTGTCAAGACTGTATTTCGCCGCTATTTCCTCGTGGTTATCACCGATAACCAAAAGTGTTCTAAATGAATTTGCCATGTATTATGATTTATTATATCTCTTAATTTTATATAAATTCTTTCGCATAAAGCTATGTTTTAGAAGAATTGCTATCTTTCCGAAGATATTTTTTCCACCGTACTGTCTTATTGTTTGAACATACTGGTTGAAATCCCTAGTGTAGGCTTTCTGGAAGAAATATACCAGAATGTCGTCTGGTGTCAGAAAACGGTAGTTGGCAAGGCGCCCGTCAAGTCCAACGTCCACCCTCAGGTCGGGGTTTCTTTCATTGAAACCGTCACAGGCACCATGTGAGTGACCGTGTAGTTGTATGGTTCCGTGTTCCTTGCGGTTCCATGACACCATTGGATAGTGGCACATCTCGAAACAGAACGTCTCGCCAGATTCGTCCTTGTATTTGAACTCCTTTATCTGGGTTATCTGCTGGAAATACCCATCCAGCTTGTCACTGTTTCCGTCATGGTTACCTAGAATCAGGAACTTTTTTCCGTGTAATTTGGATAGCAGTTTCTTGTTTTCCTCAGCCGTGTTGAAAGAGAAATCACCGAGGATGTACACCGTGTCGTGTTTCGACACCTGGCTGTTCCACAGGTCAATCAACCACATGTCCATGAGGCTAATGATTTTACCCTCGCTAAACTCTATGTTATTTTTGCGGCAGTACTCCTTGATTTTCTCGATACGTCTCGGGCAGTATTTGAGAATGTTCTTATGATGGAAGTGGAGGTCTGAGGTAAAATATATTTGCGGTGTTTTTTTATCCATATTTTGTACTTTAATTATTGTATGTACCAACTTGTGTCCAATTCTTTAAGCTTTTCAATGCATTTGACTAGCATGTACGATATTTTGTGGAAGCTATAACTGGCGTCGCATAATATATCGGGGTTTAGTTCGGTGTGTTTCAAGGAATCGTGTATATCCGAAAACCTCTCCAGCTGTTCCATAAGAGTTGAGCAAGTGTCTGTGATATCAGCGACCACTGGTTTTAAACCAGAGGCATTTGGCGTTTCCTTCTCCGTTTGATTGTGATAGGCTTCCGCCAGTCTTGCGAACTCGTCTTCAGGTGTTTCTGATTGTAATTTGTCTATCTCCATGCGAATTAGTCGAAAAAGAATGTTATGCGCACATCTTCGACGTGGAGGCCCCAACTCTCACCAGTTATCTCCTCATACTTGTGTTCGGCGAGTGTCTGTGCGGTTATACACTCACTGAGAAGCCCGTCATAAGTTTGGAAGTATTCCTCGAAGACTTCGTGATAGTAATTGTTACTCAAGATGACATCATGGTAGTCGTCGGCGTCCTTCACTTCAGCCTCCTTGCCGTTGAGCTTGTCGGCAATCTGCTGAAGCATGCAACAAGTGAACTCGGACTTGATGTTGTCCATAGCCTCAAGTTTCTCCCTTTCCACCCAGGCGGCAAGCTCCTGTAGTGTCATGTAGGACATCCCATAACAGTAGTAACCATCGTGACCGTCGTCGCGTTTATAACCAGATATGTCGACACAGGTGTCGGCTGGAAGACCTCTGCCGTAATAATCTTCGTTGTTATATTGATTGAAACCGTGGTAGTTGTCGCAAACTTCACCACAGTTAACCCAACCGTCCTTTGTCTTCAATTCAGTGATTCTATGGCAATATACACTCATAATGTTATGCTTTTTTATGCTTTATTGTATGGTACAGGAACCTCGCGCAGGATGACGGGATTTTCCCTTGCATCCTCCTCGGCGATTAGCTGGTCGATACCAGCGTACATGTCACCAGAAACAGGACCACCATATATACCGTTTTGCATAAAATAGCGTCCCTCAACCAAATCCAGCTGGGTGCCCTTGGCAATGCCTCTATAGTCTGTTTTGAAAATAAATCTACGATTGCGTTTCATTGTTCGTGTTCTTGTTTTTTCTTGTTTATTTGTGACACGAGAGTTTTCAGGAACGGGGTGTACATCATATCGATAGTCTCCCAGTCAACGTGGTCTTTCAAAACTCCTGTGGTATCGTACAATAGCGGTGTTCCGAACGCCTTGTCATCTATGTAGAACGTTGCATACATTTTCTTGCAGCCTGGGTCGCGTTCTTCATTCTCAGGATTAACGTTAACCCCGTCGAATGTAAACCCGCAGTTGGCGCACCAAACCACCGCAGCCTCCAGGTCTTTCCCGTGTCTCATGGTATGCAGGAGAATTTTACACCCTAAATCATGTTGCCACTTGTGAAGAACCTGAAATACGTTGCCGTTCGGTCTGACAATGTTGGGGTATCCGTCCGTAAGGGCTATTGTACTGTCGAAATCCACTGCTATCGATATTCCATGTTTAGCCAGTGCCACCACTTCGGTTGTAAGGTGGTTGTTAACTCTCAATATGTCTGTTCTTTTTATCATTTCACTTAGATAACGGTAATTTCCGAATTTTCGTACGAAATGGTTGCTTTTTTTTTAATTCTGGATACTAATCGACTGTTCTGCTGGCAAGAAATCGAAGTCGTCCTCGTTGAATGTTGCATTCTTGCCGAACTTGTACTTGGGGTCGTCCGAATCCGAGTGGATTATAACCCCCACATTTTTATTAGTAAAGAAAATCACAACATCCTTCCCGTCAACTTGTTTGTAGCCTAAATAAGGGTAAATCATAGTGTTTCTATTGTTTTAAATCTTTATTAAGTATAATATAATAATATTTCTTTCCGAAAACAAACTCAAAGCTCGTCTATCGCCACGAAATGTCGGCAGTTGTTGTTGTGTACCCTATGCCAGAAATCGGCGTACTTCTCAGCCTCCTCACTGGTCAGGAACAGCACCTTCATGCCGTGCGACTCAATCGGGTGCCAGGTTCCCTCGAGAACCATGATGAAAAACATCTGTTTGCTCTTACTCACTTTTCAATGTCTTTAAGAAGATTTTCCAAATAATCGCGGGCTAACTCGACCTCCGCGCGTGCGGCTCTGATTTTATCCAGGTCTTGTTCTGTATAGGGTCGATTGCCATTGCAGAAATCCTTGTATGATATAGTTTTGGCACATCCCAAGGTTTCCAGTTCAACCACATAGTCACTCCACTTGAAAAGTGAGCCTTCATATGTCTCGTTATCCACGGCGTATTTAAGGTCTCTGAAGTCGATGAAATGGTCGCACAGTTCAAGGATACCGCCGACTTCACCCCCAACCCAGTAATAGTCGGGTTCAATGTTTTCTGAATGGCAGAATGCCCTGCAGTATGCATTGACAACTTCTTGATAGCGTTCAAACAGGTCGTAGACTTCTTGCGTTTTGCTCATTGTTTTTGTTTGTTTTTTTCGTTATACTCTCTTGCTTTTTTGACTATCATCTCCCTCACGGCATACCTTCTGACCTGGTCGATGATAAAATCAGCGTGACAGGATTCGTCCAGGCGGCAGTAGCACCCCACATACACCGTGTCGTATTTCTTGTAAGCCTCGACAATCTGGCGAAAAGCTTTCTGAAATGGTCTGGCTTGCAGGTCGGTGGACTCCATCATCTTCTTGAAATACTGTTTGTATAGTTCGATGGCGGTGTCCCTGTCCTTGACCTTTACAAGAGCCTTGGTATTCCTGTCCTTGATGTGGGTGTAGGGGTTGCCCAAGATACCAGCGCGCGAGACGTCGAACGCATTGTCACCCACGTGGTCTTCCGTCAGCTTGCAGTATCTTATAATCTTACTCATTAACGTAACAGTGGGTCATAATTAAAAATTGTTTTCACCTTTACTATTAATATACGATTTTTTCTCTAAACGTTTTGAAAATATTTGGAAAAAGAATATATTTATCTATATAAATCACGTTGAAAATGAACATAAAGAGTTATATATCGAAATTGGTGAACGAATGTATTCACGCAAATCAGGAGGAGAATCTCCGCGAAAGCATACGCCCGATGGTAGCCAAAGCCCTCATGGAATCAATGTATGAAAAAAAGGATGACAACAAGAAGGATGAGGATGAAATTGAAGCGACTGTCGAAAAACTTATGCAAGACCCCGAATTCAAGGAGAAAGCTATTGAGTATCTTGATGACGAAGACGCTTTCAAGAGCTGGAGCGATTCGTTTGACAAGAAAACCTATGATAAACTCGACAATATGTCTGACGGTGCCAAGCGCAGAATCATATCCCAGTTGCTCCAAGACGAGAAAATCAATCACGCTCCAATAGCATATGCCCTCTGGCCTAGTATGTCTGAGGATGCCGCCCGTTCATGGTTTGCCAAGAAAGTGAACGGTACTAACGGCGAGGAATTTACTGACGAAGAATACGCTCAGATATACAACCTATTACACAACAGACTTTAAGAATCATCGATTCATAAACAAAAGCCCCCAAGGAATTGAGGGCTTTTTTGTTTTGTTGTTATTTTTTCTATTCCTCTTTGTGCCAGATGTTTTGGTAGTCGTAGCACCAGTAGGTGACGCCTGGCTGAATGCCCTCGGTGCAGAACTGCAGCAATATGTCCATAATGTGCTTCAGATGCGTTACCATGAAACTGTCGAGCTCAATCATGTGCTCCATATCCTCTGGCGGAAACTTTGCCCCTGTCGGGTCTTCCAGGGTGTCGGGATATGCGTGGTCGTGGATTCCAATAATCCAGGCAATCTGTTCCCAAATGAAGCTGCCGCCCCAAAGGTTGAAATTATCAAACCCGTATACACTGTCAATCCCAATATGGTACTTCTCAAGGACATCGCCGACAGTACAGTCCTCCTCGCCACCGTTGGGTAGCCGCATTCGGGTTCGAATATTATACTGGTCGTAACTTTTGAGAATTTCCTCAAAATTAATCTGGCTGAAATTCATAGCCTTTATCAGCGCTATGTGTTCCTCGGTAAAAGTTAGTTTAATTTTCATAATTAAATATTTGATTATTAAATGAATAATGACTTTTGAGCTTGTAATTTTGACATTGCTGAGCGGAGAAGCTTGTTAACCTTGACAACACTCACCCCAAGTTCCCACGCTAAACCGCTCACCGTCATTTCACGTCCGTCCAGCCCGTACTTTTTGACAATTACGTAGCGTTCGGTGTCGGACAATTTTTGTAGTGCGCGCATGAGATTTTCATGTAGCAGCTTGGTGTCAATATCTTCCTCAATTCTGGCATCCAATCCGATTTCACGGGTCGGTTCGTCGTCATCCTCGTTGTTCGCGGGGAGTAGAATGTCTATCGGTTCAACGGTTACATTTACCAAATCCAGCTTGTTTTTGATAATGATTCCCGCCGCCAGGAACTCGTCGTGAAGTTCATCCAGACTCGGGTAATATCCGTTCTTGTTGAAAAACTGTTCGGTGATGCGGTCGATAACACCATGAACCTTTGTGTGATTAGGTTGGTAGATTAGGTTGTTGTCTTCAAGAAACTCGAAGATGTATTTTAGAATATATCGGCTGGCAAACGTAATGAACTTGGTATTTTTGCTGGCGTCGAAACGGTCAAGGGCTATATTCAACCCGACGTTAGCTTCGCTTATCAGGTCGCAGATGTCAACGTCCGACGGTCTGTAGCGTTTCGCCGCCATGAAAACGAATTTCTGGTGGCTGCTAATTACGGTTGTCTTGGCTTGCATGTAGCCTGGACGCTTTTCCTGGTATGTAACAATTAATTCCAATTCTTTCTCCCACGGCAGCTGGTTGTATTTGTCCGCATCGTGCAAATATCTCTCCAGGTTGTCGTTTTTTACATTATAAAACCTTGTGTTGTTCAAGTTGGTCAGATTGAGATATGTCTGACTGATTGTCGGTCTCTTAAATTCTTTCATATATTTTTTGCATTTAATTGAGTCTAAAGTTTTTTACATAGTTTAACCATCGAGCTTAAACCGTTGGCATCACTTGGCGTAAAAACAGCCATCTGTGTATCAAGTGGTAGATAACCGTGCCGTCGGTACCACTCATAGGCTACCGTATCTGGCGTTGCATATAGATATACCCTGTCAAACCCCATGCTCTTAGCCTCTTTCTCACACTCAACTAACAGTTTGTTACCATAGCCTCGCATTCGACGTTTGGGGTGTACCGACATGCTGGTAATAACAGCCTCGCGCACCTCCACAAGTTTGTCTGTGGCTTCATCCAACTCGTATTCATTACTAACACCAACGGTGGCTGTACCGTACCCATTTGATGTGATGCAAATTACACTGTCACCCCAACTCCAATTATTGCGATGTTTAATTATCTTCATATTATTAAAACACAAAACTTTACCAAAACTTTTCTTATATTTTGGACTTTTATTCACATATATAACGCAATGAACAGGCTTTTTTGTACGGGATGTTCAGCTTTTTTCTTCGATTGTCCATCTATTTTTTCTTTTTAAGTATAACAATTGTTCTGGTTCCTTCAGCTTTGGGCATCGATTCTGGCACTGCGACCTCGTTCACCATCATTATGAACTCAAACAATGCCTTTTCAGACTCTTCGCGTCGGCTGAGTTCGCGCTGGCGCATTGTCAACACAACCTTAACCTTGTCACCGTCGTTGATGAATTCCATCGCTTTCTTTGCCTTGGTGTTCATGTCGTTCTGTGCGATGTTTGTCGACAGCTGTATTTCTTTTAATTCGGTTTTCTTCTGTTTGTTCGCCTTGGCTTTTTTCTTTTCCTCGTACATATACTTGGAATAACTGGCTATCTTCAGGATTGGCGGATTCGCTGCAGGGTTGATTTCAATTAAATCCAGTTCTAATTTATTTGAAAGTTTTTTTGCCTCTTTCAGACTCATCACGTTTGACGCGTATTCATCTCCGTCGGGGTATATCACTCTCACATTGTAGTCACCGTACAGTTCGTCATTGATTCTCGGCTCGTTGTTCTTTTTGTTGAAGTTTTTTCCCATTGACTAATGTCTTAGATATAATTTAGCTATAATTTCGTCTTTGTGCTTTACAAGTTCGTTGTATTTATCCCATTCCTTGTTCCTTTTGTATATGTTAAACTTGCGCAAATGTTGAGCAATCTCCTGTCTACGGTTAAACTGTGGGAAATCATAGACGGTTAGGTCGAGGTTTTTCGTGTTTTCTTCAATGATTTTCAAACATCTTTCCTTGTCACCGTTTCCATCGAACGGGGATGAGCCCACAATAGTCGTCGCGACTTTCTTCCCCTTGAACTCTTGGTTGGCTGTTGCAAGACAGTTTTCCAAAGCGTCATAGTTGAGGTAGTCGCGCTTCGAGTGCGGGTATCCGCAAATATACATAAGGGATATTATAGGTGTTGTGTCAACGGTCAACCGCTTGCCGTACTTGCGTCTGTCAGCATACGGTGTCTGTTTGTTAGCTTCTTCCAAACCTGGGTATTTAACAACCATCTTGGACTGAAAACCCTGGGTCAGCAGATTATAAATACTGGTTCCCACAAGGATTACTTCATAATTATCAGTATCCCAAATAAGGTCTTTGTTTTCAATAATTTCCATTTAATATCTTCTCGTAGAAAATTATATGCTGTTTATGTGTCAACGGTTTAAGTTCCTCCCATGACATCCATCTATACTGGTCGATTTCGGGTGTTACCCCGTTTGGGCATAAATTAGAGTGGCATTCGGCTGGATTTATGTCCTCGACTTTCACGCCGAACGCACCAACGTTTTTCTTAGGGTTCTGTTTCACCTGTCCTAAATAGACCATTGCATTTTTATATGCTGTTAGGTCGACACCGCTCTCCTCCCTGAACTCACGCAACGCTGTCTCGAGGTCATTCTCATCACCCTCAGTACCGCCTTTCAGCAAAGCCCAATAGTTGTCACGGCACCCGCCTGGATGCCCGACAAAAAACAGGAGTTGCCTATTTACTTCTTTATACGGTATAATACCAACTGATTTTTTCATTATTTGAAATTTTTGCTGTTTTTTAACTCTTTCAACGTTTTCTTTTCATCCTCTGACAGTGTTTTCGGCATAATCTGGTTAACGTACACCAGCATATCCCCATTACGATAACCGTTCGACAAGCCTTTACCCTTAACAACCACTCGTGAATTCTCCTTGGAACCCTGCGGAATTGTTATTTTCACCTTGGTGCCATCGAGACACGAAACCTCTTTTTCACACCCCAGGATGCAGTCTATGATATTTACGTTTGTCTTGCAGTAAATGTCAAAGTTGTTGTTGCTGATACCGAAAACGCTGTGTTGCTTGACACGGAACACAACAATCAGGTCGCCGCATTCGCCCATTCCGTTAGGGGCTTCATTTCCTTTACCCTCCAACACCGTGTAACTGTTATCTCTGGCTGTTGGTGGAATTTGTATTGTTACCGTCTCGGATATCTGCACTAGACCGCTACCATGACAATCAGGGCATGGGTCTGTATTTACGGTACCCGTTCCATGGCATGTTGTGCAGGGCATTCTCTCTATCTGTGTGAAGGCTCCATTTGTGTAGCTTCTTGTACGGACACCTGTTCCGTGACAGTCGGGACATGTCTGGACATTGCCAGACCTGCTGCCACTGCCGTTGCACTCGGAACACTTGCCCATTCGCTTGTATCTGATGGTTTTCGTTGCGCCGTTGTAGATGTCCTCCAGCGTACACTCCAACGCTATCCTGCAGTTGGTACCCTTTGCCACTCTTTGGAAATTCTCTTCTCCGAAACCAGCGAACATATTCTCGTGCATCCGACGGAACATTTCCATCAGGTCGTTATTGCTGGCGCCCTCGAAACCACCCATGCCTTCTATCGTACCGTATGTGTCGTAGTGCTTGCGCTTTTCAGCATCACTCAGCACCTGGTAGGCTTCGTTGATGTCCTTAAACTTTTCCTCAGCCTGTTTCTTCTCCTCGTCAGACTTGTCGGTCTGTTTGTCTGGATGGTACTGGGCCGCTAGTTTGCGAAATGCTTTCTTGATTTCTGCATCCGACGCGCCCTGCGCCACACCTAAGATTGAATAATAGTCTTTGTTTGCCATGTTGTTTAAGAAAGGGGGAGAGTGTGCCCTCCCCCGTCGCTTGCATTAATTGTTTGATTTCTTCCCATTAAACATATTCCCGAACTGGTTCATGAAGTCCGCCCCGTTCGCCGACTGAGCACCTCCCTGTCCGTATGCCTTGGCGCTGATGCTGTACATACGTTCCTGGACTTCCTTCTCAACCGATTCGAAATTGTCGAAAGATTTTTCCTCTTTCATTTTCTTTATTTCCTCTTTCTTGTTTTCAAAGAATGTCTTATCATCCTCCGTCACCACATCGGACTTGTCTTTCAACCCGTCAACCAATTGGTCTATTCCGTAAATCAACCCCTCGCATTTGTTTGCAATTTCCAGGTCTTTCTGAGTCTTGGCGTCCTCATCGGCATGCGCCTGGGCATCGGCTTTCATGCGCTCGATTTCATCTTCACTCAAGCCAGACTTGGCTTCAATACGGATGTTATGGGACTTACCTGTTGCTTTGTCAAGTGCACTTACACTCAAAATACCATTGGCATCAATGTCGAATGATACTTCAATTTGGGGCACCCCGCGTTTGGCTGGCATTATACCCTCAAGGTTGAACATACCGATTGTCTTGTTGTCGTTTGCCATCGGGCGGCATCCCTGCAAGACGCGGATTGTTACTTCGGGCTGATTGTCCACCGCCGTGGTAAAAATCTGACTCTTCTTGGTTGGAATGGTTGTGTTGGCTTCAATGAGCGTCGTCATTACACCGCCCTCGGTCTCGATACCCAAGTTCAAGGGGGTTACATCGAGCAGTAACACGTCGTTGACTTCACCGCTCAACACACCGCCCTGGATAGCGGCACCGATTGCAACTACCTCGTCTGGATTTACACCCTTGGATGGTGTTTTTCCGAAGAACTGTTCAACAACATTCTGAACCGCAGGGATACGAGTCGAGCCGCCTACAAGTATCACTTCGTCAATGTCACCATTACTCAACCCCGCATCTGACATAGCTTTCTTGCAGGGCTCCAGTGTTGCCTTGATAAGTTTGTCGCAAATCTGTTCGAACTTGGCTCGTGTCAGTTTCTTTACAAGGTGTTGTGGAACACCATCTAGAACTGTAATATAAGGTAGATTGATTTCCGTTTCAATTGTTGACGAAAGCTCAATTTTAGCCTTTTCAGCAGCCTCTTTCAAACGCTGCATTGCCATTGGGTCTTTCTTCAAGTCGATTGACGTGTCATTCTTGAATTCGTCAGCGAGCCAGTTAATGATTTCCTGGTCAAAATCGTCGCCCCCAAGATGTGTGTCACCGTTAGTTGACAGAACCTCGAACACACCGTCACCGAGGGATAATATAGAAATGTCAAACGTACCACCACCGAGGTCAAATACGGCGACATTCATGTCCTTATCAGTCTTGTCAAGACCATAGGCAAGTGCCGCAGCGGTCGGTTCGTTTACAATACGCAAGACGTTCAATCCAGCAATCTCGCCAGCCTCCTTGGTTGCTTGGCGCTGAGAGTCACTGAAATAAGCAGGTACTGTGATGACGGCGTCCTTTACTTCCTCACCAAGATAATCCTCTGCAGTTTTCTTCATTTTCTGTAAGATTATTGCAGAAATTTCCTGGGGGGTGTAGACTTTTCCATCGATGTCGACGCGCGCCGAATTATTGTCACCCTTGACAACTTTGTACGACATGTTCTCAATCTCCTTGGTTACCGCATCGAACGGTTCGCCCATGAAGCGCTTGATTGATGAAACGGTGTTCTTGGGGTTTGTCACAGCCTGACGCTTGGCTGGGTCACCCACCTTGCGCTCTCCGCTGCTGATAAAGCCCACTACCGAAGGGGTCGTCCTACGACCCTCGTTGTTTGCAATGACCACAGGGTCTTTTCCTTCCATGACCGCAACGCACGAATTTGTCGTTCCTAGGTCAATTCCAATTACTTTACTCATTTTCATTTAATTTTTTAATTACATTATTATTTTTTTGCATATATAATGTCACAATTTCCATGCCAATGTCTTTGTTATGCCAATTTGTCATGACATGTCTGCCACTGTTGCAACATTTTCACAATATCTAACATACGAAAATTTTTTCAATGTGTGTTATATTTATATAATAAATAAGACTATACTATACTGTCGTCATGTGTGGATGTAAAGCAAATAGCAATTACACTGGCAAACACAAAAAAGTTCAGCCATTGAAAAATGTTCGCAAGGTTACAAGCGAGCCTGTCATGACTGTCATAGACGACGGCGACTCGGGATTGAAAATCGTTGTAGGCGAAATAATTGAATCAAACATTTCCAACAATGTGCAACTGCACCAAAAATAAGATTTTGCCGAAAAGTAGAACTGTTGTTAAGAAACATGTAACATCGTCTAAACGCACGGTTAAACCTTCTCGTAGAATTGTAAGAGGAAAAAGAAGAACCGTCCGTTAAGACTGTTCTTCCTTTTTCTGAGCTTCCTGTTGCTTGAGCCATTCAGCCTTCTCTCGAAACATCTTCTTATATTCGTCAATTATTTTCTGGCGGATATCGGAAGGAAAAGTTTCCTTATTGTCCAGTTCATAGTCCAGGCTGTCCTGCAGAATCTCGGTGAACTTCTGGGTTGCGTTCTTATCCATTCTTCTGTTGTTTAGCTGCATTCTTGGCTGCACGCTCGGCTGCTTTGCGCTCTTTCTCTTCCTCCTTGGCACGCTTTCTCTCCTCTTGTATCTGGGTGAATGCCATGGAAGCAATCTCAGCCGCATGAGCCAGGTTCTCGCCGTATTTGGCGTAACCGTCACCCGTAATGCAGATGTTCGGCTTACCAATCTTGATGCTCATGGTGCCAGTATTCTCGTTTTCCACAATGTTGACGTTGACAAAGGCATCCTCGATTACGAGCTTACGATAGTCGACGTCGTTGACATTTGTTGGCGCCATGCGGTCGAAGATTTCTTCGTTTACATAAATAATGATAGAGTCGCGCATTTTGGCGAAATACTCTGTTACCGCACTTGATTTGGCAATCTTGATGAGCTCTTTCTGTTTGTCGTCCGAGAGGATGCGCCAGGTAATCATTCTGTCGAGGTCTGTGGTCTCGCTGATAATGGTTTCGATGAAATCGACAATCGATTCCGAAGTTTCAGTTAATTTTCCCATGTTTAATCTTACTTGTTTTTTAATTTGTATTTATATTTGGATTAATCGTCCAGTCTGACCTTTGGGGCGTGGTTGTACTTGGTATTGAATACATCTTCACCTTTGAACAACCACACAGCAGCCTGGATTGCGGCTACGATGGTCGGTATTCCCGTCCAGCAGAAAAGAGCGGCGAAAACACCAGCTACGGTCTGTTTCAGATAAAAGTGCTGCAGTCCGATACCACCGAACGCGAAGGCCAGCACGATAAAGCACCAATAATTAAGTTTTTTCTTCATGGAGTTAAAAATTTTATGTTGTTTCATTCGTTATTAATATACGGAAATTTTCACACAATGTTCATTTTTTTTTGCTTTTTTTGTTGTAATCCGTTATATTAGATAATATTAGATGTTAAAAAATGGCTACACGGGCGACTGAAAAATACAAGGCTTTGGTCGAACTGCGCAAAGCTAAAGCCAAAGCACGGAAAGCAGCTAAACATAAAGCTGAGGTGTTGAAAGCCTTGGAGAAGAGAAAAGAGGAAACGCGCAAACGACGTCTCAAAAAAAGAAGGGACGCTTACAAGCCTATACACATCAAGAACCTCAGGAAGAAACAGAACGCTCGAGCTTACAGGAAAAGGCGCCGTATTGAACTAGCCCAGCATAAAGCCAAGGGAGATGTCTACGGGTATTTCAGAATAGTCCTTATGAAAGACTACACACAGATTGAGGAACTAGCATCTTCGTGGTGGCTTTTGAGTGCATACTCCAAGTTCGAGAACTACGTTAAAGAGAACCATGACGGGGTTATCTGTGAAAAACAGGTAATACAATCCGACGACAAGAACGGTGTTCCAATTAAATATGAAATTCTACTATTGAAGAAAATTGACCCTGAAACGGAGGACGGCACCAGTGAATTGCGGGATAAGAGCGGTAAGTTTGTTGTAAACAGGATTGTAAACAATGAAAAATACACGATTGTAGCCAAGGAGGATTGGTGGATACCTGAGACCTACAACGTTTACGGATACGACCCGCTGACCGACCGTAAGACTGGGCAGTGGATATTTGACAACATCGTGAACAAAAACTGTTGCAGGGAGAATTTTAAGAACATTTTCATGTGCGGTAACAAACTTATTATCCAATACAATACGGACTTTGATTTCGTCGTCTGTAAAAACCCAGACGAATGTATCCGCCTATACAATGGTCTGATGGCTGCCACTGACCCCAAAAACAAGTTCATTATGTACTCGAACTTTATATCTAAGGGGCGTAAATCGTGGCTATACGACCAAATTGAGGAAAAAACTGGCTGGAGAAGGGATGCCATTATGAAAAACAAAGGCTAGACTATTTATATTTATATAAATGTCAACATATGAAAAAAAGTTTCCTTTACAAAGTATTCAGTGAAAAGGGTCAATACCCATCATCGAAAAGGGTTGTTGGCGCTTTCATGATATTCGTTATTATGGTGTGCACAACAATTGCCATTTGCAAGGAAGGTATGACTCATTATAACAAGGATGTTATCGAAGTTGAAGTCATCACCGCTGGCGCACTATTAGGTGTATCCACAGTTACTCGAATTTGGAATAAAAACAGTAACAATGACGACGGCAGAAAATCTGACGAAGAAGAATAGAAAAAGGAGGTTAGTTAACCTCCTTTTTTGTTAAATGGAACTCAATCCCAAGTACTTTCACGTTCACCTCATCCCCTGGTTCATAACCAACCATTGTACCTTTCTCTTTCTGATAAAGCTGCTCATCTATCCCGCGCAGGTCGAGTTCGGGAATTGCTAAACTGATGGTCAAGCCATCGCGAAAATCCTGCTTATGTTTGGTGTTGAGTAACAACATCTGGCTATCCATAGCCGTTGCTATATTGTATAAATCGTCCAATGAAACCATGACTCTATGATATTGTGTTAGTTATTCTGTCCATAAACTCTTTGAAACGTACCTTGAACGGCTTCTTGAGTTTTTTCGGCTGGCTGACTGCCTGTACGAGATTTTCCCTTTTCATCTTCTGGATACTCTTGATTGTCTCGGTGATATAGTCGTTGGCTATCAGATTGGTTTTATCATCCAGTTCGTCTTCTTCGCGAATTGCATCATATTCTTCGTTGCCTTTCACACCTATTCCTCCTCATTTTCATTGTCATAGTCCACCACCCCGTGACGTTCACACGCCTCTTCAAAATTGTGCATAATCCACACCATACCACTTGTAAATCCAGCATCCAAAATTGGTATCAGCCACCAGAGACCACTACCGAACAAGATTATATTAAACGGTGTAAAGACTATTGTCGGCAGTAAAATGTCAACAACACTTAAGACCAGTCCAACCCAGGTTGAAAAGCACATCATGCAACCGAAAAGGTCTCCGAGTCCTGAACTGATTCGTTTGGCAAGTTTGCGGATTTTCGCGAATATTCCCCAAGGTCCTTCAGCATATACAAACATGTTGGTTATGCCGTAAGCCAGGAAGATGTAACAGAATGTTGTTAATGCTATCATTGATATTGTCTTAAAATTGTATTATTCTAATTCTTCGTCTTCGTATTCCACCGTGCCGTGCCGTTCACACGCTTCTTCAAAATTATGGATGAGCCATACAATACCACTTGTAAACCCAGCATCCAGAATAAGTATCAACCACCATGGCGCCACCGCACCCAATAGAATATTGAAGGGTGTAAAAGCAAAACTCTTGAATAGGAGGTCAATTCCACTGAAAAACAACCCAATCCAGGTTGAAAAGCACATCATGCAAGTGAAAAGTTTGCCAAAGTTCTCTCCTATATTGTGTGCAACAGCACGCCACCACTCGAAGATACCCCAAGGTCCTTCGGCGTAAGCGAACATGTTCGCTATGCCATAGGCACATATAATATAGCAAAAAATAAATAGGAACTTCATGTTATTTCTTGTTTAACGCTTTGGCAATTTTCTGGTCAATGTCGCTGACCGTGGCAACTGGCGCCTCGGCTTTGGCCCCCGTCGCCTCTTTTGGTTTCTCAATATTGTTCGGTTCCTCGGTGATGGGCTGGTCTGCTGGTATGGGTTCAGCAGCTTTTGCTTGCTTGACTGTCTTCTTTTTGGTTTTCCCTGGTATTACGAATTGTAATGTCGAAAGACGCTCATATGTCTCGTTAGACAGAAACAGGTCTTTAAGTTCCTGGACTTTGACTTTGTAGAGTTCTATTTTTTTCTCAAACTCCTTGTTTACATTTATTGTTTCCTCGATTACATCGAACACCATGTCGGTATCCTCGATGTTCGCAACATACCAATAGAAATTTTTAATGCTTTTATCCTCAGCAAACGCCACACGCTCGGGGTCTTGGGGTTTGATAATAGTCCAGCCACTCTTATATTTTATTTTCAATATAAAAGTCCCATCCTTGAATGTTATGTCAGGGCGGAAAGCCTCTATCGCTTTGATTCTATCTTGCAGGCTTCTTCCCATTACAGTCCGAAAAATATTATAGTCATTATATAAGCAATGGAAGACATTGTCAACAATGTACGCACAGTTTTAGACTCGTATTTGGAGCCACTCTTGAATGCCACATAGAATCTCCAAATCTCTTTGATAAGATTAAGACTGGCGAGAATCAATATGAAACACAATATCATACTTTTTATCATAATGTTACAATTTTACTTTCTATGACTATTACTAATATACAAAAATTTCTCCAGTGAACTACACCGAAACTAAAGATTTCGGTGCTTCTGACTTCCTTGACAGTTGCGTTCCGAAGAATGTCTTACACCGTCTCCATCAGTGTAATCGACCGTCCCAGCCGATATATTTCTTAATCCTTCTTTAAGAATGTTTTTTGCGGCATTGATGTCTCTGTTATGTATTGTTCCGCATTGAGGGCATATCCATTCCCTAACCGACAAATCTTTCACTTTGCCGTTAACATAACCGCATTCATTACAAGTCTGACTTGAAGGATAGAACCTATCTATCTTCACTATCTGTTTATTGTTCAAGTCAGCCTTGTATTGAAGATATGTTACAAAAGTACCCCAACTTGCGTCTTGAATATGCTTAGCCAACTTATGATTCTTAACCATACCCTTAATGTTTAGGTCTTCAAGACAAATTATGTCATATTTCCTAATCAAATCGGTTGATACTTTATGTAGATTATCATTACGGGAATTAGCAATCATTTCTTGAAGCTTGGCAACCTTGAGTCTTTGTTTTTCGTACTCATTACTACCATATTGCTTTCTTGAAAGGTGTTTTTGAGCAATTGCTAACTTTCGTTGATATTTCTTTGTATATCTATTATTTTTATATGTTTTTCCATCAGATGTTATTACGAAATCCTTTAAACCAAGGTCAATACCAACTTGTTTGTTTGATTTTGGTAAAGGCTCATACATTTGTTCAGTCAACAAACTGACATAATACTTACCAGTAGTTGTAAGTGATATTGTTGCTGAGTTAATCTTACCTTCAACTTGGCGATGCTGTCTGACCTTGATACCTTCCTTGAATTTCGGAAAGTACACCTTGCCGTCTTTCAATTCAACAAACTGAGGAACTGAAAAACTGTTTCTGCTCTTTTTGCTTTTGAAATTAGGGAATTTGGCATTGCCTCTGAAAAAATTAACATAAGCTGTTTCAAGATGCCTTAATGTATGTTGAAGTGTCTGACTGTTGATTTCTTTCAACCAAAGATGCTCACCATCTTTTTTCAGTTCAGTTAATTTCTTTGCTTGTTCATAATAATTATCTGATTTATACGTTTCATCATACTGACGTTTCCGTTCAGATAAGAAATAGTTGTATACAAACCTAACAGACCCAAAATGTTTTGCCAACAAAACTTTTTGTTCCGCATTTGGCTCAAGTCTGAATTTATATGTTTTATACACAACCTTCATATATAATAAGTATCACTAATTTACAAAAAATTGCAAGTTTTTGTAAATATTTTTTACTAACTATTACAAATATACAACTTTTTTTTGATTATGCAAAACAATTATGCCAGTAATTCGCACTGTAAGTACTATTTGAAAGTTCACTTAATCTTTGTTACAAAATATAGAAAAAATCTGTTGGTCAATGGATTGGATACTTGGCTTAAGAGTAAATTTGAATACATTTCAAATGGTTGTGATTTTTCAATTGACATTATGGAAACCGACAAAAATCATATCCACTTACTTGTTAGTTATCCCCCATCAATTTCAGTATCTTCCATTGTCAGGAAATTGAAACAAAAAAGTACTGTTGACATATGGAAACATTTTCACACCATTATGAGATTGGAATTTTGGAAAGAGAATACCTTTTGGAGTGATGGCTATTTTGCTTGTTCAATAGGTGAAGCATCACCAGAAACAATCAGAAAGTATATTGAGAACCAAGGTTAGTTTCAATTCATCCCCGAAACTAAAGATTTCGGGGTTTTCTTGAAAAAAATAGATAAAGCAAAAAAAAGCGAAGGCTTTTTTCAGCGCTTCGCTTCCACTCTATCTTTTCTCTACGCAATTCTCTTATTTTTCATCCAAAAGTATCGACAGTTTCTGCGAATAGACCGCAAGGTCTTGCATCAGCTGTGCTGTCTCGGTAGGTTCCCCACCGCACCATATCACGCCGAAATAGCCTATTACATTGTCCTTTCCGTGCAATGTGTATCCGCATATATATGTTGAGTTGTTCACCAAGAGGCGGTCGGCGAATTTTTCGTCAATCTTGCTGAGGTCGGTCACCTTTCCGCAGAACGCATTGTGTTCATACATGAAATTCGGAAATGAAAGCCTCGAAAGGTTGAACTGTGTATAGTCGGCGTCCACTGGCAGAATACCATCGCGACAGACCTCGTAGGTCATCTCGCCGTATATGAACGGGAGTCCAGCCACGTTCTTGGTACCATTGTGCATTTCCACTATGCAGACGCGGTCGGCGCCATATTTGTAGAGCACCTCGCTCAGGTAGTTGTCGATTTTGGGACTGTTGGCATAACGCTTCTCAACCGCCTTGTCGTGTTCCTCAACCTGGGCGCGCTGGTTGTCACTTATCGCACGCTGCACGACCTTGTCGATATTGAACAGCTGCACAGTTGTGAACACAACACATGCAAAAATTATTATATACCCAATGGTTCTTGCAAATCCGAAGTTTTTAATCAACTTGATAAGCGGGTCGATGAATTTCACTAAAGTTGTCCACATTTTTCATATACGAAATTTAATTGTTTATTGCAGATGGCTTCTGAAATCGCGTATGCTTTCCGACATGTCGCCACACCCGTTACGGTCAACTTTCTTATTGTCGTCGCTGTAGCTGTAGTCGGCGAGCTTGCGCATTTTCTCCAACTCTTCGTTGATGGCTGTTTTGTTGAATTTGTTAACAACTTCCATGTGGATGTACCCGAACGGGTCTGTTGTGCATTCAACCAGGTAGTCCGTACCTGTCTTGTCTCGCATATAAAATTTGTTTTCGTCAATCTTGTAATCCTCTGGAACCTTTGCAAGCACCTGCGACTCGTTAAGGAATGTAGTGTTTTTGAACACAAGTCTCTTAGTGGGTTTGCTTTCGTTCACTTTCTTGAAAGCTGTGTTCGGCTCATAGTCCTTGCCCTTACGCTCCATTTCCCTGGCTTTCAGACCTGTCGAGGCTTCCATTTCTCTGTTGTCAGCCATCACTTTGTTGGTCTTTGCCCTCTGGTCGAAGAATTTCTTGTTTCCCTCGGTGTCGTGGTATTCTGCAAGGTCGTTGTGCTCCATGTTGTATTTTGACGGATACCCGCAGGCTTGTGCATACCACCTCTCCTTAGTCTCCTTTGGAACCTCTGTTTCGAAATACGCGTCCATCGGCGTCTTGTTGTAGTCGATATAATGCGTGTCTTTCGGTTTGCGTGGCTGTTCATTGCGACCTTCCTTGTCATACTCTTCAGCGTTCTTACGAATGTCTTCAACAGCCTTTTCGTTCTCGTTACTACCACGTTTCGCACCGTTGCCGAATTTAGGTTTAAATTCGTTCTTGGGTGTGCTTGCCTCGCTTAATTGTAGCAACTCTCCTACTGTATAGTGCTCTTCGAGTTTCATTATTGTGTTGTTATATGTTGCTTTATTTGCTTTTAAAACAATCTGGCGCCTGTATTCAGTTTCAATCCAGCAATCATCCTGGCATACATCAGTTCGAACTCTCGGTCTGGATTCCTGTCCTCTGGCGACTTGCTCTGTTCCTCTAAAAGTTTGGTTTCCAAGTCATCCATTTTCTCCACAACTTTTGCTCTCTCAAAATCACCGCTATAACCGTATAAATCCGCCATTTTGCTTTTTATTATAAATAGTCTCGATTATTATTTTTTACTAGTTTTGTGTCCTGGAAACTTGACAGTTCCGAAATATTTACCACATTTGCTACATTTGTATATCGGTTCTCCGCAGATGTAGGTTCCAACCTTGGCGCCGCATTCCGTACAGTTTTCAGGTACTACTTCACCTTCGTCATTCCTCACAACTTTTCTCTTTTTCTTGCCTTCACTCACATTGCTGTGACCCACTCTATCGTGCATACCACAGGTATCACCAGGAGTTCTGTCGGCTGTCTCGGCATCAATGAAGGCTGGGGCGTCGAACTCACCAGGTAAACCACCTGTCCCAGAAGCGGTTGCTTCGTTCACCGACTTACCTTTCGGTCGGAAACTTTTCACAAAATTGCGACAAGACCAAGCCCATTCATAATCGTCCACTTTGGACAATGGAATCCATCTGAATTTGCTGTTTTCGCCGTCGCCCTCGGATGGTTTATAATCACTGGTTTTACCTGGAAGATAAATCTTGAAGTTGATACCCCAATCCTCTTTGCTGGCTAACACCAAATCTTTCTTGTTTAATTTAATTCCCGATTCCTCCTCACACTCTCTGACAGCACCATCCTCTGGCGATTCATATTTATGCCTATGACCCATCGGGGGGTTCATCTTACCACCCTCATCGTCCCAGTCCTTGTTTCTTTTCGCTGCCAAAACACACCATTCGCCATCATTATTCTTGGCATACAGATACACCGCCGATGATTTTCTGCCATCTTCACCAGTTACAGCTTCATTCAGACCACCGCCAAACGCCGTCCTAATTGTTTCCTTGACTGTTTTCGTAGAAAGTAGGTAGTCCATCTCAACCGTACTGTACACCCGAGTCATTGTGCCATTATTAAGCTGCACTTGTTTTGGCATATATCCTAACAAAGCTTTGAACTTCGGGTCGAAAATATCGTGGAGATAAGACAAATCACTTTTTTTAATGTCTGTACCACACTTCTTGTTTATCTGACCGAGGTATCTGCCGAGAGGGGCATGCGACTGACCATTGAGATAAATGTGACCATAAGCCTCTCTCAACGTATAAGGGTCACCGCCAACTTTACGTTTTGTACTATGAGAACTCCCCCCTAAAGGCTGGATAAACTCACCACTTCCGAAACCGTTTCCATCAACACCAGAACAACTGGTAGCGCCCCCTCCATCCTCATCTAGCTGTTTTTCTTTTACCTTTGCATTAAGTGCTTCCGCAGCGTCGTCAAAAAACTTGCCCATGCCATATTTGGGATTAGCTTTGGTATGAACGCCGCCGCTTATCACACCCATTGTCAGGGGTGACGATTTGATTGCACGTAACTGGTCTTGGTAAGGGTCGTGTTCAAACAACCCCTCGTTTATTTTACCCTCCGTCTCAGGAAAAAGCGCATCGTACAATGAATCCAGTTTCTCGTTAAACCCATCCTTCGGCACACTGTATTTGACAATCATTTTTGCTGTATGGGGGTTGCCGTCCTGGTCATGGTCGCTTATTGTCATTTTCTTGGTGATAACCTTGCCATCCTCCAGTGACTTGATGAGTTTGTTTTTGTCCAAACCGTGATGTGTGAATATAATGTCAGGCTCCGTACCAACGGGGTCTTCCAGTAAAGACGCCAGGAACTTTTTGATATTCGCCTTGAATTTGAACTGGGTCATAGCCAGCATATCCTGTATGGCGTCGGCTTGCGATTCGTTGATTATGATAGTTCTAGCCATGTTTGTTACTTCTTTTTTAACATTGTCGTCCAGAATGACTTCTTCGCCCACATGTTTTCAATAAACTCCTTGAAAGCGTCAACCACTATATTATGAACCCTTTTCTGAAACTCCCTGCTTTTCGTGTAAGCCTCAATTTCATCTTCAACCTGTCCCCTGGTCATATCCTCGTTGATATAACTGCTACGCAAACACTCTTTGAAAGCCTCCATTACAAGGTTCTCAATCTCTTTATCTGTTAGTTTAACGAATTTCTTCATGCTTAGATATAATATATATTTATAAATAGTTAAACACAAGAAAAAAGGAGGCTGAAATTCAGTCTCCTTTAAAAAGTTGGTTTGCCTGATTGACTGTCTAGTCCAGGTCGTCACCTGCTATCACACGGCGGGTTGTTTCAACAATGTCGTCGCCGCGTCTGAGTTTGCGTTCCATCATCGGCTGCTGACCCCCCATGTCTCCACCAGCTGGAGGTGCTGCCTGTGAAGCATCCGCCTGTTGCTGAGTATCGACGTTCTTGGCTGCCTGATTTACATCACCCTGATTGTTTTTTACCATGTCGTTAGGGTCTTGATAATTCGACGGCTTGCAGTCTTCCGATTTGGAGATTTCGTCGCGCCAGTTCTTGCATACACCGTTTACTTTCTGTAATATTTGTATGGTTTTGTCAGATATTGGAAGATATGGGTTTGACCACACATAACATCCAGCACCGTCGCCAACCTTGTATCTGAACTGAAACTTGGCGTCGTTCATCTCGGGGATGATGCCACTCAATGTTATATCTCCGTCGGTTGGGTAATAGAGCATTGGGTTTTTGATGTTGTTGAAATCAGCTCCGAACTCCTGTTTGGCTGATGCCAGTACGTTGGTCATAAGAGTATCCTGCTGAGTGTATGGTATAGCATCTGGCTGTTCGGTGTTCTTACTATCCAGCTTGGTTTCTGGTTGGATTTGTTCCGACTCCCTTAACAATTTGAAAGATTCGTAAATATCACTGTTACGGTTCATGATTTATTTATGTATTTGTGTTGATTAATCAAAGCTTCTGCCCATGTGGGTGGTTACATATTGTATCGGCATTAGTTGCCGTGGCTGCGGTGTCTCGACAGGTGGTTCTGACTCTGGTGTTGATTCTACTTCTGGTTCAGGTTCTTTCAGTTCTGGCTCCTCCACTTCAGGCGTCAAGTCTGTCTCGTTATTCACCTCTGGTTCCTTTGCCTCTGGCTCAAGCATTTCGGGCGTTAAATCGTTGTTTTCTTCCTTATTTTTTTTATCTGTTGATTCTTCGCTATTTAGTTCAACATTATCACATTTTTCAACCTCATTTAACTCGTTGTTTTCACATTTTTCAACATGAGCGTTCTCGACTTCGTTTTTTACAGAAGCGGCTTCTTTCCCTTTACTTGTCTGTTTTTTTGTTCTGGGTTTCCATGCAGTTATTTCAGTTAGTGTTGTTCCGACGTTTTCGTTAATGAATTCATCCGCCACGCTCGACGTTGTCTCGGTTTTCTTTGTTGTTTTCTTGGCTGGTGTTTTTGGTGTAACCTTCTTGCTTGCAGGTTTCGCTTCCTTTTTTGATTTTGTTGTTGCCATGTTCTTTAATAAATATTAAATAATTATTTTTTTCTTAGTATAAGTCCTTGAATTCAGCATACGATTTATTTGTCATAGCCTTGAACTGAAGTTTCTCAATTCCAGTGTCTTTGATTTGACGTACACGCTCGGGGGTTAGGTTGATTTCCTTACTGATTTCCTCCAATGTTTGTTCGGGGGCGCCGTTCAATCCGAAATATGCCTGCAGAACTCTGTATTCACGTTTGTTCAAACAGGACAGAAGTTCGTTGATTGCGTTGTTTCTCCCCTGTGCCTTGCTGACCTCTTCCTCGAAGTCGTAGTTGATGGTGTCAACATTGTTCGTCTCATCATCAAAGATGTAATCTTCCATGTTGGTGAATTCCTTGTCATACCCACTGCTGTCAATATACGATTTGATTGCCTGGGTAATCCACCAACGAGCATAAGTGATAAACTTGGTTCCCTTGCTCGGGTCGAATTTTTTCGCGGCGGTCATCAAACCGATATTCCCTTCTGACACCAAGTCATATACAGGAAGACCGCACCAAGCGAATTGCTTGGCAACGGTCACTACGTATTTGAGGTTGGCAGTCACGAGTTCATTCAGGGCATCTTCATCACCCTCCTTTATTTTCATGGCAAGTTCGCGTTCCTTTTCACGCGACAACCCTTTACTGTGTTTTATCACATCACAATAATTCGCTAAATCAGTCAAATTGCTTTCATCATACATCATTTTTATGAAACATATATTCACTTATTCTAAATATATAGTTGATTTTCAAAAATATCACTTGATTTTTGAAACATTGTTGACTTTTGTAACAGTGATTCTACCCCCATCATGCCAGTCAGCAATATCCTCGTTGTGAGTTATGTTCAAGATGAAGTCATAGTTAGCCACAATGCGCTTGAATATCTCATGCACGTTCTCGAGATTGCTGGCGGCTGTCTGACCAAGAACCTCGTCGGTGCAGAGGAAGTTGGGTTTAGACATGGTGCTGATACTCGCCAGAGCTGAACGCAACGCCAGGGATGCCATAGTTTCTTCAAAACCTGAGCCAGCAATAGCCAAGTCCATCTTGACACCGTCTCGGCTCATATTAATGTTGACGTTGTTCTTGTCATCAATCTCCAACTTTACCTCGAAGTCACAGAGACCGTTCAATATGCGGGCAATCTCGTTGTTGAGTATTGGAAGGGCTTTCTTCAAGACCAACTTGACAATACCATTCTTGCCCACAAGTTCCTGATAGACCGCCCAATTGCGCTTTGTCTTTTCCTCCTCAACCAGTTTGTCTATTTTTTGCTGGCACTCCTTGATTTGCGCGTTGTAACGCTCAATATCTTTCTTATATCCAGCAATCTCACCAATCTTGGCGTTTACTATGCTGCGTTCGTTGGCTATGGTTTGGTTGATATTGGTAATGTCACGGTTGACCTGGTTATTGTGTGCTATGTTTTCCTTGTTCTGTTCAATACTAGCGAGAGTCTCCTTGTTTTTGGTGATTTCAAGGCTCAGTTTGTCAATATTAATCTGCAAAGCATCGCGCTTGTTTTCTATCTGAGCTTTTCGCGTAACAGTTCTCTGGTTTTCAGCCAGTTCCTTTAATTTAGATTCGCATTCATCCAGAGCTTTCTTGTTAGCGGTATCCCTCTCGACCACCTTGCAATCCTCAATCTCTTTTTTGATAGCGTCCATGCTCTTCTGAAGTTCCTGAATATGATGGTCATGAAACTCACCGTCAAGCTTTTGACCGCAAGTGGGGCATATGCCTTGTTCAAACAGTTTCATAGCCTTGGTTTTCTGCTCTTTCACGGCATTGAAACGTCCTCTAAAATCCGCCTGTTCACTTACTATACATTCCTTTTCTTTCTGTAGTCTCTTCTTTTCCGCTTCGACAGTGTTTTTATCGTTCTCATCGTAAGTGACATTCTTTATTTTGTTATATTCAAAGTTGAGCTGAGCAATTTCACCTTGTTTTACCTGTATTGTTCTTTCGGACTGTTCAATATTGTTCTTAACTGTTGTAACATCAATGGTGTCGAGATTGTCTGCTATCGGTTTGAGGTCTTTCCGTCTAGCCTCCATTTTTTGTGTCAATTCCTCAATGTTTTTGCTAGCTGTTGCCTGTAACTCCTCTGCCTGGGTTATTTTTGTGTTGGTATCCTCGATAACTATATTATAGTCGTTGATATTATCTTTCAACTCAGCCTGGTTGTATGTGTTCGACAGCAACTTTGATTGGTAGTTGTTTTTCCACAGTTTTTTGGCTATCTCTTCCTTTTCCTCGAGAGTTTGCAAACCCAGCCAGCGTGAATACAAACGACCACGGTCTGTCACGCCCATTCTGAGCAGACTGCCGAGACTATACTGTGTCGCCGAGATAACCAAGTTAAAGTCGTTAACATCGCCGACGGCTTCTTTGATAATATTGTTTGTCTGGGTTGTACTTTCGCCCTCACAGTTTTCAATGAGTTCGAGATTGTCGCCAGTCTTCCTGTAATATTCCAGGGTCTGCTTGCATTTGCTCTTCTCGGTACGTTTCTTAAGAGCAGGTCTGGATATCGTGCGGCGGATGACATAGTCGATTCCATCAATCTCAATCCCAGCCTCAACAACAACCTCCGTTGCCTCTGGCAGATACTTGTTGAATACACTGTCAAGCGTTGGGGATTTTTCAGCTTTACCAAACAAGGCAAATCTTAAGAGGTCGATGGCAAATGTGGTTTTACCACCCTGGTTAGCTGGTTCACTGTTCAAAAGCACAAGACCGTGCAGTTTGGAAAAATCGAAATAGTTATCTGGACCGTAGCTCAGATAGTTCGACCACTTGACATACTTGAACTTATAGTTCTTGTACTTAGAGTATTGGTCAAAGTTAATATATGAATTAACCTGATTATCGATTACATCCAAATCCTTCCAATCAACATCAGTGATTTTCTGAAGACTTAAATAATCCTGCATCAGGCTTTTCTGGAACCCAGCATCCTGGATATTATTAATGATGTCTGCAGCCAGTGATATCTTGTTTCCATCCTCGTCAACTGTAACTGGCTTGAATTCCACGTCCACATGGGTTATCGGCAGTCCGTACTTGGCTGCGATTTCATGTTTTAGTGTCTTGAGTTTCTCTTTGTCGTTGTAAACCTGAGGCATTGAAACCTCGACGACTATCCTGTCTGTCTTTAAGATGTTGTTTACCATATATTATTAATATACGAAAAAATTGCGAACATTTTCCGAAATAGTACAAATTTTTGCAAATATTTCGGAGTTGTGCGCAAATTTTTGCTATCAACTAACCATTTCGGCTATTTCGAGGCTAAAACCTTAGTTTTACGTTTCGGTTTTTCCTCTGTCGGCGTCTCTGATGGCTGTTGGTCTGTGTTTTCTTTCAATTCAACAACTGGGGGCTCTGGCTTTGGTGTGCTCTCGGTCTTCTTTTTTGTGGTGGTCTTGCGCTTCGGCTTCTCTTCCTCGGTTGGCTTTGGAACAAGTTTGTCGTTCAGGTCACCGTATTTATCCAGGTTAAATTTGTCCCGAAACGCCTTTACTATGTATTTCTGCATGTCGGTCTCGGTCATGTTGTTGGCTTGCGCCCACATCCGAAAATCGTTATAAAGTCTGTCTTCTATCTCTATGGTCATTGTTATAACATGTTTAATTCAAAATCAGTTAGTTTTCTTGCGCGACGCATCAATGATACGATACCTTTGGCTCCGTAATCCTTGTAATAGTCCGAAGCGTCATACCCATCAGGGCATTCTATGACTCTTACCATCCCAGGAAATGTATTATTAAGGAATTTATACATTTTATATGCGTCGGATATTGCATCATCGTCCAGGAAGATGTTGATTGTAGAATGCACCCTTGCAACCAGCTGTTTGTACACCTCGCACTGTTCATCCAGGGTTTTGCCCAACAGTGGTATTGAGTTTGGTACCACAATATGGTCGAACGGTCCTTCCACCAGAGTTATGGGCTCATACCAGTTTATAAGGTATTCATTGAACACTATACTCTTTTTGTCAACCAATGGATTGTATATCTTTGTCCAGCCCTCACCAGTGTAATCTCTAGCTATCCAGTAGTTCAAATCGCCGTATGCGTTATATGACGGAATGACAATTCTATTCGAATATTTTCCATGATAGCTTCCAATGTAACCTATATTGAACTTGGATATAATATCATCCGTTACACCTCTTTTATACAAATATTCCAATGCTCTCAGACACTTCACATCATCATCCGCGATTAACCTGAAACCTTTCGGCAGTTCCAATGTTTCGTCGCTAAGCAGATTGTCGATAGCCTCCTTTGTTGACCCCGACAAGGTAAACATTTGTGTCTCTTTGATAGCATTCAGTTCCTCCTTGTATTCAGCCACATCAAGCGGAGTTCCGTATGTCTTGATAACCCTGGCGAGTTTGCCGTGGTATCCACACCGCCAACAGTGACCCCACAAACCATCCTCGCTAATCTGAACCGCAAAGTTGTATTTGTTGTCCACCTGACCCTTTTCATCAGCACAGCACGGGCAGTTGTATTCATACCATCCCCCACTGCCACTATAGTCACGCTTGGGCGTACCGAGGACGTTGTCAAGAATATGTTTTATATTGTCGAAACTATCGTTCACAGTATTAATATACGGAAAAAATTAAAAAGAAAAAGCGGGCTAACTAAAAAAACTGCCCGCTTTTTCACAAAACTGCACAATAACTCAGCAAAACAGTTCTAAACTGTAATGGTCTTGGTGAAAGTCTGTCCGCAGAACTTGTATGAATATGTCACCGTCGAGCCCTCCGAACTGACGTTTGTCACCTCGGGTTCGGTGCCGTCGTACTTGAGTTTGCCAATATAGCCGAGTACGCATATCAAGCTGTCCGACGCATCGAAATTCTCCGTGCTGAGCTCATTTTTCGAGTTGTAAACCCATTGGATGCCAGGGAACAATTCCGAAATATAATTCCACAGAATCATTTTCTTGGCACAGTCGAACGGATAGGCACCGAAAAGAACGAGTTCGTTGTTGTTGACCGCTTTCATGATTTTCTTCATTGGATACACATCACCCTTCTTGTTGTATTTTCTGACAGCCATCAAGCTTGGAACACCGTACATTCTAGCGTCATATGACGATATAAACTCGGGAACGATACCCAAGAGGTTGTATAGTCGATAGGCAACCATGCCGTTGTATTTCAACAGGACGGCAACTGTGTTCTGGTTGTTTGAGCCGAGAAGCGGTTCCTCAATCACAATATTGGTGATTTTCGTTGTAACCGCATCGTCAACCACCTCCAGTAGATGGTTGTCTTTCAATATCTGTTCAAGTTTCTCCATGAATAAGTTACTCTTCAAGAAGAGAGCCTCGATACCTTTTATTTTGGCTGATATTTTGGGGCGCAAGTGTGTAACAAGCAACGGCTTAACTACATCGTTCTCATCCACATATGCAATACTCACACCTGTGCAGGTGGTTGATATGTCTAATCCAAGAATTATTCTGTTATCCATGTTTTTTTTTATAATAATTTAATCAAAATCGATAACATTTTCAAAAAAAAAATGCGTATATTAATAATGTATGATAAAGAAAGTTTTACATCTGGCGGATTTGCATATCCCCAACAATTGCGACAATCGTCCTTATGAAGAAATGCTAAAGTCATTTCTCACAGAATTACATCACAATGAAATTGAAGGGTTTGACCCCGAAACCGTACGCATCGTCATTGTCGGCGATATCTTTGAAAACAAGATACGCACATCAAACGAGGCTCGCGGAATGTTCCACAAGTTTTTGAACATCTGCAACCTTTTATGTCCAACCTATCTAGTAGCGGGTAACCATGACATGTTGGACAACAACCACGACAGAGTTGATTCTATCGCCCCGACATTTGACATTGAGGGGGTTGGATACGACAATGTGCATTATCTCGACAAGGAATGCGACTACAAGTCAGGCTACCTGGTTGATGATAACGTTGTATGGAACCTTCTTTCAAGATACAGCGACTTTTCACCCACTAATATTGCTCGAGACCAATTCCCCGACAAACGTATCATCGGGCTTTATCACGGGGATATTGTCGGCAGTGTTACTGATACTGGAAGAATGAGTGAAAGCGGTATCGACCCGCAATTATTTACCGAATGTGACTGCGTCATGGCTGGTCACATCCACAAATTCCAGGAAATTAAAAGAAACGGCGTACCTTTTGTTTATTCAGGTTCGGTTTTCCAACAAAATGCTGGAGAGAACGTAACTGGTCACGGGTATGTTGTCTGGAACCTTGAGGATATGACGTATCGCCATGTCGATGTTGAGAATAAATATCGAACATTCAAATTCAAAGTTACATCATACGATGACTTCAATAATGATGTTGAGGAATTAATCAACCTTTGAAGCAGTACCGCGCTGCAATATTGTGATATCCATAAACTGCAGCGAATTGGTCTTATTAGTAAGCCTTAAAGTGCAATATCTGTCCGTAAACGGGTTGGTGGACTTAGCCTTAAGTTTTATCAACCCTGTTTTATTGTCAACGGTTAACCATTGAGCCATCAATGAAGGCACCAATTCCCTGTTATCAATCAGTGTATATTTGGTTACAGAATCAATCCTGACATATGTAGTTGACAGTATTTTAATAAACGCCCATTCGTTTTTGTCAACCTCAACCACCATCTTGTCGCCAATGGTGTAAGATTTGCCGTCGTATTTAAGCCATAGATGACCTATTTTATCATTTTTGGTGACCTGGATTACCGTGATTGTCTTTTCCAGTTTGGATTCATCGTATGGTATGCTGCGGGCTTTACAATAACTAATAAAAGCGTCAGCATCCGAATGACGGATAGTGAACGTACCACTGACGTTTTGTGGGATGTGAAACAAAAAGTCATTGTATGAGTCGCTGTTGTCCCACACCATTTCGAAATATTGCGCAATGTCTTTACACAATGGTTGTTGGGTAGGTCCACCGTAAACCGTAATATATGTGTCAAATGACGGTTTGTTCTTATATTCGTCTTCGTATATAACAACGTTGGCACCACACTCGACACTCAGGTCTCTATAACCTGTCTGTTTAATCTCCAATTCTATTGTATTTCCGAATTTATCAAATATTTTGACAACACAGTCCCTGTCGCGGAAATCATATGTCTTGTCAACTGTAACATCAAGTGTGGTCATCCCCCTTTCCGTTTTCACCCAGTCGGCATCACATTTATACCCCCACGGAAGATTAGTGCCACTTATCTTAATCTTCTGTGTGTACTTGCCACCAGCCCAGTTGAATGATATTGTCTTACTCATCGTCATCAAAACTTATGCCGTTGTTATGAAAATCATCATATTGCACCTTGATGTCCCAGGTGCTTGTTCTATCGTTTTTGTGAAAAAGCGTTATCACGTAATACATTTGCGGATACATTGCAATCTGACCGAAATTTCTTACAAGCAAACGGTTCTTGTTAATCTTTTTCAGATATAACCCATTGTCATACGGCACCTCGCGATATTCCGTGTCGGTCGCTCGCTTAACAAACTCTTTCACTATCTTGATGCCGAAATCCTCCAAACCGCCCTCTGTTGTAACTGTTACCGTCACTGCAGTGGAATCTGCGTCGTCCTGGTCTAAAAGATTGTCGAATGTAATTTCTGTTCGGTCGGCTGATATTGGATAAACTCGCGCTTCCTGTTCGATATCCAATGTAAATTGAGCTGTATTATCTACATTGTGAGTGAAAACCAGGCGGGCGTTCCTTGAATCGTGTCCGCAGTTTTCCTTCATTGTCAGTTTTATGTGGTTTCGGTTACGCTGGAGGTCAATCCACTTGCTCTGGTATACATTTGAGACTGTGAAATGGTTTAACAGTTCGCTGTTGTCACACAGAACAACAATATCATATACACCCTTTTCATAGCCGCATTGGAAAAAGTGCTCTGGTGTGAAGGTGTCTATGTATGTTTCGTTCTGGAATCGTATACCTATTGTAGCCATGGCTTAAAATGTGTTAGGGCTGGATTAGGTCGTTGTCATGGTCAAGGTCAGCAGCCGCTGGGGTGTCACCACTAATCGGGTCGACTGTCGGGGTGTTATCATCACCGTGATATGTTGGTGTTGGGGTGTCCTGATTAGAATACTGCCACACTGGGCGTAAAGTTACTGTTATTTCATTTTCACCGTCAGCCCAAAATGTGTCATTCACGTTTACAGTTGGATACACCGTATCATCTGAACGATACCAGCCCAAGAAGGTGATACCTTCAGATGGAACAATTTGTGGATAGTGAGCCTCAGTAATGTTTGCTCCTTGTTGCAAGTAAAGGGTTGCTTCAACTGACGATGGTGTTTGTCCGTTGAGAAATACAACCTTAGCCAGTGGAGTTATTTCAGGACTAGCTTGATAGTAAATCCGATACGCAGCCGCTTCAGGTATACGTTCTGGGGTTACACCAGTTAATGTGCGTCTTTTGTATCCATCTATTATATTCCCTTCATTATCATGTGTGTGGTATAACGCATCATTATCAGAAAATTCCAACGGGACTTCTAATTGATACGCCTCTTGCCAGTCATACCTCTGTTGAATGCAACTATCTCCAAGCAACATGGTGCTTGTACTTTTTAATATTATTCGAAATTCGGTGCTACCCGTTAAATTATCCAACGCTCGTCTCATATTTATTCTATTTTTTTTTAGTTATTCAACAATTTCAAGTATAATATTTTCAACCTCAGGACTGTAGTCAACATCCAGTGTCCATAATGGTGTGTTTTCTTCCACTGTTAATTCTGTAATATTTTCGTCCCCGTCCACAATCACGGAGTATGTCGGGTCGGGTACTATCGGTGTGAAGAAAGCTGTCAAACTCATGTTACCCGTCACAATAATTTCATGTTCCTGAGCCCCAAAATCACTCCAATAGGCAAACTTATATCCTTCATTCGGAATGGCGTTCACTATGACGGTTGTGCCATATTCGACGGTTGCTGTTGCTTCATCACCATCTATTTGGGTTACACCGCTCTCAACGGGACTGACAACGGTAGCGACGGTGTATTCCTTGGGTTCCCATACAGCTGTCAGTGTAATATTCTCAGTTGGTGTGTAAGGAAACTCCACCAACTCATACTCTTCACTCTCTTCCTCCAACGGCAACGCCCAGCCAATGAAATCATATCCGTCCTGAATGGTTATCGGCGCGGACTCTACATATGTACCCCTTGCCACTAATCTGTCGCCTACGTCAGTACCGCCGTTACTATCAAAACTCACGACTATATAAGTGCTGGCACCACCGTCACAGGCGCATAAATTGTCCCTGATATATTCAGCATAATTTTCAAAACACTCACCATCACATATCAAAGTAGCCCCGTACGCCTCATTGATTGCTGTCGCTATATCTTTTTTTATATCACTAATTTGATTTATTAAATCAATTACTGTTGCCATAGTTTATGTATTTACGTTTTCGCTATTATTATTGCAATCTAATATCCCATGTAGTCCTGATTCAACCTCCTCACAGTTAAAATCAGAAACGAATTGGAAGGGTTGCGGTTGACACTCAAGAACACTCTCTAATGCAAGGTATATCAAATATTCATCGCACACTTCACAGCCACCATACGTCCTACATTTGGTCTTCACAGCACTAGTTAAAGTGCGGTCATATTGAAAAAAATCTCCCCTTATTACATCGGCGTTTGAACTACATGTATTTGCTTGGTATTTATTCTTACAATAATACACTTCATTATAATATATAACAATTTCACCTTGTTTATAGCTGGTTCTATAATCCAACGGTGTTATAATATCACATATGTCACAACACGTTGTCATTTTACGAAAATGCTCTCTATCGTCCTGTGGTCTTTGTGATTGAGCCATATAATTTTCAAGGCATTCCCAAAAAGTCACAATATACTCTATATCAACTCTTTCGGCGTAAACAACAGTATCCCCCCTGAAGTAGTCTAAACCCTGATGATAAAATTTGATTTTATGACAATCGTCTTGGCACTTACAAGTAATAACAGGATAAACGGATAGTCCACATTCCTCAATCACCATCGTTCTCGGATTGTCGGTATTACCATCAAGCCATTTGTCAAAAACATATTGGTCTTGAAATTCTCTACTAAGTGTAAAGTGCACAACGACAGTATCCCCAACACCAAAAGTGCCTGTCAAAGACTCTATTGTAACAATACCGTATGTTGTTCTAAATTCCATGATTCTAATTATTTCTGTTCAAAATCCTTTAATATAAATATTGTCGTGCTCGGTATCACCTGGGTAAGGTACTGCAGGATTATGCCATAGAAATATGTGTTGAACATCGCCTGTGTCGATACACACATTTTCATCTTATTGCGAAGAATCAACACCTTGCTCGGAAGGTAATATTTCTCACTCTCTGGTTCCTCATCTTCACTAATTCTATTTACAATTTTTTCATCGTAGGTTTCCGTTACATCGAATCTGAATCCGCTCACGGTATAACAATCGTCAAGGTTGGAATAACCGTAGTGCTCGGCGGCATATTTGAACGGCTCGTTGATATATTCGTAATACTGGTTGCCTAAATCATACGCCATATATCCAACGTGTGGGTTGTTTCCAAGATTGTTTAATACAATACTATCCATGTATTGGCACAGAAGGTAGTCATCATAAGTGCATCCGATTGTCAACTCACTGCTGTTGCATAAATCATTGTAGTCTGAAACACTTACACCCCCCAGTTTCAACGGAACGTTCTTCCAGCTGGCGAATAGTTGGGGGTTGTTGGTGTTTATGAGCTTGAAGAAGTGCGATGTTGTAGTCGGTACAGTCTCAATAAACTCGGTCAGGTCTGACAAATCCATGACATAATATATTGTCTTTTCCCCAACGGTGTAGGCGTTGATTGCTGTGAGTGCTGTCACGTTCTGGACAACCTCCATGTACGGAATAGTCTCCCTATAATTGTATTTCTCGCCAATAGCGTCACTTACATCGTACTGGCGTATGGAAACCGATTTACCCCAACCGCCCTTTGTTTCAAACTGGACGTCACCGTCATATATTTTATCCTGTGTGAAAAACGGTACAATGTAATAGTCGTTGTCTATATAAAGCGTCTTGAGGGGCAGACCAGAAAATTCATCGTCATCATAGTTTATCACTATGTTCTTAGAAGCGTTGTAGTTCTGGCAAAATTCACCATAAGTGAGATAGGTAATCAAGTCATATGTGTTCACACCTATCTTAATGAACGGCGTACTGTTTTCATCAAAAGTATAGTTTTCGTGCGCCAGATATTCCTCGATGGTGTCATATTCATCCGACAAATCAACATAGCCATCGTCTGGGCTTGGGTTATAGTTCGGTGCATAATGGTAATAAATGTCGTCGCGGCGTTTCGGAACAACTGAATAATATCTTTCTTCAATCTCAAACTCATCAACACCAAAACCAAACAGCGCAAGCACTTGTTCAACCGCCTGTTTGGTACCCTTTGTTCTAAAAATATCACCTGAATTTAAGACAAGCTTTCTCATGAAGTTGTTGTCCACACTATTCTGAGTCACCTGCTCGGGGTTAGTCGTATCAAACCACGTCTGATGTTCGGGAAGTGGTGTTTCTTCGGTGACACCGTCTATAATCCACCTGTTATCCAGTTTAGATAGGTTGTCCACAAACGCAGTTGATAGCGCTATGTTGTCATCGTTGTTCAGTTTAGTTGAGCAAACCTCCCAGCCGCGCAGTTCCGCTTTGTCGGATAATTCAGCACTCCCAATATTGTTAATACCACCATATGTAATGACATTCTTCAAGGAAATTGCGTCTATGTAGCGCTTTACATCGTCGAAACTTCTACCCCATATACGCAAAACGTGTTGCATTCTGGTGCCGCCAAGAATATTTTCCTGTTCGTCCCCCTCCACATATTCTCTTGTGTATGTCCAGTCAAACGTTTTAACGGCCTCGTGAGTCATGTTTCGCCAGATATTGTCACACCATAGTGAATCCTGCAGACTACCAAGATTGTATAAATCGTTAACATAGTTTTCAAATCCAACAGTGTCGATTAATACACAATAACCGTCACTCGGCCATACATAAGCTCGTTCGGCATAGTAGTAGCCTGGACTGTTGTTTGGCATTTGGATGGGGGTTACTAGTCTGGCATTGTATTGAGGCATGGTTCTTCTGTTTAACAAAACTACCTCAAAACCATCCAAACTGTTGAAGTAGTTTTCTATCAGTTCATTGTTGGGTTGTAACGTTAGCCCTTCAATGTCGGTACACCACAGCACACCTTCTTCCATCTTGAGTCCGTAGATGTGCCCAGTAACCGTTGTTGGTTCTAGTGGAGGCGTATCACCCACAGTGATACAGGTATCAGCCTCATAAGTAAACGTAATGTCATAAATTACAGTATATGATGGGTCGCATTCGTCGTAAGGTTTAATCCACACATCCCAGCTGGTTATTGGATTGCCTTTGATGAGATAACTACCCCATGACATTGGCAGGTTTCGCAACTGGTTGTCGTATTCGCCAAAAGTAACATTCTGTCTGTAAAAATCCAGGCTGAATGGATTTCGCATTGCAAATATACTGACGTTGTCAGGCACCTGGGTATATGTTGCAGCGTAACTGTGGTGACCGTCGGTGATAATTCTGTCGAGGTACATGTATGCACCCTCGTTTTCGATATAACGTGAAACTCCAGACGTTGTCGCCCACGCTCTCCCTGGAAACCATTTGATTATATTTTCAATGGAGGCTCTGATTAATTCCAGCGCCGACCCGTAGTAAGCGTAGTCCCTCACATCATTGCTTGGGCTCAGATTTGAAATATTGTTAACTTCATCGTTCACCGTCGGGGATAAATCCTCGATAGTATAAGCGTCGCTCCACGGCGGAGTGTTATTACGTTTTTTGGTTCCTGGTAGGTTGTTGTCCGTAAACAGGAAATTCGAGTCGGCGTATATCTTGCGCTTACCCGACTCGATTACATGTCGCTCACCCAGCGTACCCCAATCCCTCTCGAAAATAACTCCTTCGTTAGTGTCCTGGTGTAGCTTACGGTGAAGATAGTTGCTATATGTTTTACTGTATTTTCCCATTACGAATTTTTAATTTCATCCAAATCAAGACTTCTGTCAATGTTATTCGACTTATCAAGTTTAGCTTCCGCAATATTCTTTCTATGATAGTTGTCCTTCACGGTCGAGTATTCCATCTGTTTGTAGATTTCTCCGTCGAAGTTGTATGTGGTAACCCTACCGTTCTCAAGGTTACGTATTTGTTCACCCTCAAGCATGTAACTGACTGTTTCAATGTCATGTGCTGTTATCTCCACCTCAACACAAACTGGGTCGAACTTCGTGTTCTTGATTATAATCGTCTGGTTTGGTGTACCTATGTACGGTCTTGCGTTACTCTTGAATGACGGGGCGGTTGACGGTGTCAGTGTTATAAACGACAACGAACCGCTTGAATTGTACCTATAACCGTTGGAGTTGGTGTTGCCAGATGTTAAGTTCTGGGAAACGGGCTCACAGAAGCCGTTGCTGGTTACAATTCTGAAATATTCCTGTCTCATATTTCCGCCAGCGTCAGCATTATAATCCATGTACTCAATACGATAACCAGTTAAATTATCATCACCGAAGAGTGTGCGGTATTCAGGTATGTCGTTCATGTCAACCACAATGCCTCTTATGTCGGGATATGCAGCCAACGCACCCACATCTTTGATGGTGCAGGTAATTTCTTTCGGCACAATGTAGATTGTATAGATACCCACGTTTCCGAAAATTGTTGCAGGAAGTTTGAGGGTGTACATACCAGGCAATCTCATATCCCCATCCTCGTGCGGGTCAAGGGTTGCGGGACTAAGAATTGATGACGGGTCGCTTATTGGGCGAAATCCAGGATAAGCTGAGCTGTAGCTGCTTCTTGTCGGCCTGTAGTAGTAATATATGTCAACATCCGTAGCTGGATTGAAGATTGCTTGTTTGACTGTTCCGTATGTATTGTTTGCCATGTAATTATAATTCTTTTATAATAAATATAACAAACCGAAAAATCAAAAGCAATTTTCACTATTATGATTGGGATTGAATGTTAAAATATCCGTTATTTGAATAATTCTCCAAATCCGAAAATGTTTTCACTTCACCGAGTTTCATATGTCTTTCCCAGGCAGCGGCATTACCCCTGCCAACAAAAATATCAGCCTTGACGAAAGGAGGATAACTGATGCCTGTCAAATAATCCACCTTTGTTATTGGCGCCACCAACGCATCACTGGTATTTATTCCTGTTGTGTTGTATGCACTAATATTTGCTTGATAATTGGCAGGTAAGCCGTTAACTAGCGCTGTTGTTGTCACCATTGTTGAAGATGTGTCAAAAGCACCTTTCATAAACAAGTGGTCTGCATCAGGAGTGTGGCGATTGATGAAATCCTCGAAATAACCGTCGGAAATCAACTGTGCAATATCACCGTCCTCTGGATAATAGAAAGTTTCGGTGTATTCGATACCATGAAAATCCTCATCATTGTATCGGTACTCATCGTAGCAATATCTGGTGTTGTTGTCGTCGTCGGTTGTTATCTGTACGAGTTTTGCCTTCAAATTGGCACCGATTATATAATGAAAAGTAACAGTGTGTTCGTTTTCATCATATTCTATATTGTTTATGATATCACCATAAGCCATTAAATGGGTCTCATACTCACCTAAAGCCTGACTGCGCTGATAACCCTCCTGCATGACAATATTCCCTAGTGCATCGGTTGTTGTCTCATAATGACCCAGGTTTCCTATTTTGTAATACCATAACCAATCCTCACCAGTTGGAGGAATTTCGATATCGCCAGCCGTATTGAGATATGTCGCTTGCTTTCTGAATCCAGTCAACTTGCTGTCTGATGTTCCTTCAATCTCAAATGTTTCATCAACATCTTCAAAAGTTTCTGTTAATAATTCAAAATGGTCGTCATCAAACTCGTATTCCTCATATACTACGTTCCATTTACCAATGGTACCAACATCAACCAACTCCCCGTCCTGATATTCATATACACCCGTACAAACGTAGGTTCTGTTATTGTATGTAACCATGTCGCCATGGAAATATCTGTATTCAGGCTCCCAGAAATTAACGTAAGTTGACAGATATCCTAAGTCGTTTTCAGTTGAAACTACGCAGAAGTTCATGCCAATCGATAAAGCGTCAGGTTCGGCGAGTGTCAGCAAATAAGCCGACCGTTCCGCGGCCTCGGCGCACTTGCTCTGGTAATAGTCGCGCATGGTGTCGCCACCCATTCTCTCGTACTTGGTTACCAGACATTCCAACTCACAGTTGATGTCACCCGTAGCCTCCTTAAACTCCAAGTATTGGGCTACCATAATACTAATTTGCTGGTATTCATTATATAATCGAGCCACTTCCGCTAGATAATTGTATTGAGGCACCAAATCACAGGTTTCCCAATCAATATCCGCATCAATATAAAACTTTCCAATACAATATTCCATAAACGGAATGAAGGTGTCGTCATTGGCAGTGTGCCCGTCATACCTCTTGTAATACTCCATCATGGTTCTGTATGTACAAACATCGCTACCTTCCAACGGAGTTGACAATAATCCTGTATCATCATACACAACCAGATTGACATCCTCAGGCAAACGTATTGCCGACACAATGTGACCATAACATCCAACGCTCGAATCCGCCGCGCTGTGTACGTGGCAAATATCATTATCGTCAAACTCCAGGTAAGGAAACAGTCCTGGTGTCCTAGATTTCAGTTCTTCTTGTCCTATGTTAACCTTGATTGTATTCATCTTAGAATGCTACTCTTGCTTCGTATAAGTTTATGTTCAATATATTATTACCCCTTAAATTATATCGTTCTGGGTCTGGATAATATATGTGGCGATTATTGACTTTATCGTATTTGTAAAGAAATTTAATGTATGAATACCGCAAATACTGCTGGATTCCGTAGCCACCGTTTGCCCAGTCGTGAATGATTTCCGTATTTGTCTTAAATCCTTGATGCCCGTCAATGTTTATGTCGTTGTACGGCGCCATGAAAGGTATTGTTCGACCGCATCCAGCGTGGTTCAAGTCAACTTTCATGTATATTGCCTCAGGCATTATACCGTTGTCATTGTCAGCCCATAGGTATAAATAAAATCCTTCACTTGAATTATTTGAAGCAAATTTGTTTTGTACAGCAAACTGGGCGCTGAGACGATGGTTTTCAATAACCTCATCGCTGAGTTGTTCTGGTGTTAAACCCAATGCGTCCCTCAAATTAACGGTATTTACCTCTCTGTCAACACCAATACCCCTGGCAGGCGTCCAGTCATCATAATAGTAGGCATCAAGGAGACTGTTGCCCAATGTTTTGGAATAGAGCTTGCCCGTATCAAAGAACACTGTTGAATAAGCTAACAAGTTTTGGGAGCCAGGATTCATGGAATCATAATAAGTAAGACGGAGAAATGTCTTTTTTAACTTGTTTTTCTGATATTTGACATCGCTTGTTGTAAAATTCAGATATGACAATAAATCCGCTTGATTATCCTGGTCTGAATATGAATAGTATTTGGGTTCGTGGGTTCCGTGTCTTGAAAAATTCCAATCGTCTTCATTTTCCACTGTCCAGTCGGCGCCGCTGTGGGCTCTAAGGTGCAGGTTGAAATTAATCTGCAACACATCGTGCATTTCATTACCATCCAAGATAATTGGCGAATAGACTCGTTTTTCCATGTCGGTTGGGCTGTTGATTGCATTTTCAGTCTCGTTCTCTATGAAATATTCCCTTATATTTTCCTCACTGTACAATCTAATGTCACCGTCTGTCTGTATTGGTATGTTCACACTCACCTTGTATCGGTTTACGTAGACATCCAGCCCATTCATAGTTGATAGGTAATAATCCCACTTTACCTGGGGTCTCGTGAACTGTATTCTTTGCGGGAGCCCGTCTATATTGCCGCCCTCGGCAGGAGTCCAGTCTGGAAACAGAATCTGTTGACAAGCCTCAATGTTAGGCGTTGTCGGGTCGTAGACCCATTTTAAGGTTTCACAGTCAATGACTTCAGCATTACTGATAAACACATATTCGCTGTTGTTATACACTAAGTACAATGTGGCACTGTCGCCAACTCTGTAATGATGCGTGGGGGTGAAGTCGAAATACCAATATATCTGATTGTTTTCCTCCTTTATATAAACATTACTGCAGTCCAGTGTCTTATATTTAGACGCGATTACACTGAAAGTATTGTTAAATTCGTCAGCTGTTGCAACCTGAAGATAAGCAACGTCGCCCTCCTCCTGAGTCTCGTTTATAATATCGTTCCAATAAGGTACCGTGGAGACGATTTTTAAATAATCCCCCACTTTGAGATTGTGCGGCTCATCACAAGTGAACATGACACTAATTGAATTACCGTCAGTATAACCATAGTTCTCCAATTCAATGTCACTGAACGGGATTTGTTCGGTGTCACCGCTAAACTCATTTTTCGATATTTGGAACTTTAACATGTTGTAACACTTTCATCTTTATATTCATAAATAGACTGTTCTGTATTTACCTCACTCTTCGGGTCTGGTAAAAAGTCATTATAATACAACCCGTATTTTCCAAACATATCCTGCCTGTTCAAAAAGAAATTTATTGATTCGTCGATATAAAAGCAACCGTTAGCAAAGGTATATGTCGGCAATGTTTCATCTGTGTTATCAACATCCCATGCATTGACAACATCTCTCCAAATGTAAGTTGCGGTTCCAGTTTTTGTTGCATATGACGGTATCTCCAAATTCTCGCGGCGCACAACATATTGACCGTTGTTTATACCATCGCATATCATTATCCAGTCTCTATATCTGGCTGAGGGTTCATTGCGGCTAATCTTGTTGATGACGAAATTGTAGGCGTCCAGTACGGTCACCACATCCAGCCACCACTCGTCACCACTTGCTCTGTCGCGCAACAGTATGCGACCACCAGTCACATTGTGTTTTAATCTGGTCTGAATTTTGATGAAGATGCCATTGGCTTGTATCGGTTCGGCTTTATATACATCAACCACCTTGTGGGTTGCCTGGTGCACACTGCCATATCCTTTCAGTCTCAGGCGATAGTGCGGTTTATAGTAATAGCCCTCAATTCGATGAGTTACCGTTGAGGGGGCTTCTCTTGTATCTACATGAAAGTTTCCCAAGAGGTCGTCAGAAGTTATTTCATCATACTTTACAATATACTCACTGTTGGGTTCCATCTCACGTTGCATTGTATTGAAACGGAAGTTAACGTCACACAGTGGAGTTACCTCACATCTCCAGGGGCAAACCTCAACTACATCACCATAGAACCATTCATCGTTGATTGTAATGTCGGTTTTATCTCCAAGGGTTTGGTGAATGCCGCTTGCATCGTTATGTATCAAGTTAACATCGCCAAGTTCCCACATTTTATCTAGTAAGTTTCTGGAGTCGTCAGGCAAATGAAACAATTTGAAGCCACAGGTTACAGGCCCGAAGCAGTGTGAGAACTCCACGTTTTCACTGTCATACCTCTGTTGAGTGTACCATTCATCATGCCCCCTGTTGGTCTTGACTATTGTGACGTATATGTCGGTGAGCTTATTACCCATGCCGTCGGTTAATCCCTCAACATTTATATTATCGGTAAACACCGCCTGAGCTATACCGTCGCCATATATTGTCTGTGAAAACGCCAACGGATACTGTTCATTCTCGAAATTGAAATCAACTTTTTCGCGCTGCTGGTTGGTTCCGTATTTCATGTTCGGAACTTTCTTGAACTTTCTCACATAGTATGAGCACTCGGACGCTCCGTTACTCCTGGTAAAACGGAAACTAATGTAGTCCCTCCATAACCCGCCACCCTGCGACGGGGTTATATCAGCGTCGTCGTCGCCCGTCTTGAACGCACTGTTTATTATCTGACGTATAAACTGGTTGGCGTCGACGGTGGCTGTATGATAAGGTGTTTGTAAATCATGATTATACAACTCATAGAAAACACCATCCTTTGCTATATAGCGCTCGTTCTGGGATGGAATGTTTGTTAACCCGTATGTATCACTATAATATTGAACATAACTGTTGTTGTCACCGTCGGGAAATACGTCGAAACAATCCGCAAAAGTATCGGTTGGCATGTAGTCGTAGGTGCATATGTGTATTGCGTCGTTGTTTCTAACCAGATTACCCTGGATATATTCCTGGTTAGAATTAAAGTATTCAATATCATCCAGAACAAGCGGTTCATAGAAATAATCCTTTACATAATCCCAGGCTGTGTAGTTGTCACCGTCATGCTCTTTCGGCGTTGCAAAAATAGTATCCAGTATGGAAGTGTCCGACAGATAGAAATAATAGTCCTGATATTCAGCGTTCAGGTTGCCGATGCCAACAACCCTGCATTCTTCCTTCGTTTCATTTTCCATTGGGTGCCAGTGACCATTTTCCTCATCCTCGTTATAGTATAGGTGTATGTAGTCATCGACTTTTAGATTGTGTTTTGTGGCTGTCCTGAAAAGAAGGTAGTTCTCACCCTGTGGTCCCATGACATATTCAGCACTAACAATCAACAAAGCGTTGGTGCTACCATCCTGAACCAGTTTGAAATCCTTTGTTTCTTCACCTACCATTGTCTGTACGGTATATGTTGTGCAGTGTTCATATGGATATGTTATCTGGAAATCCCAGTTACTCTCCAGACGGTTCCTGTATTTGTTGTATTTCGGAATAAAAGAGAACAGTGTGCGGTCTGGATACATGTCAACAAACCCACAGTTGCTTTTATTGTTCAATGCCCGACTGATATTCATGTCATGGCCTTCAGCATTTTTGGATGGTATTGTGTTAGTATTATAGAATCCAAACCATCCGTTCTCTTCCCTGAGGTTTTCGGTAGTCGCATCATTATTCTCAAATGAAAACACGTCTTCCATATTATAAAGATGTTTTGACTGCAGTAGTGTGTCTCTTTCACTGTTGCGCGTACATTTTTCCACCTCTTCACCACTCTGGGTGCGCATATAGTCCTCGATGGTGTTGAAAGTGTCTTCGTTGGTATTATTCGGCAGTCTATTCACTATCCTGTACGTCTTGTTGCGAAGAATATGATTGTTGAAAAAATCCATGCCAGGATGATATTCGTAGCCAAATTTATCCTTGGAGTACTCTGTGTTGCGAATCATATAGTACGGAGTAAGACCATTCCTCTTGCCAGAAGCACTGGAAATATCTGGGTCTTGCGCACTCGATGATGGGTTTTGTTCAGTAACAACCCTAACGTCCGACGACCCTTCGTGTTTTATAATCTCAGTACATGGGTTGAATAACACATTCGTACAATACGGATTGACAGTAAGGATTAATCGATAGTCTTTGCATTCCTCACGTTCAAACAAGAAACGCTCATTCAAGTCCAATGTACCAACAGTTGAACTATCAATCAACGGACTTATATTACGTGTAATATTGACATTCAAATATTTGTCATCCTGAACAGCGTTGATTGATTTTCTATTTCCTGCTAATATTTTGATTGAATCATCCATCCTTAATAAATATTGAATTATTTAGTTTACATAGTTTACAGTTTCCTCAGTAAAACTCCAGTGTGAGTTATTAATTAATTCATCTTCAGTTGATATAGTACCATCTTGAGTGAAAGCGCAACAGTATTGAATACCTGTTATATCAGTTATCCAGACTCGTTGTCCTGCGACCAGGTCAATCGGTGTAGTTGGTGGGACAGTCACTTTAATTGACACGATATTCCACGATACAGTATAACCCGTCCTGTCTGTACCGCTACTACCGTTCCAGTCTGTGTACCACTTATTCTCAATACTAACAACATTCGTATCTGGTTCTAGTATATTTATGTTTTGGCTGTATAAAACAGACTCACCATCTCTTATTTCAAAGGTAAATGGATAATTGACCAAATTTTTCAGCTCGTGTATATCAGCAATATCATTGTCGCCAACCATTTTAAAATGGTCTTGGTCTGTTGCATCTGGTGATTTATATGTTTTGATTCGAGGTGTTATATATATATCTTGTTTGTATGGTGTAAACGATGTACCAAAATTATTGTAATCTATATTTGCAATACTCCTTAATCCGACAGTCTCAAAAATAGGCGAAATGAGACGGTTGTTTCCATTTTCATTTTCATATTCAACAACGGCAAAGAACTTCCCCGTTGGTGGGTAATTTCGAATATCCAAGTTGCACGGGAACTGTTGTTCGGTTTTATAATCAACACGATTCGACCAGCTTGTCTCTGTTGAGTATAAGTCACATACATCCAATCTAGTGTTTGGTTCGTATATCTGAGGTAGTGTTGTATACCTATATTGACCAGCTATGCTCTGTAGTTCATCCAACGGATAGAGCAATGTGTATTCATCAACAGATTCATCACCTGCTTTTACATAGGAATATACAGCAATATTTCCTCTGATATTATCAGGATTGGTTAATGACAAATGCAGTTCGTCAGGGTCGTCAATATAATATTTGTGAGAATGCAAGAATTTTGTCCCCTCGAATGTGATGGCGTTGCTATCTAGGTATTGAGTGTAGCTGTTGCCGTATCCGTCGTTAGATGTAAACGAATTGCTACCGTTTTCTATTTGAGTATATTGGTATGTTGGAGTGTAATTTGAGTTATACACATATTCACCGTAAATCGCATCGTTTGTTCCATTACCGCAATATATTAACTGGCGAATTTCGCTATCCTCGATAGTCGACTGTTCGGTCACCGCAACACTGAAATTATTCTTAACTATATTGGGGTGGTGTGACAAACTGTTACAACAATACCCAGCGGCAAATCCGTTCATATTGATGTACTGTGGGTCAGTCAAAGTCGTATTACCACCATCCATATACAATGGTATGTCGTTGAGCGGATGCCAAACACGAACAAAACTGAGATATAATGGTTTGTTAAGGAAGTGTACACCGAACAGCTTGTCAATTCTTACCTGGTCTGGGTATCCCGACTGTTCATTGTCAAAGTTATTTATACCTTCACTTATCGAAGCTGACGGTAAAGCTATATTGTTATTATCCTTTATTGCAACATAGTATGGATATTTATAGTTATTGTTATTGTCCATGTACGGTGTGTATACCCAAACGTCATTCACCAATGTTTTCATGAGTGTTGGAAGATAGAATACAGTTTCATTTTCTTCTAATCCAGCATCCAGGATAAACTTGACTCCAAGTGTCGGGTCTTGTGTTGGGTTGCTGTTTGGAACATCCACTCGCCCAATTACCAAGTATTTCACTGGCGGCTCGTTTGAACGATAAGTTACCCGTAACTGTGTATTTTCTTTTCCAATACGCAATGCGCCTTGTAACTGTTTCGAGAACTCTTTTCTCATTTCGACCACCCTGTTTAGTTCCGCTATAACATCCAATATCTCCTTGGTTGTTAAACCTTGGAAATCAGAATATGCATTATCCAGATAGTTTAAAGAGCCGTTTATATCCTCGGTAACAATAACCTCGTGTGTGTCTATGGTTTCGTAGTCAGTTCTAACGTAACTATCCAGTTCGATAATGATTCGGCGCATCAAATAAACCGTGTCTTGGGTTTGGTCTACTGTGTGAATACATGATATTTGCGGATATGCGCCATCCCCCCAGGCATTGGTGATTTCACCCCACCAGTCGCTGTTAATACAGTAGTCGGCTGTCCATGTGTATGGTGTTGAACAATCAACACCAGACCAAATGTACGACGCACCGTTACCATCATAATCATCACCCAATGCGATAGCGGTATTCTTAATAATTTCCAAATCCGTCGATATTTCCAGAGTGTCGATGGGATGGGCTGAGTTGTTATAATAGTAATGACCTATATTGTCAACATCATCCCAGCCATACAGGTTACCCCCATATGTCATATTTTCCAAACTAATATAAGAGACTCCGTTTTCGTTCCAACCACTTCTGAAGTTCCTTATGTTGTCATAGTCAATACCATTAATATACATATTGAACAACATTTCGGACACCAAGACGACTATTTTTGTTGAATTTCCACTGTCTTCATATATATCCGTTTCAGTTTCACATCTCTGAGTTATTGTTATTTCGTATTGCTGGGTACCATATGGTACGCCGAAATAATATTCACGCCTAGTTTCATTATAACCTAAATATCCGCTTCCGCTGCTAATAGGTATTGAATTGGTTACTATAACATCACACCCATTGTATGTGTCACCAAAAAATGTGCTATTTACAGGTCGTAACTCTATCTTGAAATTAGATACGTCAGCGTCGATATTTCTTACAATAATATAGCCCCCAATATCCCTAACAACCTCTTGAATCTGGGTATCTATACCACCTTGGTTGGCGATGGCGGCAAATGTTTGTGTCCAATCAATCTGGTTGGAACTGTCAAGCACCGCAAAACGGTTTTCTAGTTCACCGTTTTTACACGTAAAAGCATGCGGGTCGGCAATAAAGTTCACTCTCGGGGCCTCGAACGTTATGTCATCCGTGTACTCGTTACCATTACCGTCGGTGATGACAATATCATATGTACTATTCGGTATACATTCGTTTAGGTGAGATATGTTTTGTACGTCATACCAAGGATAATGACTATATCCGTTTGGCGCGTTTTCGGTACTACCAATGTAAAACTTCTCTTTGGTAACATTATTTATGTAATAAACAATATCAGGGTGGTCACGGTTTATTAATGTAATTGAAATCGGAGTATCCATATATACATTAAACGCTATATAGCCGTCGCGTATCTCAATGAGTTCCTGACACCATGAATTACCATTAAATGTTATATCATATGCTGGGACGATATTACTTTCCGTAACACAGTCGCTGAAATATTCTGTGTTAAATTTATCAAGTGCTGTACTACCCTCTTTTAATCCAAAATAAAAATAGAATGAGTTTTCATATCGCGGTTGCCTTAAACCAGCTGTAACGCCAGACCAGCCACCAACTTTGTGGTCGTGCTCATAAAAATATATTTTTTTATTATGAGTATCAGCAAAATTAACTTGTTTTTCGTAATTACCATACCTGAAATTCAAATAAGCATCACTTGATTTTTCCAAATTATAGTTGTCCCTGTAATTAGGGTGACCTCCATTGTGCTCATTACACACACCTGTTTCTGGATGTCCCATTTTACCATCTCTCACGGCACTTGAACTCATTATTTTGAAAAGTGAACCATCAAAATTATCAACGTACAGGTGGTTGAAATCATATTCAATTCGTCCAGTGTTTGGATTGTATTTTGTTTTCAAGAAATTACCATTCAGGGTTGCAAACATGCTTCGGTAATCCATATCATATATCTCATCATAAGATACAAATCCGTCTGGTGTCAAACGTTTTGTGTAATTATCGTCTATTTTGTCCTCGGTGAGTGGTTCGGTTGCGCTATTTATAGCATCCATGTCAATGATATCCTGGGACTCATCTAGCGATACACCTAACTCACATATTCTTGACAGGTTGATACATGATTTTGGTTTGGTGTAATGTTTGAAACAGGTTAGTCCATAAAACAATCCACCTGCATCATATTGTGTTGTGTTATAATTATCACCTTGAGCCCCCTGGTCGCACCCCAAGTCACCCCAGTCGGCACCTGTAAACTCACTGACTTGATTAATTTTTTTCTCAGTATCCTTTTCATTTTCACTACTACCGTCATTTACCCCACCCTCATCAGACTCATTATTATCATAATCTTCTACCAATAAATCTGGCGGCATATTGTACGTTGTACTACTCAACGCTTTAAAAAACTGTGGAATACCATAAATATCACATGAATTTAAACTACCCAGTAATACAATGTCTGTTGCATACAACGTAATAGTGTCCTTGTTACCATTCATGTCATAGTAAACTGGTTTGTAATACTGAACTCTGTCACCTAACATTGTTTCCTTTTCATATATAATACCCGTTCTTACATGTTGATATGTTCTTGAATATTTATGACATCTGTAACCGTAGCAATTTTTCTCCGTCTGTTCTTTAAATGTTAAAGTTTCTATTCCTGTATTAGGGTCTTGACTACTTCCGAGAATTGTTCCCGAATCATCTTCTAACGCCTCTATACTGCCCATATTATCACCACTGTTAGAAATAAAAGTTCTCCTGGGCACCATTGTATTATATAATTTTAATTTCTTTTTGTATTTGCCTTTCGGCATTAATGTGTTATCGTTGGCACAGTACTGGTCTTTAGCCTTCCATTTCACGCCGAGAATTTTTCTCTCAGGCTTAATTCTCCTATACCATAACGGAAAATATAATACACCGTTAACCCAATCGTTATAAAAATTAAACGATGTTACCTCATTCTCCTGAGCTAACTGGTTTTCAATGCAGTTATATACTTGTGCAATAGTCGCGTTAGAACATTCACCACACTTATATTCTGTTGCCATAGCTACGTCGTGCCAAACGGTAATTAATTCCTCGGGTAAACCTGGTGCTATGCTATATACATCCCCTTCATCGTTTTCACAAATATTGGATAGTTTTATACCACAATGTATTGAATATACTATAACAAAAAAAATCGCACCCAGACCACCAATTTGGTATTTGTAATCGCCTTTGGCTGTATTAAAATCCCAAGCTTTGACCTCGTTTTTGCATAAACTACCTAAATAATATTCAATGCTAATCTCTGCGGCTAGCTCTGATGGTTCATCCTCTGGAGTTGCACCATCAACCTCACTTTCCATCCTTTTTTCAGATTTCCATTTCCAGTCACCGTTAATATACTTTCTTCTTTTTGCAAAAATTTTTCTAACTACTTCTAAGTTACTTGTTAAACTTAATTCCACACACTTTACTCCAGCCTTATAAAAACCTAAACTTATACCCCCGATTATCCTATTCACGAAACTAGTAAGCATTACAATAATTTTCATCAGTGTACACAGGAACATGTACGTGAAGTTGAACTTGATTCTGAGGTTGTTGAACGGCATTGGGTTGTTGTCGCCCGAATGATTGACCATCTTTATACCCAAGTGTCTCAGATTGTTCGGAAGTCGACTCTTCTGTAGTCTTGGTATATAATTTTTGACAGTGTATACATTGTTCCACATCAGGTCGCGGAAATTCTCGTTCTTTGTTCTGGAACCGAATTCATAGTCGATAAGTTTGGTTGATGTGAAATCTGGGTATGAATCATCGGTACCACTACAAAGGTGTGGATTGTTAGGTATGAGATACCTGGCTCTCTTTCTTGCAATCATATCCCCAGGAGAATCGGCCATGTTGACTCTGAAACGTACCCTGGTGCGTGTTGGAATACCTTTGTCGGGGTTGTCTGACAGAACCATGTTACCGAACTCGTCGGTTATGATATAATCGAGGTTCATTGGTATCTGGTAGCACCATACACCGTTCTCGTTGATAACCTTGTCACCCTGCACGGAATACTGTTCAACCTTACCGTCGTAAGTCTTGCGAATCATTTCAATTCTGCCCTCACCAGTCACCAGCTCAGACATCTTTCCTTGACCTTTGGCAGCAACACAGCGTTTGCTCAACGAGTTCTCACCAGTGTCGGTGATTACACTACCCATAAAGATACAGGTAGGTTCGAACTTATAGTCAAGATTAAAATCACAGCGGGTGATTGCTGCGTTGGTTGATGTATTAGTTGTATCGCCCCAGAAAGGATAGACATACACACTGTTGTCCTTGGACATAATCTGTACAAGGGATGTCAGGTTAGTGTCTTTCTTGAACTTGGTCGGGCTGTCGAACAGGTTTGCGCTGTAGCCCTTATACATCATATCCCTAGGGGTTTGTGACAAGATACCGATATCGGATAGGTCGACATCCATGTGGATTTGCTGCATACCAACTGGAACACCATATATCATATAGTCGCCAGCATTGTTGGTTTTGGTTGTATATTTATAGTATTTGTCAAATATCTCAACCCAATCCTGGTTGTCCAGGACAATTCTCTTTGTAGGAAACGTACCTACGTTCTGATGACACGCATCGTCGGATTCACTGGGAAGCAGATTGTATTTGATTGTAGCCCCGTATGTATCCTGTGGGGTTGTAAACTGATACAGAAGCCGATGTCTCATATCCTCGGTACCGTCGTATGGAACGAATACTGAAACCTTGGCGTTAGGTACACCGAAGCCGCCATTGGCTAAAACACGTCCAGCGACAACACCAGTGTTGGATGCCATAAGACGATAGGCGTTTGTCTGGTCTAAGGTCAGAGACAATATCTCGAATTTTTCAAATGTCTGGTCGAAATTTACATGGACAACCGCGTCCTGGTTGACTGTGGTTCTAATTCTGTATGATTTATTGTTTTTTCCCATTAATCCTCTTTAAAATTTTGCTTATATTGATACCGTGTCCAGTTACGAGACAATACACGGCGTAGCACACCAGAAAAGGTATACATATAATAAGTAGAGCTGTCAATAAAATTACAATGAAAAACTTTGAGATAAAGTTAGCCGCCAACTGCACTCCGCGCCGCTCCTCGGTAGCCTCTCCGTCGGCGTATTTCTCGGCTTTCTTAGCCTGTTCTTTACATTTGCATCCCATTTTTGTATAGTATTTTTATTATAATATATACATATTTAGGAAAATAAACAAAGGGAGACGACTTTAACCATCTCCCTCGATATTTGTAAGACTATGTTCGGAACATTATTCCTGTGTCTGGTTCCAGTTTACTTGACCGCCTGTGCTTGTACTGGCGTTCTGCGACCAGCCTTGGTTGGGCTGAGCCTGTTTATTCTGAGGGGTCTGCTGGTGTGCCTGCTGTTGCTGAGTTTGTTGCTGGGGCTGTTGGTTTTGCTGACCCTGTTGACCACCCTGTTGGTTCTGTCCACCCATGAGACCTCCAATAATATTTTTACCTGTCTGGAGAATGTTTCCAAAGGGGTTACCGCCTTGCTGACCGTTACCGCCTTGCTGACCGTTACCGCCAAGCAATCCACCGAGGACGTTGCCAATTCCACCACCGTTGGAACCGCCGCCCAAGCTACCGATGCCAAGCAGTTGACCAATCATTGACGGGTTAAGGTTTCCGAGTATGCCACCGAGCATGCCTTCATCGATACTTTCGTTCATAGCACCGTTCATACCGCCGCCCTGTGCAGCCTGTTTCTTTAGTTTAATACTGTTCTGAATTTCGTTACCAAGTGCCATTGCAAACAGTTTCGACGTAAGAACTCTGTACAAAACACCGTTCTTGTCGAGTTTGAGCAGATTAGCAATCAAATCGACAGCCTTTTTAATCAGTCCGCTGCCAAGTAAACCACCAATCATACCGAGACCGCCTTCGTCAACCTCTTCGTTGAGACCGTTGCAGGCAGCGCCGCATTCATTGGTTCCACACTCGTTGGTGCCGCATTCAGCCATTGATTCGTTCATAATACGTATGACCGATTCGCTGATTAAGCTATGTAATTCCTTTTCAGTTAGTTTAACAACTTTTTTCATTCTTTATGCAATTGTTTTATTATTATAAATATAAATATCATTTTGTTTGAAATTGTTATCTCTGTTTTACTCTTACACGAATGTCCTTCTCGGGATACTTGATTTCAAACATGGTGTCGATTGTTCCATACAGGGTCTTGTCACTGTCAAACAAGTCAATCTCGTTTTCATCAGTCTGTCCGCCAAGTGCATTGTAGTGCATCATGTCAGCACATGATTCATAATCCACAAGCGACTGGTTAATTTCATCATCGGAATATCCGTCATCGGCACCGACTTTATTATAACAACGCAAGGCAATCATATTTACAACTCCGTCGAGTTTGGAAATCTCTTTCTCCAAGTCACCAAGGAAAATATCCTCACCCATCAAATGTTTTCTGATGTCCATATAGTCCTGGATAAGCTGTATGATGCGCTGAATCACCTCGCTTTTGTCATAAGCTTTGTCGATATAGACGTTGCAGTCGAATGCCAGGTTGATTATCTTTCCAGAACGTATCTCAACAAAGTCGTTAACACACTTGTATTCTTTCAGGTATTCCTTCATGTTATCAGCTACCGTTTCGGACAGCGGTGATGAAAGTTTACCCTGATAATCCAGACCTAGAGTGTAGATTACAACCTTGTTGTTCTCTTCCACAACACTATATCTAAACGGAGTTCCATATTTCGGATGGATTTGGGACAGCTTACTGTAGTAATCCTTTAAAGTAACGCATCTGTTTTGCGCAGCTGAATTGTATTTAATTAAATACTTGATTTCCTCATCGGTCGGAGCATCTTTACCTCCATATGACGCTGTTGGGTTGGTGACTGTCAAGGTGTTCTTCACACTGGCTTTTTTCTTGGCGTCGTTAGGGTCGTTGCAATTACCCTCTATACTCATATTAAGATATGATATGGTTGACAGTGTGTCGGCACCGATATTGGAGATTTCACCACCGCCAACGTGATAAAGAACAAACACTGTAGTTCCAGCCTCGGGCAAAACACCCATATAGTCGTTGGCTTCCATACGGCTCATCATGTATCTGGTAAACTCAGTAGCATCACCAGGTATTTCACCATAATAATTACGAAGTCCAGCGCCGAATATAATCTTAAGTTTTCCTGTGTCGGTAAATTCTGTTATAAATTTGTTTTTCAAACGTTTCCATTCACCTTGCATTGCGAACCTGATATCTTCGGTCTGTGGGTCACCGTTGTCGTCGATATATTCAAACGAGTCAATTGCCGTCCATACTGGGTTGTAATAACCGTTGTCTGTATTTTCGTCAACAACATATCCGAAACGATACTGGTCAACGAGGTTGACAACCTCAAAGTATCTCTGAACGGGCTTACCAGCCTGGTCTTTATACGACTCCAAATCAACATAGAACTCAGCGATTGTCGGGTCGTTGGAGAGACTGGTACCCTGTTTAACCAATATACTTTCAACGTTACAGATGTCCGAGTCGGTTAAAGTTATCGACATGAACGGTTCAATATCGGCGTTGCTGATAGTTTTACGATATATCTTGTTATGACCCGCCCGTGCAATACCAAGCTTTTTGTATGTGTAGTTGATAATATTGCCGTTACTGTCCCTGTTGGGAATAATCTGTCGATTTGATATTCCGTTTTCATCAAACTGGGTGGCAAAATCCATGTCAGCTGTAAGTTCGAAAGTATTTGCTCCATCAGAAAACAAAGTACCGCGTTTCACTTTAGGGCAATAACTTTCATCAGGTATTGAAATGGTATTTCCCATGTTGTTTACAGCACTGGTATTCATAGGGATATTGCACGATAATTCAACCTCTACTATAGCACACTTCGCACCGTCGATTTTTAACCCGTTGGTTCTTGCTATATTCAACAGCGCACCACGGGAAGTACAACTGTCGATGTCGGTTTCCTGATAGTTTCTGTCAATCGCATTGCTCAGAACATCCGCAACGTCAGCCTGTATGTCAATCAGCCATTGACCGATGCCAGCGTCGTTGTAATTCTGGAATATGTCAGGATAATATTTCTGACTTATATCAATCAAGTCGCTTCGAAAATCATCGTAAGTCCTGTCGAGGTATATTAACTTGTTGTCTGCCATTTAAGTTTATATTGTTTGTGATAATTCATAATTATGTCTCTCACCATCCTTCTCCAATAATGAATATTGTAGCTTTACATTCAATCCCCTGTTGTCGTCAAACTCCTCAACCTCAACATTGTCAACCTCACAGTTGGAAACGTATTTCCTCACCTTCTCCTTTACCTCCAACACAACATCATCCCAAGTCTGCTGGTCGTTCGGTTCAAAAAGATATTGGATTAGCTTGGTTCCAAACAACGGGTCTCTCAACTTCTGCCCCTCTGGAGTGAAAATGAGATGAACCAGCTGGGATTTAACCTCGTCAGCTCGGGTCATATTCATATCCAGGAGATATTTACCGCTTTTTATCTGACACGGGAACGCTATGCCGAATTTCTGTGTTCTAGCCATTGTTTAATTGTTTATGTGTTTAATCTGCAACACAGTTATCAACCAGGTTGTTCCAACTCTGCATAACACCCTTTACATAATGGTTGAAATTAGCGTTGTTACATTGGTTTGCCGCCTGTAACAGAGCTGTCTTAAATTGTTGTGCCGCTTGTTCCATATTACAGTTCGCCATTGCCTCGGATACGTTTACACGTTCCTCTTGTGATAGTCCGTTACCAGTGTTAGGTGTGTTGGCAGTATTTTCGCTATTGCTGTTATTACTATTGCTGGTTGGCTGTACATTGCTCGGAGCGACCGCTGTCGAATGAAGCAGTTTCAGGAATCCCTCGTTGAGTTTCTGTTCCTCTAAAGCCTTCGTAATAATGCGGCGTATATCCTGTTCGGTTAAATGTATAACTTTTTTCATCTCTTTTATTATATAATTTATAAATAAATAGAGATAAAAACAAAAAAGACTCTGTATGATAACAGAGCCTTTTTTTCTTTGTATGTGGTTTTACCGTTAACTGCAACGCGACCAGCCACAACTAGGGCAGTGGACACAACCTCCTTCGTTAACCAGTTTACTGCCACATTCTGGACACGCCTCATCGGTTTCGGTTGGCGCGATATATTTGGATAACACTCTGGAAATAGCTCTATTGAAGGAATTGATTCCGTCGTTGCACTTATCTTCCAGCTTGATGATATCTTCCAAACGCATACCAGTACGCAGGTTGCCGCTGACATGGAGGGCAACGTTACGGTATTCACGCTTTTCACTCCACTCCTTGATATTGTACACAGCGTTTTTAATGTTCTCAGTGTCGAGTTTGGTGAGCTTTCTACCCTCATTGACAATTTCGGAAATCTTGTCGATTTCGCCGAAGATGTCATAGTCATCACCCAGAGCGATTGCCACGTTGTCGATAGTGAGGATATCGGATTCAAATTTGTATTCTCTCTTTTTTACTCTGGTAATCTTGCCTTTGTGGTTCTTCACCTTCTGACAGTTGTCGCACGGGAGTGCAAAGAGTTCATATGGCTTATCGTTCAACAAACCAACAATAATGATAAAGTTCTCACCCTGTACCTTGACCTGATAGTAGTCGGCTGGCAGAGTCTTCGGACGTTTCGGGGCGTTGACAGTGTCGAACGTACCCTCCACCTCTTTCTTACCGCCACGGTTGAGGATGGCAAGACGCTTGCAGTTCTCACGGAACACCGTTACACCCTTCAACCCCTGTTTCCAGGCTTGCATATAAATGTCATACACATCGTTGACGGTCGCTTTCTCTGGCAGGTTGATTGTTGAGCTGATTGAAGCGTCGATATTTTTCTGGAGTGCAGCCTGCATACCAACACGTTCCATCGGGGTTAACTCAGCCGAAGCTACAAAGTAGTCGGGTAGTTCGTCAAGCTTCTTGTTAATATATTCTTGGTCAAGATTATATATGTCAATGTTATCACCGAAATAGTCCAGGACTGCTTGTGGGAATACGTTATATGACTGTTCACCAATCGACTTGGTGTCCCTGGTATAGTAGTAATCAAACATAGGTTCCCCGCCACCAGCGGTCGCGTTCAGCATTGTTGAGATGGTTCCCGTAGGAGCAATCGTTAGCAACTGGCTGTTGAGGGGGTATTTACCTTTGTATTTCGGGTCGATAAACGGTTCCACTCTGGTTTTGTAGAACTCGGACTCAAACATTTTGTCATAGACAACACCTGATGTGTTGAGTTCACATGATTCCTCGAAAGCAGCAATCAGCATTGTATGCGTGATGTCATCGGCAGCCTTCTGTCCTTCAGGAGAACCATACTTGACGCCCATTTTCAATAAAGCACCTGCAAGGTCAAAGATGCCGAGACCAATTTGTTTATACTGACGGGCAGTCTGGCGCTGGACTTCAAGTGGATGCAGTTCAGTACCCTCCACCTGGATTTCATTCAAGGCTTTAGTTGCAATCTTTACGTCCTTTTTGAACTCGTCAAAATTAAACTCACCGTTTTCCTTTACATATTGATAAAGGTTCATTGAGCCTAACAAACACGCACCACCGTCTGGGAGGGGTTCTTCGGCGCATGGGTTTACACCAGCATAAACAAAATCCTCGTTAGCCGACATAAGGTTGTAGTTGGAAATTCTATCCCAGTAGAGAATACCTGGCTCACCATAATCCCAGTTGTTTTTCGCCAATTTCATGAAAAGCTCTCTAGCTTTAACCTTGCGGAGATAGACAGGTCCGCTTGTGGTGTCAACCTTGGTTAAGTTATTATATTCCAGCGCGTCTTTCTCCTGATTACTGATTGTCATTTCACATGGCCAGTGGAGAATGTAGTCCTCGTTATTTTCCACTGCGGTCATGAAGTCATCGTGCATCCTCACCGAAATGTTGGCATTGGTGATTTGGTCTGTGTTAGCCTTGATATCAATAAACTCTGGAGCATCGGGATGTTTGATGTCAATTGAAATCATCAAAGCACCACGGCGACCGTGCTGTCCTATCGTACCAGTCACATTGTCAAAAGTTTTCATGAATGAGACGGCACCAGTAGTTGTCTTCGCGCTGTTGTGGACGTCAGCACCAGCTGGCCTAAGTTTCGAAATGTCAATACCAACGCCGCCACCATATGAATAGGTGCGAGCCATCTTAGCTGCACAGTCGTAAATACTCTCGATTGAATCGTCAACCGAAAGTACGTAGCAATTGCTTAGGGTTGATTTAACACCTCGGTCTCTTAATCCCCTGTTGGAAATTATACGTCCGCCAGGGATGAATTTTTTCTCAAGAAACAGTCTTTTTGCATCTGGGTTGCCACCTGAAACTCGTTCAGCCCACCCGTTCAAGTCCTCATTCGGCTGAAGGTACTTCCTACTAACAATGTCAATGCCTAACTGATTGTTATTCAGCCATTTCTTTAATTCATTATTTGTGTTGTTCATAAAAAAATTGATTAGTGAAATATAGTATATATAGTTGAAAAATCTTATTTTTTTCACCTATTTTCTCTGACTATCTCGTATCTGTTTGGCAGTCGCGGTGTTATAATTTTGAGTATTATTTAACGCACTGTCGACGTCGTCTGTCATGGTACTGAAATCAAACTTCGTCGTACCGTTGTTGAATGTTACACCTAGGAATTCATTGCGCTTGATACGCCCAGGACGGAACTTGTTGATAAAGATATTAATTTTATCCTCAAGACGCATCGCCTCCGTTCTGGCGAACGAAATGATGACATGTCCAATCTGGACTTTCTTTACCGAACCACCAGCTTGACTCATGCCAACAATCTGCTGATTGAACGAGTCTTTGGTTCCCTGGACTGGGCACCATAAAGCAACATTGAATTCGTGCGCTATTGCCTCCAGCTTACGCATGGTTATACCTTCCCTGGTATATTCTTTGTCCTCGATGGACGAGCCACGTTCAAGTTTCAAGCATTCAAAGTAGTCGACAACCACCATGTCAGGTTTAAAGCCTCTGGCTATCAACTGTTTTATTTTAGCCTTAAGGTCACTTGCTGAAAATTCTCCAGACTGAGGGTGGAATGCAATCACATTGTCCTGTATCATTTGTTTCCACTCGTTCTGATTTATCATCTGAACAACAATCGGACGAATTTCAGGCTGACTAAGTGTACATGCATCAAAATCAGTCAGGAATGCATAGTATTTACGTTTGATGTTTACATCCTCATCTTCGAAATGAATATGTAGAACTTTATATCCTTTATAGTTATTTTCCTCAGTCTTGGTAACCGCTGCATTCGCTGCAAACCCTGTCGTAGCCGAGGTTTTACCGACACTAGATGGCGCTATTATAATACCAAGTTCACCCTTAGCCAAGCCACCATAAAGTGCCTCGTCAAGTTTGTCGGCACCCGTAGGAATTGCACAACGATAATCCTCCTTCAGCGCATCCTCCATATTATCGAAGATATGGTAGCCAAGTTCAGTTTTGTTGTTACACTCTAAGGCTTTTTTGAATATATCCTCAATATCATAATATCTTTCATTATTTCCCTCTTGGATAATGTCTTGAGCCTCTTTGATTGCCTTAATAAGATTCTGTTGTTTGAAAAACTTTTCAGAGTAACCTTCAATCAAGTCAATACCGCGTGTGGTGATATTGCTGATTTTGTCCAACATAGCTAAACACTGTTCCTTTTCAACAGCATTGCTTACTTTGCTGCGAATCAGAGTATCCAAATCCTTGTATGAAGCCACAGTTTCATTGAGGGCGTATCTGTCTTTCATGAAACCAACTATTCGGCGCAGGTGTGCCACACTGAACATATTTTGGTTTATGATAGGCTCAAGTCCAATGAAAAACTGCTGGTCTTCAATGAAACACTTGACGAGTTCAATCTGAAAATCTTCTCCTAAATAGCCTAAATCTTCTTTTTTCTCTAATACTTTAGCCATTGTGTTAACTGGTTATGTGTTGGAAGAATATGGGAACCGCCGACATCGATTAAATAGCGGTTCCCGTTCAAGTACGTGTGTTGTTACGGGCGAACTGGACCGTATTTCTTGTTACAATACTCTCTCCAAGCGTTCACATAATCGCGGGCGTAAGCTGTATAAGCATACTTTTTGGATGTTTCTGGGTTAATACCCGAAACTGTTGCAAATGTAGCGTCAACTCCGTATTTGGTTGACTTGGTATACTGTTTTGGTGCCTCATTGTCACTGTTTGAACACACTTCGCAAATGCGTTTGATAATTTCAACCACGAGGTCGTCCTTACCCGTGTTCATCAACTGTACCATTGGATACTGAGAACGGGCATTAGTGATATCTACGCTGTTACGGACGTATTTCGGATACTGGGAACCGTCCCATATTTCCTCATAGACAACGCGGTCGTCGACAATAAACAGAAATTTGAATGTTACGTCCCACGGCTGAACAAACTCAGTCTCATCATAGGGCTTTGGCTCGTATTCCACGTAGGTGACCTCATTTATAGGACAGCCGTTCTCGTCTTTAGCAAAACCTGTCATCTTGGTTCTGCAGTCCTGAGTACTACGGGTGAAAATACGACTTTTCGACTCCAAATCCCTCTTGATGAGCTGGACTATACCCTTTCGTTTGCCAAGATAGTCCATCTGCTCCTGCTTAGGACCACGATAGCCGCCAAGGGCTTCGAACAACTCCTGGGAGGTTAAGCTTTCGCTGTTGAAGCGGGGGATTTTGAAGTATCGCTGACAAATAATGTTGTCATTGACCTGTAATTGGAACTGAAATCTTTCGCGATAATTACTATTATCTACTTTTTTTGGTGTTTTTACTGTTTCTTCCATGTAGAAGTTTTTAAAAGTTAAACATTAAGTTAATTGCTATTCTTCCTTACTATTAATATACGTTTTTTTTCTCTCTATCTATCAAAAATCTGAATTCAGTGAAAAAATTTCCGAACCTGTTTTCGTCTTTCAGGTCGTCAATATTGTATTTCATAAGTATTTGATAAAGATTCGACATTGTACGGTCTTCTGTATCCAGCGGGGCATACATTATCCCATCTAATGTCTTTTTAGCATCTCCTGGCATTAACGGGTGCCATAAATCAATGATTTTTTGATTGATTTCGTAGATTTTCTCACCCTGGATGCCATCTGTGGTTCTGTTTACTATGTTTTCAGCCCATTTTAAAGGCTTTTTCTTGTCTTTTGCCCGTTCCTCGTTAATTTTCCTAGCACCTTCAACGACCTCTTCCAATGTTACCTTGCGCTGTTTGAACTCTGGGAAGTTCTCAAACAACGTCTTTTCGCCGACACCCTTAATACCTTTAATGTTATCAGAAGCGTCGCCGCATATCATCTTTTTCAAGACAACATTCTGGTAGTTGTATCCCATCTGTTCGGTATGATTACGACTATTGATAAAGCGTATGCCGCTTTCGTTTGGTTTCTTGATTGCCAGAATAACATCATCCTTACCGTCATTGACAGTACTTTTGTGTATCAGTTGTGACAGGTCTCGGTCATTGGAAAAAATGACAATATTTTCCTCTGGCTTTTTATGTGAAACATAATATCCAATGAAGTCGTCAGCCTCAGTGTCCTCACAGAGGCACTGTCTTATGCACAGTTCCTCGAGACATTCGATTAATATTCCGCGCTGCCAATGGAAATTCTCTTTTTCGTCCTCCGTTTTGGATGACTTGCCGTAAATTTTGTTCTGCATGTAGGCAATACGAGCGTTGACCTCTTTCATATAATCAGAAAGATTGTCATCATTGTAAGTTTTATCACGATTCGCTTTATAGTCTCTATAGAGGTTGTAACGGAGCTGACCCGAGTTTTCCGAGTCCCAGAATACATAAACATATCTGAAATTTCCTTTTTGTAGTAAAAGTTTCATCTGGAGCAGGAATGCAAACACAGCTCCAATCTCGCGACCGTCGCTGGAAGTCTTCTTGCTAGTGTGGAATACCATTTCAAGAAGACTTGACCCATCGACTAGTAACGTGTTGAACGTCTTTACCCCAAGCTGGGGATTCTTTTCCTTTATATTATTTGGTATCGGCTGGCTCATCAGTTGCTTTTTCAGGATTGGGAGTTGATGCGGGCTTGTTGTCGGCTAGATAACAGAAAATATTACCTTTTGGGTTGATAAGGATGTCCTTTTCCATATCCAGGTTGTACTTATAAGCCTCAGCCTGGTATTCCTCTTTAGTTTTGAATACAACCATCTTGGGGTTGTCGTTCGGGTTGTTCTTGCCTTCCGTATAGCCTGTTAACATACGGAATGTCTTGTGACTGATTTTTTCACATTTGTCTTCCACGAGGTTAAACTCAACCTCATCCTGTTTTACTAGATTTACTTTCATATTTTTTTAGATGTTAATTATTATTTCCTTTTACAGATTGGGGAAGATTAATCATCCTCCTCAACCTCACCGTATTCGATATCGGATTCGTTGACATCGAGTTTACCGCTGGCGCGATTTTGAAGTTCCTTCAAAATGTTGCCGACATGTTCTTTCTTGTAGTCCTCAAGACTATCAGGCGAAATGAAGCCAGTATCCGTTGCAACCATCGGTCCTTCGTAACAAACGTTATGCGGGGCGTCAAGATGGTTTTTCAAAATCTTGATTTTGGTTTCAGTGGCATAACTGTAATTAACGCCTTTGGCTGTTGCGGTAAGACGTTTTACACCGCTAGTCAACTGACCGCCGAGCAGGATTTCCAAACGAGTGGCATACTTAAAAGCGTTACCGCCTTTGGTTCTCATAATTGGAGGCCCTACGGGTGAAGTTGTATTATCCATCCAAACCTTATTGATATAAATAAACGTGTTGGTGTACTTGCTATCCATCTTCCTAGAGGATGGAATAAGGTTGTTTACAATCTTATTGAACGACACTGACAGAGCACCAGCTGCCCACATATTATTAGCTGAAAGTGACTTGTACTCCTTGAAGCAACCGATTGAACCGACTGAATCCCAGATGAAAACCATATCCTGGTCAATCTCCCCGTCGCGCTGAGCTCTGATAAGTTCCTCCATGCAGTGGGCGATGTCCTCAAGTACAGCCTCTCCGCGGTTCTTGTTGGTCTCCTTGCCAGTGCTGTAGTCGAATGTACCGTAAAGTTCAGCTAGCTTGGTTGTGTTGAAATAAAGGAAGTTTCCTTCCCAGTTCACGATACGGTTCTCTGTGTGTGTTGTCACCTCTCCTGTGTCTGGATTAATATCCTCAACCTCCACATCATCATAGACTGGTGTAGCCTGAAGTCCCATGTGAACCGCATATTCAAATGAAAACGCATTCTCTGTATCAAAATACACTGGGATTTTTCCCTGACGCTGGGCTGCTACCATTGCATGGTTGATAAGTGTGGTTTTACCTGTGTTGGAGTGACCAATAATCGACGTTATATAACCAACTGGGATGCCAGGTAGTTTGGTTGCGTCCTGGAACGCCTGGGGCATGTACAGCCAATCCATCGGTTTGTCGGCGTTGCTAACCATATCAACGTTTCCTTTTTTGGAACTGTCCTTGACGTAGGTCATGCCCATTTTTTCCTTAAATGCTGCAATTCCAGTCTTCTGGATACCAGCACCTTTCTTTACTGCTTGTTTTGCCATAAATCTTACATTATTGATTGATTATGTTATTTTCATTTTCTGGTTTGGAACCGTTTTCTATCATTTTGTCAACTGCTTGTGATAGTCTTGTCATGAGTTCATTGGATTTTTCTTCCATTTCATTTATCCTTTCCTCGGTTAGGAATTGCGGGTTGATACACTCCACTCTTGTTGTTCTGCTTTCAGGGTCGGGAATAAAATAAAACTCCACACTTTCATCCTTGCCTCTCGTTATACAATCCGCAATTTCCGACATATATGCTGGTACATCGCTATCGCAAATGCTTTCTACTCCGATATAAAATACTAATATAAGTTTGTCTTTGAAATTCATGAAACTGTGTTGTTTATTCAGTTATTTCACTCAGTTTTTCCTTGAAACATTTTCGACACATTGGGGTATACATCTGGTTTCCTCCAATCTGTACCTGTTCTCCGTTGGTTACCACCTCCCCATATTCATTCACCCTTGCATTGATTATCGCCTTGCGACCACACTGACACGAAACCTTAATCTCCTCAATATTGTCTGCAAGTTCGAACAATCTCTGACTCCCAGGAAACATATGTCCTGTGAAATCGTTTCTCAATCCGTAACACATAACGTCGATATTAAGCTGGTCGACAATGTCAGCCAACTGTTCCACGTGAGCGGGTGTTAAGAACTGAGCTTCATCGCACAGAATCCATTTTGGTGATGAGCCTCCCATAGCTTCGGTGTTAATACAATATTCGTTGATGATATCGTATATGTTGTCGATATTCCCTATTGACAGACAGGGTATCTCGATACCAATACGAGATTTAATTATATCAGCACCGTCACGGGTATCCACTGCGGGTTTGATACACAAAATTGATGTACCGTTTTCTAGGAAAGAGTGTGCCTTCATGATAAGATGAGCACTTTTTCCCGCGTTCATTGTGGAAAAAATAAAATAAAGTTTACTCATTAGGAATTTTTTTAGAACGGTAAATCATCTTCAACTTCTTCTTCCTGGACTGCTGGAGTCTGGACTGGCTGTTCCTGAAGCGCTTGTTTTGCTTTCTCTACAATAGCCGCCTCTTCCTTTTTCAATTCCTCAGGGTCTTTCCATACAACAAACTTGTTTTCCTCTTTGCTCCATACTGGCGACTCGCCGTCAGCAACAATCTTCAGATAGTCATATGATTTGCTGCGGTACATATCCCTCCAGTCTTTCGGGTCGTTTACCCAAGCGTCTATCTGTTCTTGTGTTTCAGCAAGCGGTGTTGGAACCACATCAGCGTCGAGACTGATAACAGTCTTGGCTGGCGCTCCTGGAGTCGGGTCTGTATCTTGGGTCAAAGTCAAAATGATATCATACCCGTTTTTATAATCGAACATGTCAATATTACGCTTCTTGCGCAATGTGTACATATTCAATAGCTGGTCGAAAATTCCGCTACCATCATCGCGTTTGTTGAAACGCCAGAACTTGATGCCTTCAGCCTCATGACCGCGTTCAATGACACGGACAATATAGGCGGTCTTGGAATCATATTTGTAAGCCTGTTTACAAACGGCTTTCCGTTCCGCGCTTTTCTCTGGCAACTCGTTTGCCTCGGTAAAAATCTCAGTCATGCGGTTGCATAGCGGGCAGCCTCGTTCATCATGTTTGTCGAGGTGCGGGTCTTTGAGGCAAATAAATGATTTGAATTTACCGTTAGATATGGTTTTAGCTCGCTGTTGCTTCTCATTCAACATAATGGAATGAACTTCAACAGGAATTGCTACCTTATACCTATCATCAATATCCTTGGTAAGGACTATGCGAACCTGAATTTCGCGTCTGTCTTCCCCCTCGTTCAGTCTTGTGTCTAGATAATTATCGGTACTGAACTCTGTTTTTGGGGTTTTAGATGGATTGTTTTTTGGCTTCTGTCTTCCTTCATCGAACAAACCGTTTTCATTTACATCTTCTGTCATTTTAACTATATATTAATCACTTATTATTTTGCATTCTATACTATTATAAATATGTATATTTTCACTTTTTCGCTATTATTAATATACGAAAATTTATCAAATAACACAAAAAAAGCGATACATTTCTGCACCGCTTTGAAAAAAAAGAAAGGAGGTTTTGTTTTAGTTTACAAAATAGTCTTTCAGTGAACGATTAGCTTCGTTTAATGAATCCTCGTAGCTCTTGTCAACCAATCTGTCATTGACATTGTCGATGTCCGACTTCTTGATTTGGTACTGTGGTGCATCGTTGTTTGCTGTTATATTGTAGTGGTTGTTGATATCCTTGAATTTATCCCAGAATTCCTCAGGTTTCTGGTCAAAAGGATTGCCGCCAGCATACAGACGTACATTCATCGTTTCTTCCTCGGTAGGATTGCGCTTAGCTATTTCACGTTTCAGCTCTCCAATTTTGGCGTCGTTTACATCCAATGCCTGGTTGAATTTGTCAATAACCTGCATAAGGTTGTCAAACTTTGAATTGATATCATCCAAGGTGGCTTGCTGTTCCTCTTGAGCATTCTGCATGCTTTCCTGTGCATCGGTTAACGCGGTTATGTCAACTACATTGTCGTTCGGACCTGGCTGAGCACCACCCATGGCATTAGGGTCGCCCATAGCATTTGGGTCACCACCCATTGCCATTTCAGGTGTTGGTTGACCACCGATAGCGTTCGGGTCGCCCATGGCGTTAGGGTCGGCACCAGCTGCATTCGGGTCACCGCTAGCTGCATTCGGGTCACCGCCCATCATATTTGGGTACCCACCCATCATTCCAGGGTCGCCGCCTGCAGGAGTACCACCCATTGCATTGGGGTCACCACCCATGGCGTTAGGGTCGCTACCCATGGCGTTAGGGTTGGCACCAGCTGCATTAGGGTCGACACCAGGAGCTGGGGCGCCGCCAGCCTCACCAGCCTCATTATTTCCATCATAGAATGAGTATTCAAACAAATGCTGCATTCTCTGTCTGGTTTCCTGGAGAAGTTTTTCTTGCTGTATCTTATCCATTTTCTTAGTCGGTAAGCATTACTTTATTATCCTCAGTAATCAGAATCGTGCTATTACTGGTGCGTTCGAACAGACCGTTATCTTTCTTCATAACCTTAACTTTCTTTTCGGGAAGTTTCTGTCCGTCAAGAATATTGTTAACTCTAGTAGCTTTGTTGTCCATTGTATTATTGATTTTCTTCGTTATTATCGATTTGTTTGAGTTCCGACTTCGGGGTCATGATGTCCTCTGGCTCGGATATAACTGGTTTTTTTGAACCTCTTTTCTTCTTCTCGGGAGCTGGTTCGTCTATCTTGGTCATTGAACCTTTGGATATTGTGCTCGCATCAATAGCGGCAACAGTTTTTGGTGTTGCCTTATCTTCGCGCTTGGTGGCACGCTGATGTACTCGACGATTGCGAGTATGCTTTTCGATAATTTCTCGCTTGGTTACTCTCTTTTTCTTCAACATATATATCTAATTCTTTAATAATAAATATCATTATCTTTGAAAATATTCATATAACGGTAATATATAGTGTGTATTTCCACCAATAACCTTCCTAATGTCGCCATCAATAAACGACGTGTCGTGAATGAATTCCCCGTTTTTGACAAGTCTGATGACTTTGTTTCTGTAAATACCAAGATACTCACACAGTGTCAGTGAAATACCGAATATTGTCTCATACTGTTTACTATAAATAAACATGAAGTTTTTGTTCCTTGTCAGGAAAACCACCTTGTGTGTTGAGCCTTTAGCAAAACTAATCATTTTTTTGATGGAATTCAAACGGAAATTAACCAAATCGACATATACATACTTGATTTTGTTCATTCTAGACAGGATTGTGAATTTGAAGAACTCCATTATGTCGTCCTCGTATTCACATCGCCGCTCGGTCTTGGAAAATGTCCACCATATGTTATCATATCTCTTAGTGAGGATGTTGACCTGTGGGATGTACTTCTTCGCATTCTCCCAACCAATAATCAACGTTGGCACCCCTTGGATTATATCATCATAGGAGTTAACCACATTGAAAATCTCGCTAAATGTATTCTGTTTACTACTGGTTACTATATTACCTAGTTTTTCCACATTACTAATATACGAAAATTCTTAGAAACATAGAACATTCGACCAGGTAAAATTAGATTGTGGTTTTCCGAGTTTCCAATAATATGTATTACTCTTGATTTTCTTATTGCTACCGTTCACTGTTGTTCCTGCAGGCACCTTACACCAACCATACTCCCAATTTCCTGACGAACTAAGATAGATTGCGTTCTTGACGTTTAATTCCAACATTTTTGTCTGCAAGTCAACCAACCTCATTGCATTGTCACAGACAATTAGTGCTAATTTACCGTTTTTCAACTCTGCAAGTGCTCGGCAATGGTGTTGTTCTGCCATGTTGGTAAAAACTTTAGGTGTTTTACACTCTCTCCCGTTTTCTATAAGCATATAGCCCTGAAATGCACAGGTAATTCTATCGGACTGGTATTGACCTGGATTGATTGTTAACTCCGTTGGTAAACCTGAACAAGTGTGTTTTATATCATTTATATAAGAAAGGTTATTGTTATAGAAACAAAACGACCCATCATTATTATATATGAAACCGCCTCCACCACTATATTTAAACAATTGACCAATACTTCCTTCTGTTACGAACATACCCTTTGGTTCAAACTGAGAATTACCTAAATTCTGACTCTGTGCAGCCTGTGTAACAGCCTTGTATTCTGAATTAGCTCCAGGAAACTGTGGTTGGTTGAAACTCTTTATTTTCAAATGCAACGGGCTTGTTATCTCTTGGACAAACAAGTCGTTGGTTTGATTACTCGGCGGAGTTATAGCACCACTGGCTGGGACATCACTGGTTATCGCCAGGGTATTCGTGGTTGTTTCGGTTTTGTGCTCAACCTGTTCTATCTTAACAGCTGTGCACATAGCATGGTGGGTGTACACGTCGGTACCCTCGCCCATCATGCTTGTCTCAATCATTGTTACCTGGACTTTATTGTTTGGTACAGTACATGTGGTACTCTTGTCAGCCTCATTGTCTCCGCCCTCGGCAACATAATGGTGACCGTCGTGCATACCTAGATAGATAGCTACGTGCATGTGTTTGCCTTCAATGTTGCCGTTATGATATCCGAATAAAATATCACCCACTTTTGGATGAGTGCTGGTTGCCGACAGGGAAGCCCAGTTGTTACTCTTGCGCGGACGTTTCTTAAACATAATCATATTCCATTTACCCGAGCTGTCTAACTCGGTGAACATGTTTGTTCCGTTTTCATATGCTAAATTATGATTTATGTCAACATTGAACGCCTTTTTATAAACTTCCCTTACGAATACATCACATAGCATTGGCTGCCCAATATAACTATTGATTACTTCGGATAGTTTGTTGTCCATAATATCCAGTTCGTTACCATCGGTTGTCCGTATAGTTTCGCCGTTACGAGCAGTATCTTGGTCTGAGTTTACAGTCTGATTCGTACCATCACTTTCTTTGTTGATGGTGGCAAACCACGATGTGGCGAATGGTTTCTGTACTTTGGACATCTTCATCCCAGTAAAGGTTGTAGTCATGTTGCCAACAGATATGTTGTGTTCAACCTTTATAATCATGTAAGTACCCCTGAACATTGGCACGTTCATCAACTGGAAGTACATAAGTGGCTGTATCTGCATATTACCCATCATCTCAATGGTGACTATGTATGAATACGCTTGATATATTGAGTATATGTCCTGACCGTAGAATACAAGTTTCTTTTTACTGCTGTTGCCGAGTTCGGCTATCTGAGCGAGCGCCCTTGCCGACTGTTCGGTCACTTGGTGGGTATCCATGCCGACTCTGATATTTTTCCATAAAGCGTTATCCTGCCTTGAATATGCCACACCGAAAGCTGGTACCTTGAACCCCATACGGCTGTCGTTTCTGAAACGTTTCTTTTTTCCTACGTTTGCGTTTGGGTTGTAGTTGAATATACTAGGCGCCACCTTGGTACCTTCATCATAAGACCAAATATCAAATGTGTCTGGTACAAATCTGTTTCTGTCTTCAGTTGACAGCGATTTAGCCGAATGCGTATAGACAACGACAAATTTGTTCATGATTTGTGGTTCGCCAACTTGATTCGACGGTATCGGTACGAACATATTTCGGAGGCTTCTCCACATTTCTCCCTCATCATCTGAACAGAAGTTGGCAAAGTCTGGGAAGTTAAACATTGCACAACGGTGGTGACTGGCAATATTACCTAAATGAGTTACAACATTATGACCGCTTTTTCTGTCATCTAATACATTACCTTCATATTGTTCAAGGAGGAGTCGGCAATTCAGCCTCAACTGTCCTGCGATGTTGTTGTAGAATGTATCGATGAATAGAAAGTTATTGAAAAAATTACCAACCGTGAAAAAAGCGTTATCTGATGCATTTTTACTGTTGTAAAATCCGCAGAACCATCTATCCCACAAATTTTTTAACAATGCGTATATCTCACATTTGAAATCATATTCATTACTTGACGTTTCCTCTTCAATCTTGGAAATGCGTCCACTTACTTCGGGGTCTTGTTTGATATAATAATTCAAGGTATTACAGAATCCGTCCAAGTAACTCTTGTAGTTAGCTTGGTATATGCTACCGTCGTTTGGAGTGAACTTCTGATTCATACCCGTAGTTTGAACCAGAACTGGCTGTGAAAATGCTACATTATAAAGAAACATTCCACCTACCGTGTTGTCTTTGTCTTCAACATAATAGAGGGATAAGGCATTGTCTTCAATAAATCCCATCGAATAATTGTAAGCGAAACCCGATATCGACACCATATTATTCGAACCTAAGTCTATCTCCTTTGTCCCAAGCAGATATTCGAACGTCAATTTCAGGTTGTTTTTTACCCCCGACTGAGTCAAGGTCTGCATGATGCCACCGAGTTTTTTATAGTCCATCTTGTACTCAACGGTCGATGTCGGGGCGTTACCTATGTATGTCACTTCGCCGTTATTTTGTGAAGTACTACCGTTTTGAGTGGTAACCTTGTATTTTAGTTCAATTCCCTCGAGATATTTTGCATAAGTATGAACGAAATCCAAAAACTTATCAACAAGCATGTTGGCTGTATATTCATCCATCTCTTTGTTAACAAACTTCTCATATTGAACATTATATACATTGGCACTTCCCTTGGCGTATGCTAACTTATAATATTCCCCGTCCTGGCGGAATAATGGGTCGTATGGATATTCAGGCTTGCTATATAACTGATGATATGTTTCCACACCATTCTCCACTGTTGTATATCCATATTCAACAGGGTCTGTGTTGTTGTGCGACTCACTCCATCTCTTTCTCCAAATCAATCCGCCTAACAATAACACATAGCCACGCGGTACCAGTTCTACACCACCATGCTTTGCATTTTTGTTGTTGAAAAACCCTCTTTCCAGTACATTATCGTAGCTGAATGGTATTGAATGCAAGAACAAGAGACATTTAACACACTGGCGCTTTGTCACTGCATCCGTATTGATATCGTCCTGTTGATTATATATGTATCCATTCTGTAAATAGTAGAACGGGTCGGCTAATAGAGTTCTCTCATTCAGTTTATTGTTTTGAAATGCATATATTATGTTTTGGTGTGCATGTACAAACTTTGCTAACTCATCGCGTTCAGATTTGTGTGGACTGATATATCTGGTTTGTTTGAGAGCTGAGTCGGTTGCCAATCCAACGTTCGAGCTAGCGACGCTACAGCCAACACCTTCCGTACCAGCACGTTTAACTCTTTGACCGTGTAAAAACTGTTGATAGTTTGGCGAATTAACCAGCCAGGGAAATTCATTGATTAGTCCCGTATCTCTTAACCATTCTTCCACATTGAACGACGGACAAGCTTTGGCTGCAAATTCATAGTGTCCGTGAACTGTCATCTGGGTGTTTTCAACATCCCTGTAGTGGATAAGTTGACTACGAACAAACTGATATAATGTATTATTCTGTTGATATGTTCTAGTGTCTTTTGCTTTCGTACTGTTAGCTTCACATCCACCAATGTAGCATACACCTATTGACCGTGCGTTATAGTTAGCAGTGTGGGCTCCGCCGTTAGCAAGTGGACGGCCTTCATGTAAAGAACCGTCACGGTAAATAACATAGTTGTAACCAATATCCGTCCAATGGCGCTCGTTGATGTGCCAATTTCTTATTTGTTCAACTGTTACATCCTGTCCTTCGTGTGTCGCTGAACAGTGTATTATGAGCATATCCTTCTTAGCCATGTTAGTTACTGTTGTGGGTTATTAGGAAAATCTGGCAAATATTTATCCAACTTATCATCTGTTGGCATATAATCACGAAAATTGGAAATGTATGTAGTAACTGTGTAAGCATTGTCTTTATTGTCGACTGAATACGCAGTTTTCTTTTTATCCTCACTCGGGTCGGTCACTGTTAATGATATGCCTGATTTTCCCATATTATAGTTTTACTTTGTTTTTAAAATTCTTTATGAAAGCCTTTGTCTTCTCTGCGGTTGTTATATTGCAAACGCCGTCGGGTATCGCTGCACCGCGACATATTTTGGATTCGCTGTCGGATGCAAGACTTTCTTGGTATGGTTTATAATTGTTTTTGTTGTTGTTTTTGTAGAAGCTAAGGCAATGGGAGTCAATTAGCCAATAGTCGTCAATCAATCCCTTGATTTTATCGCCAGTCATTGTTCCAACTGGTATATCTCCATTGGTTATCTTGTCATATTGTTCAAAAATGGAACTCTCCATGAATTGGTTGCTATCCATCGTCCCATTATCATTTGCACCATCTACATCAAACATCTGTGTGTTGAGATATTCCTGGACTTCATCACTAGTGTTATCATTATCCCGCAAGAAATCCTCAGTCTTTTGAGTAAATATGTAAGCTGAGTCGTTAACATCTTTAACCTTAAAATTATTGTCAACCCATTCGTAGTCATTCTTCACCGAATCGGAATTGAAATCAACATACTCGTTCATCGGCACGATACCGCCTTTATTCTGGGTATACATGTATACGTAGTCCAGTTTATCACTACCGTTTTCTTTAAATACTGGCTGTCTGTCATTTGTTACTTTAGCAAACTCAAACGAATATGTATCGCTACGCCCAGTGTTCTGTAGAGTAACGACGTTTAACAGTTCACTTGCCAAGTCTTTACCCTCACTGGCAACCTTGTTCAATTGTACCAGTTTATTCATTGATGGTGCCTGATTTACCAAATTGTAGGCATCCATTGCACCGAACTTGGCGGCAACATCATCAGTTACCTGTTCTCCATGGTGCAACTGATTAAATATAGCCTCCGCTCTGAGCGCTGTGTATAATGCCATATTCTCCTTAGAAGAATAAACATATGATGGAATATTTCGTCTTAAATCGCGCGGAAGCAGTGAAAAGTGAGCAATTTCATCATTGCCTTGGTGATTAAGTTTTTCATTTCCATCCCTCTTGGATAGTAGAATATCCTGCAAGGCTAAAAACAGTTCGTCAACCAATACCTTTTCCTGCCACTCGGTTGGTCCGATAAAATTGCCAACCCACCCGTCGAACTTAGTATCTTTTGTCTCAACCATCTGTCGCTGTTCGATTTCTTCTGCAGTTCCCGTGTATTTCCGATAAACAGCAGGAAACGGCGGAACCTGTTTGGTTGTGTATGACGGCACGTCGGTTTCAGTATCCAAGTTATATATTCCCAGTTTTGCTGGTTTGCGTAAACCGTTGTCTATCTCCTGGTAAATGGCGTCCGCGGTTTGGTTGCATAAAGCTACAAAAGTTTCAAGGTGACACATTACAATCTTGAAATACCCTCCGATATAAGGTGTGAAACCTACAATATCCTTGATAGTTTTATGTTTCGTATTTCGTAATGTTTCAGTATATTCCTTTCGCTTAATTTTCAAATCTGTCAACACTTCGCCGACCTTGGATGTAATTCCATGGAAATCAATGACGGCGGCATATCTTGCATAATTTGAACCGCGTTGCGACCACTCCCATGTTGAATAATTCTTATATATCTGTTCCGAAAGAGCGGCAGGTATTGACATTTCCTCATTTTGACTGTCGTTATAGTATTTAACCTTAACATTCAAACACGAGGTTTTGTCTTGTATTATATTGCCGCTCGTTTTATTGGACTCTCCGTCAAGAGCAGTCAAAACATTGATACCAATATCCTCGTTGTTATTTTTATATTCAGTAAAACTGCTTATACTAACCGTACCTGGTTGCCATTCACTCCATTCGCCAGTATTTCTACAATTGGGTATCAATTTCGATGTGATTTCCAGCTCTGGGTGTTTGTATTCAAAATCTTCGATAGCATTGCCTAGGGCGTTGTATGTTGAAGTAATCTCGTTGTTGATTGTAATTGTTTTGGATTGCGAATGTATCATCATCACCTCAGTGTCCGCTGTAACGGCTGATGTGATATATTCTATACCGTAGGCGTTCTGGATAGCAGTTTTCAATGTGTTGATGTAGCTGTTGATAAGGGTTAAATCTTCCTCGACCTGGTCGTAGTCGTTTATGGACGTTGAAATAGCTTCATCTAACAATATTTCCGACTCGTCACTATCACCTATCTCTTCGATAGCCGCTTTCACATTTTTATAAAACTCATACAGTTTGAAAGGGGGTTCAATTCGAGTGTCCTCATCATAGGTTATCATCCAGCCATTTGAATTGTTGGCTTCCGCTATTCTCACCTGTTCGTCCCAATAGGCACTTCCTCTTTTTGTTAATGGGGCTGCTACTATATAATCGAACGGAATATCACCCAACACCCCATACTCATAACCAATAAATTGAACTGTTATCTCAAAATTACCAGTACCTGAATTAAATGTACCTATAAAATTCGAACACGTAAGCTGATATGTAACATCCTTCCCGTAAAAACCTTTCACCTGGAGTTTGAACCGAGGATAAGGAAAGGTAACGAAACCGCCAAAGATATTGTCCATTATTTTTCCATCTTTGTCGAGCTCCAAATCTTTCAGATTGCCGTATTCGTTGTGTGTAGCTTCCTCTCTCCCAAAGAATCCCGCTCCGCGAATGTCGATAAACTTGATTGTCACATGTGGACAGGTATAGTTTGCCATTGAAATGGAAATGCTTTCAATCTGCAAACCTTCAACAAAATTCCGTTTCTTTACTTCGTTGAAATCAATATTTGTATAATCAGTTGTGAGATAGTTGTAATTGTCAACATCCTCGCCCTGGAGAAATGAAACATATTCGTTTCCCTTACTAGCTTTCATCAAGTCGTAGCCAATGGCTATTTTGTCATCCCTGTCGGTACCGCCCGCCTGGTTTTTGAGACGCGACGGTCTTTCCACTATCAGATTACACCAGATGCTATAATCGGTATAGTCTGGTGTCATCGGTACACCGTTAATGTGCCCGTGAACATCGTTCGGGTCGATATAGACAATTCTGTTGTTTTTTACTGTGTTCTCTATTTTTGACATCTACTATTCCAGTTCATCAATGTTATGTTCATTAATCCATTGGTTTGCGGCGCTTTCATATCTGTTTATCGCATCGTCTAGCGGATACGGTATTCGTATTGTAATGTTGTCGTTGATACTAAACTCATAGGCACCCAGTCCAGGGTTTGCCTGCAATATCAACCAACCATAGTTCGGGTCGCCGTAATATTTATACGACAGACTATCGAATCTCATCTTGTCTTTCTTAAACGTAATATATAAGTCTGACCCTGACGGTTTAATTTTTATAAAAGGCACTTTTGACCAGACTTGACCATCGGTTCTGAATTTTTCATATCTATTGTAATAATCAGCCATATTAACACTTATATAATATAATATAAATATTTAAGACAAAAAAACAAGGGGATTCGACTATCAAATCCCCTCATTTTCTTTTAAACTTTTGTTTCGTTGGTTGTCTTGGTGCCTGTATCTGTTATCTGAGCATATGTCGTCATTCCTTTTTCCTGATAGTTCTGTGCTTTGAAAGCATATGATTTGGCTGTATCAACTTTGTTATTGCCAGCACCGCCCATCGTCTTCCAGTTGTCACCCTGGTATTCAACCCTATCCGCACGATTGTCGTAGAAACTGGTATTTGCGTAATAGTTAAACGACATAGCGTTCTGGAGTCTTCTAACAGGACCTGTAATATCACCGCCTCCAATAAACTTGAAGTTAATGTTCACTTTGCACAACATCGGCTGCATTCCGTTGCCTTCAGGGTTTAAATCCCATTGCAGTCCATCAGAAACACTATAGTCAAAAGATATTGAGTCAATAACAATCAGTTGATTATAAAAATCACCGAGACGTAATACGCAGTACGGAGGTCTACCAAATGCTAAGTTATTGGCTGTCTTGCCACTTAAATCTGACATTGTCTTGGTATTACCCTGTCTGGTACACTGTTGCAGGAATGTAAGTCTAGCATTAAACCCTTCTGGTGTCATTGAGTGGAACGCTGGGTTAAAATATTTGATTTTATCCTGCAGTTTATCGAAAATAAACGGGTTGTCAGCAAAGAACTGACGATAGAAGTGGTATTCCTGGTCATATCTGAGTTTATTCCAGTCTCCTTCACCCTTCTTGGCGTCAAATCTTGGTTGTATTGGGTCTTTACCTATATTACAGAACTGAATAAGTATACCGTCTCCCCTGTCAACCCAAATATTGTCACATCCCTCGGTTTCGGTTGGGTCAGTATAACTATTCTTTTCAATCATTTCTTCCTCACTGACTTCTTTCGTACAAGTGTCACGCACGATACCGTCGGCATGTTTCACTTGTTTTATATTTTCCAATACCCGATACATTGCAATGTATCTTGCAACCACATCTATGTCGTCATGTCCTGTCAGCCCCTCGTTAACCAATAGATTTAGATATGAATATTCATCTGAAGTTAGAAACGACGAAGCGTCGATACGACTGTTAACTAAATCCACGAGATTAGTGTTTTCTTCTATACTGTTAATAATGTTTTCAATAGTCTCTGTATTACCATATGACCATATTGCACTATACTGACTGTTATAGTTCGGGGTTTGTGGCTCGTAAGTTAATTCACCAACAATATCCTGACGTAATTTATCCTCAGTCCAACATAAACTCTTGGCTGCTTGTTTCTGTAAATTAAAGTCTTCCGACATAAATATCAGTGAGTTAATGTCACAATCCGAAGATATATCCCAATCCTCTGCATTAAACGGATGTTGTGCAACCGTCTTGTTACTAAAGTCGTTAACAATTACATAATATTTTCCATCGTGACAACACACGTCACCAGCAACCGCTTGACTGACTGATGTACTGGTTGAATACATGTAATTACCATCAAACTCACCGTTTCCGTTACAATCGGTTATTATTAAATAATATATTGCACTAGAAATGTCTATGTCCCAAATTTGACGTTCAACACCGTTTATATCGGTAATTGCAATATAATAAGACCCTTCATAATAGCACGCATGGTCTGGTGCATAGTTTGTGAATGGCGAAAAATCTTCAACGCTGGTTTCGTGCATCCAGTCTGGCGTACTTGGAGGTGCCTGCATTGTAGATGAAACAGCGCACTGATAAAGTTCGTGATTTCTTTCAACCCAGTCGCCAGTGTGATAAACAGTCATTGAATTATATAAATCAACTTCCATCCAATTATCACTCTCATCTGGTGTCTGAACTTGTGAATAAGCCTCTTCTTCTGAAATTAATCCTGTGCATATATGCCATTGATTGTCAAAAGCACATAGGTCGTCAATTTCAGCGTCGGCTTTATTGTTGACTATGTTGTAATTTTGATTGAAATAGTTTCTTAATTCCTCAACAGTTAGCTCATGCCAGTCGTTGTCATCCCAAGTCCAGTTCCAATACCTTTCAAGACATGCAAAGTTTTTATTTGCTGTATAATATTCACTATTTTGCAAAACAATGTCGCCGACATCATATTTTGTCCAAAGACCAGGGGTGGTTTGTTGATTATTACTGGTTGAATATGATGCAGTTTCGCTATATTCCCCCTTATAATTGGGATTATCGCCAACAATTGACGCTCTGGTACCACAATACGGTTCCTGATTGAAAATGCCTATCTTGGTGTCTGTTGATGTTGAAGTATCGATTATCTGTTTTTCATTCAGTATTACTTCGTTTTCAACACTTTCACCGTTTTCGTCAGTTTGAGCCTTCTGTTCATAGAACTTTGCATCGGCATTTTTTCTATAATACGTCCAATCCGTATTAGCTCCAGATGGCGGGTCGATTTGGGTAAAACCGACATAACCATCAAACTCAGCGTTAGTATGTTCATGTAATTCGCCTTCAATATCCTGTACAGTCTCGTAAATATATCCATTGTATTTTACGTAAGTATGAGCTGGGTAACTTTCAGTTTTAACATATTCACTAACTATAATTGTCTCCCAGAAATCAGTGTCAGTTATATCGTGGAAACCCGTGCAGTCGTCCTCTTCACAATAACCACAATAAAGAATGCCGTCATTCTGTACATAATCGTCGGCGCTGTATTCTGTCGTGGCTGACCAGAATGGAACCATTTTAAAATATTCCGATGAAGATTGGTCGACATCAGGATTGTTCTGTGTACCAGCAATCGTCTTAGACGGACTGAACTTCATAACACACTTGGCGCTTCTGAATAATTTGGCATGTGCGCCGTTTACATCTTTCTTTTCACTCTCAGGAACCTGAACGTCGGATTTAAATGTATCGTTTTCATTCAAACTATTCTCAACATTAGCCCATTTCGGGTTAGAGTGAATCCACGATACGATAGTCTGACTTCTGTTCTTGGCTAACGGTATGTTTCTAGATTGTTTACCGTGTTGATTCGATACACCGCAGCATTCTATACTTTCAAGTGTTCTATCTTCACTATTGCTGAACAAATCGACAAGTTTCTTAACTCGTTCTTTACTTTCGTCGCTTAACTTTTCATATATGTAAGTGTAAACACCGCTCATATCCAGCACATCTGAGCTATACATAGCTGCAGCAACCTCGGCAAAAGAGTAAAGGTTATCTGGGTCGTTCGAAAGTTCCCTGATATTATCACTAACCTCTAAATTATATTTGAAAGAACGATTATCCCATAAGTTATATGTCTTAATAGTCTGGTTGACAGTGTTAACACCATTGTAGTCACCATTAACAAAACGCGGGGTTTTATCCTGTTGTACATGGTCGATACGATAATACCATTTTTTATTTGGTTCTATCTGCCAAGTACCCTGGTTAGTATTTTTACCACCCTGTATAAACTCTTGGTTGTCATCATTAGTTGATATTCCCATATCCCCCATTTCATAGCCAATTGCGGTTGGCATGTTTGTCGTGATATCAGTAAGACGTAGCTGACTGTCATGATACCCATCGGTTTTCTGGGCGTTGCGACCAGCAAGGAGATATGCGATAGCATCGACAGCAGGACCGTCTGGGTTATATCTACCGCTTGGGTTGGCTGGGGTATCCAGCACACCTGAATAGTTATTCGGGAAGAACATATAAAACTCAACCTTTTCTGGGTTGTTCTCAGGCGGTTGATTGAACACTGGGTCAGGCGGAAGAACCGCATCACGGTTGATGTTCTGTTCTTCAGTCATTTTCTTTTCCCCGAGAATACCTGGAATTTCTATCTGTTTGTATTCATCGGTCATCGGGGTCGGTTTCTCTATAATATTGTCTTCATCCTCGTTAGTTGACTGCCCGTTCTTACCATTACCCATACAACCAGCAAAATAGCGCAAGTAATCAGTTTCGCTGGCGCCAGCACCGTCGTCAACCCCACTAATCGCTCTGTTATTATCCCACCAGCTTGAATAATCAATTGACGATGGGTGGTCGGTAAGCATTATAAACGACAGGTTGCCACTTCGTTCAGAGTTGACATATGTCCAAACGGGTTCACCTCGTCCAATGAACTCGTTTTGGTTCCATCGGGCGTTAGCAGTTTCGTTTATAGTTAAACCGTATGGTGGAAACCACATAATGCGACCGCCAAACGGTCCTCTCTGTTCCCAAGATAATGCTTGTTCAAATGAATATGGGTCATAATCTTTCCATGCAAGGTTTTCAATTGAAAACATACAAGACTTGGTGTGAATGTTTCTGCTTCCGCCACCACGATATTTAGGTGTAATGATAGGAAGACCTGTAGGAGGTTCGCCGTTTACCCCGCGTTGTAAATCCAAGACGGAATTTTCCAATCTCCTGTTCTGGTTATGCCTTCCTCTCCAAGCATAGTCGTAGTTTTCACCGACACTGTCTTTGTGTTTGGATGGCTCATGCCCAACATCTCTTTCATCCCACTCAAACGCATTACCCCAGTAGTTGATGCCGCCGCTGTTAGCTCTCATTGTCTTTGAGAACCTATCATACATGTAGTGATGTGTCCAAACGCGACAATATGGATTGTCATAACCATTAATATTATAACTACCCTGTCCATTCTCTGCGGACTTTGTTAATAAATTTCGTCCACGGGATTCGCCATATTCACTCCCGACCTGTCCCTCATAATAAATGTTTGGACTGGTATGGAAATTGGATATAATTGAATTGATTTTATTCTGTCTGTATAGAAGTTGTGTTTTATACAGGATTGAATTTCTATCAACCAAGCTTCCTGTAAAATGTAAACTTCCGTTGGTTACCGTTGTTCCGCCTGGTGCCTCACCCTCTCCGTTGAACTCCAATCCGTCGGGAGCGTCAAAGTATCTGTGAGAAACATTGAACAGATTTGGTCTGTTGCTTGTATTTGTATTTGCAAAACTTTGGCGTGTTGTTATTTCCCCGTTACTTTCAGCAAAACGGAGATTAGTCATGAAGTCTATGTAGTTATTACCATCAGTGTATGATGGCTTCTGTGGCATGGTTCCGAAATTTTCAGGGTCACCGTCTATGTAGGCGTTTTCCCCGATGGTGCCTAGTGTTACCTCCTTTTCATGCAGATTACGCAACATATGTGCTTGCATATAGGCATAGTTACGCATGTTAAAATTTCTCATGTCGTCTATGCGAATTGTTGTCAAATCTATCATCAAGCCTCTCACCATTGGAGCAAGGGTCAATATCCCGCCGATTGACAATGTGCTGGCTATCATGTTGCTAGTCCCGTTCAGTATGTCTTGTAAATCTGCCATTTATAATGAAACTTAATATATAATATATATATTATCAACTCTGAAAAATTATACAGCTCCCCAGTTGAATTCGGTTGATGACGCACTTGTTGACAATTCGCTAGTCATTTTTGCTGCCAATTCACTTGCCAGCTGGCGTGCAAACAGGTCTTTTGTCTTAATGTCGTCAAGTATATTATATGAACGACCGTTTTCGTTGAGTTTGATTTCCCCAGCAACCTGTATCTTAATATCATTGGAGCCAGCCTTTCTGACCGAACCATTCTGCTTGACATAGGAACCAATTTCCTTGATTTCCCCGAAGATACCCTTAAATAAAACGTCGATTGGTCCTCCGCTCTTCGCAAACATAAACTGGTCTTTCGGGTCTGGGTGTATTGTGTAAGGTTGTTGGAAATCACCAATACCATCTTCAGTTTCAGTCACTACGGTCGGTGTATTGGAATTAGATTTGGTTCCATTGCCAGGTATGACACTGTCAATTCTTTTGCTTAAGTCGCCAAGTGATTTATCTAATTTAGTAAACGCCGCAGTTGTTGTGTCGACCGCACCGCTTAGTCCTGAAAAAGCTGTTGTATTGTCTTTTCCGTCTCCACTAAACCAGCCTTTAGCATTATCCAATAATTTACCGAAAAAATTTTTACTAGTTTCTTCTAGTTTTTCACCCGTTGCTTTAATATTTTTACTAGTTTCTTCAATTTGGCTAACAGTTTCTTTTATAACTTGATTATAATCAACCGTACCAATCACCTTATTCATTACAAAATCATTAAGAGCTTCTACACCTTTTGGAAATTCTACCATTGCTTTGTAGAATGTGTCATTCACACCAACTTTTTGCATAGCATTCAGGAAGCCTTGCATGATATTATCCAAAAGTCGTTCACCTTCTCCACCAAATACCTGCGCCGACAATTCTAATTGTCTTCTGTTTGCTTCGGTCATATAGTTAGTTGTTTTTCCGTAAGTCTTAACTATATTCCCCATGTTTTTGTTATAGAAACTCCTGTAATCCTCAGTCTGGGTTGAAATTGCCGCCTTGTTTATATCTTCGGTTTGCACACCGATTCTTGCAGCAATTGCTTTCTGAACATTCAACATTCTTTCTTCATACCCTAAGGATTTCTGTGCTACCGCCAGCATTGCTTCTTCGTTATCCTCTGGTAATATGTTTTGAAGCATTTCTGGATGTTCGACAAGCGTCCTCATATCAAGGGTTTTATTGTCTAAAGTTTTTACTTCCCATCTGCCTTCTTTTTGGTTATATGTAGCTCTGTTACCAATTGCTCTCTTTGTTTCATCGTCCAGTCCATACCCTTTCAGCTCGCGGTTGATTATACCTTGTTTGTTATTCTGGCGAATCATGTTCTTAACTTCCTTATCGTCCATACCGAGAGCGGCAGCACGCTGTTTAATCATGTAATTCTCATACCAACTGAACTCTGTCTCACCAGTTCTTTTGTTGAATGTGCCAGTGAGGTCGTTGAACATGTTAGCCATGCGATGAGCCATATCGCCTACGTCGGCGCCAGCATCATAAAGCATGCCGAGAGGGTCGGAATATATTGCAGCCGAACCACCGAGAACCTGAAGTTTGGCTGAAGTTTCTAGAGCGTCGGATAGATTAGCACTTGTTAGTTTGTCGCTGAACGATGTGGCTGATTGTAGATTAAAACGTGTCTGGTTTGCCCACTGTGTTAACTTCATCATATTTTCCACGCCACCCTTGAAGTTGTATTTCTGAGCAAGTTGTAAATTGTTAACTAAATCTTTACTGAACTTCGAGGCTGAAAGTCCCATCTTTGTGATTGTATGATACATCCCCTGCATCATATCTCCAGCACTGTCGATGGATGTGTTAAATACATTCATTCCACCATATAGCTGTGCTGCTTCACCCTGTGACATACCAAACAAACGTTCTGTTCCAGCTATAACTTCCTGTCCACTCAGACCTAGTAATACATTACGCTCAGATGCGTCGCCGTATTGTCTTTGTGCTTCAATTAAATCAGTAACATTTTTACCAAAAATCTCACCCATATGTTCACCCATTGCCATCATAGCAGTGGTATAAGCCTCGCCCTGGTTACCATAATAACCCATCGTTATGGCTAACTTGCGTGAAGCTGTATCAACTTTCATCCAAGTTTCCTGTGTAGTTTGAACTAACTGTAACCATGGGTCTAACATTGACTGTGCTTGTTGAAGGAGTTTTTCAGTTATCTCGTTCGCAGCCTGCATTTGTGAAAGTTGTAACTTTTTCTGTTCAATATCAAGCTGCATTTGTGCATTTAACGCAGTGGCAAATGCACTGGCAGCAGTTTTTGACATTCCAGCCAGGTTTCCACTAATAAATCCACTTAGTTCACCAGTAATACCCGCCAAAGTTTTATCACCAAACATTGATGCTATACCTGTAATAGCTTCACTACTTAATGAAGCTGTGGTGTCAGCGACAGTATCAACAACAGCAACGGCAGCTCCAGTAAGACCATTCACTATTGTCGCCATTGTTGTTTTGACACCGATTTGAGCGCTGAGATTAGCTGCTTTAATACTATTTTGCATTTTAACGTTTGCTAAAACGTTCTCTTGCATCATTCTAGTATTTTCGAAAGCTAACTGGTTGGCTGTCTTAGTAAAGCCACCAGTTATTGTCTTCATACTATTACCAATAACTTGTTGTGCATAATCCAGTTCACTGGATAATATGGCTTTACGGCGCTCAAATTCAACCCGATTAAGTTCAACTATTGTTTTTTCAAACGAATAAACAACGGTGATTATTTTATTTATCACCCCGCTTGCTTTATCATAAAAATTTTCAACCTTAGACTGTACCATACTGGCAGCCTGATGTCCGTATTCGCTCGTAGATACGTTCGGGTCGCCTTTTTGTTGAGTTAATATATCCTCTATTTCATTCCAACTATGTGAATTGTTTGCCATAAGCCATTAAAAAATTTTTCTATATATAAATATAAGGGCGCCAGTTTTTAATGTGCGCCCTTATATTGTTCCTTCTCCTCCTGAGCCAGTTTGTTGTGGAGCTGGATGTACCCGCGTCGGTCTGCTACAGACATATTGTAAATTTCATCCATCGACAAATCCATATATTTGTGAGCTCTCCATATTTCCTCCTTTAATTGTTTCTCGTAGTCGCTATACATTAATGAAAAGAGTTTCGCTGAGTCCAAGAAAGGTTTCAAACGAGCCACCTCCCTCTGACTCAGGAATATTTACCGTTATTTTGAAATCCATACCAGGAATATTTTCATTAATATATTCACGGTATTTCTTAGCTTCGTTAGCCCTCATGTTTTCAATGTACTGTTTAATAAAGGCTTGGTCTGTGTTACCGTTGACCGAGACAGTGTTGGCAATCATTCGGTTGGTAACCGCGGTGTTATATAGAGCGTCAGTCTTCACGTTTTCAACGACCGCTATGTTTTCCGCCCATTCCTGTACGCCTTTCATTGTGTTATAGACGGTTTCAAGTTCCTCTGTGTTGTCACCGTCGGAAATCATAGCCAGGTTGTCGAGAATCTTGTTGCAATAAACCGTAATGTCGTGTGCATTTGTCTCGTTGTACATCTTCTTGATGTTTTCAACGAGTATCTCCTCCTCACCGTGTGAAAGAATCTTGTACTTGATTTTATCCCCGTTGGTGGTTATATAATCAAACAAGCCGTTTTCGTCGCCTTTCAACTTAAACTCCTTGTATTTAAGCTTGGATAAATCAACCGACGACTGGAATTGTTTTCCGTTATGGGTTGCAATAATTGGGTAGTCGCTTCCATAAGCCGTAGCGCGGAGCCATACAAGTATAGCATCGCGGTCGCCGTTACACAAATCTCTTACATGAATACGTTTGTCTAGAATTTTTCTCTCCAATATTATGTCTATCAAACTTCCATTGTTGTAGAGGTTCGGCGATGTGATAAGGTTTTCGTCGGCAGCTGTGAGATACGCCACTGGTATTGCCTTCTGCTTGTTTGGATAACATTCACCATTGGACGGAAGTGGGATTACATCATACTGTACATAACTTGGAATCTCTCTCGGGTCGAATCCAATGCACTCGTTGAGTTTCTCCTTGTTAAACGAAAGTGTCGGATTGACATCCTCGATGGATGAAATCTTGTCTGTTGTCTTAATCATCTCTTCCGACATTTTAATCTCAGGTTTTTTCTGAGTTGGGAGTGTAGACTGAGGCTGTGGTTCGGCAATGTGAATCTGCGGAAGATTATCCTCGTTCTTGCGTTTTTCAAGCAGTTTCTGGAATTCATCGTCAGTCATAGGCTTGCTGTCTGGGGTTGACGCCTCAACGGTAGTACCGCCGTTTGCCTTGTTTTTATTTAAATTGAAAAGTTTTTCTTTTAACAGTTCCATCTTGGTTTTCGGTTTTTCCTCAACAGCAATCTCGGCTGTGATGCCCATTTCTTTTGAAATATCCTTTTGATGGATTTGTTCGTCTGTAAGACCGCGCTTAACCAGACGTTGTTTGTATTCTTCGACAACTTGAGGGTCAACCTCATTATATTTTGCGCTCTCAATTTCAGTTTGTGATGCCCTAAGATAGCTGCCACCCTTTTCAATATTTTGTCTCTTGGCAAAATCGATATCTCTCAGAAGGTCTTTTGTTTGGTCACTGTTTTCACCGTAATGTTTTATCACAGTCTCCTTGGCCTCCTCGAGCATTTCATTTGAAGCTCTCAATTGAGCTATCTGTTTTTCGCGCACACGTCTTCTCTCTTCCAACTCTCGCTGTTGTTCTTCTTTATTTTTTCCCATGACTATTATTTGGTTAAGAATATTATTTCCTCCACAAGGAATGCAAATGTGTGGTTGTTTACAATGTCAACCATCTTTGTATTTTTAAGCAACGCGCTTGAAGAACTGTCCTTAAACTTCAGTTTCAAGTCGCGTTTGGTGTATCCCGCCACTCTCTGTTCGTCGGTTAAATCTGGTGCCAGATTGATTTTTCTGGTTTCCCTTTTCCAAGCCTTAATTTCAGGCTCCAGTTCCTCGTTTTTTTCATATATCGGCAATTGAAGGTCGATAATGAACATCTCGCCAGTCTGGTAATAGTTGATAAGAGTGTCAATATCCATCTCCCTGTTATTCATATCACGGATAAACGCCAACGTTTCCGCCATATACACCCCCTGCTGTTTGAAGTTGGTTTTCTCCTTGGCACCCTCGTTGTTGATTGCCAAGTTTTGACCTAGTCTATGAATGTTTCTGTTGATTATGGGTTTATACGTCTGGTAAACCGACACCATCTTCTTATTATAGTTAGCCATATTCTGGCGCCATTTTGCATAGTCTTCCACCGCGCCGATTTCCTCACCGCAGTCGAAATCATGGTCGGGGTCTGAATAATTATACGGTACTAATAATGTTGCTTCCATTAAATCGTTGATATATAATGTTAATTAACTATAATATATATAATCACGTTGAAAATTTCAAAATCAATGAGGCTTTTTCCTGTTTTCTACAATTCTCTTTTTTTTCTCACCATTCTCGATGTATTTGTTCAGTTCTTCGAAAACCTTTTTTGGATTCTTTCTTATGTCATATTCCCATATTCTCAATAAAGGAATGCCGTGCAGGTCACACCACTTGTCTTTCAAAAAATCCACAAATTTATTATGTTTCTGCATCGGGTTGAGTTTCTTTTCACCGATGACACGGGGGTCGGAGTGGTATTGTTTACCAGTAACCCCCATCAATTTCTAGTATGAAACTAATCGGTACATTTTGTTTCTCCTGTTTTATACACTCTATACCGTCCTTGTTTTCCATTATAAACGGAATATTATCGTAGGCTGTGACGGCAAAGTCGAAAAAACGCCCAATATCCTTAGCTTCATATTGATAAATGTATTTAAGATTCAATTTATCCAGAAACTCATGAGCAAAATCGACTTCCAGCTGAGATGTACCGTACTTCTGTTGTTTCCGATTTGTTTGATGGGAGTTACCAGTTTTTGGTTTTTTTATATTTTTATTATTAACTTTAATTGTATTTTTAATTGGTTGTTTTCTCATGTATTTTAGTTATAATATCATTAATGTTATAATTTTTCTTGGTTATATAAATAATTTCAATGCCATGTTCATTACACAACTGTTTTTTTATTTCGTCTCTGTTTTTTCTTACTATATAATCTGCCATACCGCCAAAACGTTTTATGGGTAGATAATGTTGTTCTCCTTGTACTTCTATTGCTATGTTATAGTCTGGTAAAAAGAAATCTAAATATAGATTTTTTTTATATTTTAGCCAAGAAAATGTTTTTTGTCTTTCAATTTTTATGCACATATCACTTAATTGTAATCCAATATTCTCTTCCATCTGACTTTTATTTCCACTGTTACACCTTGGGCATCCTGCTCCGTTTAAATGATTCCTTGCGCTTTGATAGAATTCCCCGTGTTCGTGTTCATTTTTATCTAACACATGGCATATAATCAAAACTTTATTAGCGGCACCTGTATAATTACATTTACTGTAATCATATTTGTTATTATGTACTTTTTGACATTCTTGAATAAACTGGTCATTTGATTTAAGTATATTTCCTGCACATAATTGGCATCCATATCCACTTAGTAAATCATTTGGTCTCGAATAAAACTCACCATGTTCAGGACAACTAACACAAACCTTTGTTTTGTTATTTATATATTCAACCTTAGAATAATCATAATCAGGGAACTTTTGTTTACATTTTTTAATAAATTCATCTTTATTACTGCGTGTTACACCCTTACATATTGAACAACCATGACCTTGTAAATGGTCAGCAGGGCGCTCCCAGAACTCACCGTGTTTAGGGCAAATAATACATACTTTAGTTGTTGAGTTAATGTATTTCACCTTTGAATAATCATACTTATTCCCATGCACCTTTTGCGCTTTTTCAATAAACTCTTCTGTTGTAAGTTTTTTCATTGTGTTTTTTAATATATTTATAAATATCAACAATTTAAAATATTTATAATCCGCCGTCAACCTCAACCATAAAACTGATTGGCACATTTTGTTTCTCCTGTCTTATACACTCTATTCCATCCTTATTTTCCATAATAAACGGAACGTTATCATAGGCTGTGACAGCAAAGTCGAAAAAACGCCCGATATCCTTAGCTTCATACTGATAAATGTATTTAAGTTTCAGTTTATCCAGAAACTCACGGGCAAAGTCGACTTCCAGCTGAGATGTACCGTACTTCTGCTTTTTGTGGTTTGATTGACGGTGGCTACCAGTTTTGGAACTCTTCGTTTTTTTCTAATTATTTGTCTTTTTAACGTCGGTAAAATTTACGACCGTTTTTTTTTATCGGCTGTTTCCTCATACCATGTCTATTAAGTTTCTCTGAAATAATTAGTCAATTTTTCAAATGTAATATATTTATTAATATAAAATAACGCAAATTAAACTAGTTTAAAAATATGAATAAGAATAACGATTCAAGAGTCATACTCGACGAAATGAGAAGACTGCTTAATATGCCAACCAAGAAAAGACTTACCCTTGAAGGTATTGTTTTCGGCGAGGACGGTGAAGAAATGATGGGTGACGAACAGGGTCTCGAAGGATTGGGCGGTGACTCCGCAGCTGGCGCTCAGGAGAACCCAGCAATGCAAATGAATGCTACCACTGAGGAAAACCCCCTGGACGGTGACCCAGAAATAACCAATCTTATTACACAGATTCGCGTTATGACACTCCAAGGTTTAACCAAGCTTGCTGAAAACCCAGAGTCTGCTCAGTATGAACTTCTGAAAAAAATCTTCCTGATGGTCGATAAAGCCGTTGAAGAAAAAGTTGACCCTGAAAAATAATTTTCAAGATATTTATAATAAAGAATAAGTAATTAATTATCAGAAATATATGGCACAAGATTTGTTGATTAAAGCCCCCATCGTCTATGAGCTCCTCAGAAAAAATAGATTTTTGCTTCGCTTCCCTTCCGACCTCGGTATACAGGAATGGTGGGTTGCTTCAGCTGCACGTCCAGGTATTACACAGAATCCTGTTGAAATTCCTTTTATAAACACTTCCAACTATGTTATCGGTCGTTACAACTGGGATGAAATAAACGTCACGCTTCGCGACCCGATTGGACCTTCTGCATCGCAGGCTGTGATGGAGTGGGTACGTTTGCACTCCGAATCCGTCACTGGTCGTCAGGGTTATGCTGTTGCCTACAAACGCGACCTTATTCTGGAAATGCTCGACCCAACAGGTACTGCAATTTCCCAGTGGATTATCAAGGAAGCTATGATTAGTTCATGTAAGTTCGGTAACCTAGACTACAGTTCAGACGAGCTTGCAACAATCGAATTGACACTCCGTCCTTTCTATTGTATCCTTTGTTTCTAAGAATTATTCACACTTGACAATAAAAGAAAAAGACCTCTTTTATCAAGGGGTCTTTTTTTTTGCTATTTGTTTACAATAGTATCATTCCCTTTCACACATTTCCCAATAATCCAGGTCGCCTTCTTTATGCCATTTTAAATACATTGGGTAATCTGGATTTAATTCTGTTAATACATTCATATACATAACAACATAATTGTCTTTGTATTCTTGCTGTACATGATGAGTGTCATTTGATTTTGCTGAAACATCACAATATTGCTGGTTATAAATAAAGCCTATTTCATTGGTATCAATCCAGAATTTCCGACAGCGGTGCATTAAATTCAACATAAACACCTGGTCTTCACATACACAGTCAATAAAAGGATTTACCTTAACCAGTTCAGTCCGATAGACACAGCTGCTAAAATTTGGGAAACTCTGACTTTCTTTATAAATCTGTTTTATATTATATATGTTTTGATTGTCGAAATGGGCGTTGGTTTCAACTAGGTCACCTACATCATTTGTATCTCTACGAATAAAAGACTCTCCGTATATATCGAAATCCGAGTGCTTCTGTAAAAAATCCAAACACCTATTGATGTGTTCGGGTATAAATTCGTCGTCGGCATCCAAAAAGGCTATATATTCCCCGTCAGCTAAACGAATGCCAACGTTTCTTGCATTCACAGGACCGTATTTCCCTTTATGCTGAATTCGGAAATATGTGAACACGTTCGGATATTTGTTTTCAAAATTTTTAGCTATTCCTGCGCTGCCGTCGGTTGATGCGTCGTCAATCAGTAGGGCTTCAACTTGGTGTCTGCAACAACTTACACTGTTTAAGACACTTGTTAAACTAGCTTCCAGTGAAGCGGCTTTGTTATATATCGGTATAACAATACAGATTTTATCCTTTATCAGTTCCATACGTAAAATATCGTTTAAACTAAATTTAATTTAACACAAGACCATTTGTGTTCGTTTTCTTTATCCCAGACTATTCTCCATGGAAAATCTGGATTCATTTTACCTAACACTTCCAGGTATTTGCCAAGATATTCCCTTTCCTCCTTTAGATTGTATATATCGTCATATTTTCTGCACACATCCGATAAATGGGAGTTATAGATAAACGACGGCTCCGCTTTACAATTAAATAGTAAACGCGAGCAACGGTGCATAATGTTATACATAAACACCATATCCTCACATACACACTCTACAAAGGGATTCTCCTTTACTATCTCAGTTCTCCATACAAATGAACAAAAGTGCGGTTGGAATGTTGTAATGAAATCTTCCAGATTGGTAGTATATTCCATTGGATATGTGAACTTGCATAATTGTATGTTACCGTCTTCATCCAAGCGTCTCAACATATTAGGTTCACCGTATAAGTCGTAGTTTCTGAATTTATTTAAAAAGCCGACACATTTATCAAGATGCCCAGGTAGTAACTCGTCGTCAGCATCTAGGAAACAAATGTATTCACTGTCGGTTAATCTTATACCTACATTACGGGCATAGGTTGGACCGTATTTGCCTCGGTGCTGAATTTTAACGTAAGTAAAAACTTCGGGATGTTCTTTCTCAAATTGTTTAGCTATTTTTGAACTGCCGTCGGTTGAATTATCATCAACCAATATACATTCAAACGGACAGTTTCCGTGATTATCCAGTACACTTTTCAAGGTGGTTTCCAGTTGCGGTGCCTTGTTATGCACTGGTATTACCATCGTTACTTTGTTTTTAACTAATTCCATATAAAAACAATATAACGACGTTATGATGAAAAAACAAAATTAAAATTCCCCGTACTTGATGTCGTCCCTGGCGGAATCGAAAAGATTAAGGATAACATCGTCCCTTAACTTGTATGTATTTTGAATCCAGTGGTACCAGTCTCTGAGAGAATCATATGCCTTAGCGTGGCGGGGATTCTGGAGATTGAATCCTGGCTGTAATCCAGTGGCTTTATCAAACCAACTTGGTTTACTGGCATTAATTTCATCCACAGCTTCCTTGATTATTCTCTTGAGTCTATTTTCGTCTATTCTCATTGTAATATTTTTTTTGTCTTAATATAAATATCTAGAAATAGAAAAAGGGACTGATTTAAAACCAATCCCTTTTGTTGTGAGTATTGAGATAAACATTACTCCCACTGCACACCTTGGGGTGTGATGATGAGTTCCAGGTCCAGATATTCCAACATCTGAGTAGGTTTAATGAATATCTTGGCTGGGAGTTCAAGTCTGTCGCGAGCCTCGTCGCTGTCGTCGACTTCGATTCTGTAGTCAGTGATACCACGGTTAGACATAATCGGGTCGAGCACACTCTTGACACATGACTTGAAGGTTTCAGCCATAGCAGCGTCGTTCGGGTCGAACAACAGACCAACACAAGCTGTTGACAGAAGGTTCTTGAGGCGAATGAGCAGTCTTCTCTTCGAAATACGGTTCATGATACCCTCGTGTACCTGCAGGTTCTTGTCACCCCAGATACGGTCACCTTCCTTGGCGAACGAATTGATGTAGTTGATACGACCTGAATACAGAGTATCCTGTTCAGCCAGTTTCAGCTTGCGTTTAGGTTCAACGCCACTGATGTCACCGCGGTTCCAGCCAGCCGAAGCATACCAAGGATACTTGATATTGTCGGTGTAAGCCATATTACGGAGAACGTCGCGAGTTACAGGCAGATAGATGTACTGATTGTTGTCAGCGTCATAGTATTTCTCCCAAGGATAATACGTGCAAGCGTAGTTGGTATCGATACCAGTGTCTTCAAGGTTGAAAACAACATCCTCTGGAGTATACATCTCAGCTTTACTGTCGCCAGCACCGAATGGTTTATCAGGTGTGGTGATAACATACAGGGCGTCACCGCGCTCCTCCTCGACCATATCAATAACTTCATTTACAAGTTCAGTCTGGTTGACGTAGTCAATACCAGGTGTCGCAAACAAGTTAATCGAAACAGTTTTCGGGTTATCAAGCTGCTTGATAGCGGCGAGATAAGCATAATAGTCAGAGGTTATAATCTTGTCAGCGCTGTTGAAACCATAAGCCTCAGGATTCTTCATCATTGAGAACATAGTACCTTGGCCACTAACCTTGTTGATTGAACCTTTGTACTTATTGTAACGGTATTCGTCGCTGTTGGAACGGGAGGTTCTGTAATAATCCCAGCCATCCCAGCCACCGTAGAAACAAAGGGTGAACTTACGATAGTTCTTGTCTTCGTAGATTGTTCCAGCCATTACATCCTCGGTGCCGATTCTAGGCTCAATACCTTCGGAGGTAATTTCAGTTTTAGCTACTGTTACCCAGTTATAACCAGTAACACCGTCAACGTCAACTACCTGTTTGTTACCCTGGGTATCCTCGGTGTACCATACACCGTTCTCGGAACCAGTAGGTTTACCGTTAAGAATACGAGCGTCAAGGTGGAAACAAGGAGTTAGACCGTCTGGATTGTCGTTGTAAGCCTCAACACCTTTGTAAGTCAGAACATCTTCGTCAATACCGAGAATGTCAGACATACCAAAGTACTGTTTTTTAGCTCTGATTTCGTCATCAATCGTAGTGTTAAACTTAATGTAAGGCTGTTTAATAGTACCATTTATACTACCGTCGCTGGTCTCGAAGATACCAAAACCACCGTAGTTTCTTACAGGATATCCAAGGAAGCCGCAAGGTATCGACATTGAAGTTATGTCATCCTCGTTGATTTCAACGGTGATATAAGCCGACTGTGAAGCATAAACTTCATCAATAGTACCGATACGGAGACCGAGATAGTTACTCTCACCTGGAGTTAAACCACACTTACCGAATCTTTCGAGAACATTAGGATTGTAATCAGTGTCGTAGAATGAACGCACAACTACATCGAAAGTCTCATTGTCTGGGTCAATGTTTTCAATGGAAATTTTCACCTCGTTGACTGAATTGTCACCGTCGGATATAGTGTGGAAGCGGAAAAGCTTGTGAAGATTGATGTTACTACCACTACCCTTAATTTCAGAAACAATCCAAGGTGTTGAAGAATAACGATATTCCTCCTTGTAATTGTTGAAATCGAGAGTTATAGGTTCAACGTCAACATCGTTAGCATTATCACTGTTGTCTATGTCAGTCAGAATGTAGTACATATCCTCGGAAGCAACTCTCACGCAGTTAGCGAGAATATAGTTGTTTCTCACAACATCGCGTTCGAAATTGTAAGTGGTAAGGAATTCAGTGAACTTCTTGTTACCTTCAAGGATACCACCGTTCTCGTTTCTATATTCACCATAGAAATATTCTTTCTTACTGGTTTCAGGGTTGTTCCATCCGATAACCGTGTAGATATGACCAGGGATACCGAGTTGCGGCTCACTCCATGAAGCACCATTGTCTCTGGAAACACGGACATGAATACCGAGTTCCTGTTGCGACTCATTAAGAGTGTAAAGGTATCTCTTGTTTAAGTATCTCTTGCTATCAATATCCTCATCACTTATCGTTGCCAGACCGTCGACAGGTTCATGTGACGGAACAATATAAACCGCTGGATAATAAGCTAGTTCATGGTTGATTGCGTTGATTTCACCAGCATAAATAAGCTGTTCGAGGGCAATGTCGTAAAGTTCCTCTACATAAACATCAGCATCACCAACTTCTGGGTCAGTACCAAGTACTCTGGTGATATAGTTCTTGTCAGCAGGATTCAAGGATACTGAATACTGATGTTTAACGGTTGTAGCTATACCACAGCTGTCGCATCCCTGGATTGAATCAACTGAAATAATGAACTTACCATAGTTAAGCGCGTCGATATTAAAGTCACCTGTAATGGTATTGTAGCTTGGTGAACACTCGTCACCGAGAATCATGCTTGTTGGCGGGTCAAGTGAAAGTGTCTTTGCGTAGTATTCAATACTATCGTATGTATAAACCGTGTTACCACAGTTATCGATACCGCTAGGAGTCGCTTTCTTATGTTCGCCACGTGAACGTAAAACTGCAATTACTACATTATCGTAGTCAGCAGCCGTATCCTCAACACAAGTTGGTTGAGGTTCAGCATTCGCCTCATATTTGAAAGTTTTACCAGTTTCAGAGACTATCGGCTGACCGTCTTCTTCGTTTATCTGAGTGTAGTTGAATTGATTTGCTTTGAAATGGGAGATAGCAAAATCATAGGTAGAATCATAGTCAGGGAACATGGTAGCAAAAGTAGTCTCCGAAGTTGCCATATTTTCGAGAGCTGACTTAGGTATAAGGATATATCTGAAAACCCTACCTGTATCTTCACCGTCAATATTTTCTACATATTCCTTAATGTATTCCGTATAAGTTTCATAATCACCACTGTTATGGTCAGCAGGCGAAACTCGGTCGAATGTATAGTTTGCAACAATACCGTCCTCGTCGTTTAAAGTATAAACAACAGCAATACGTCCATCGGTAATATTGTTGTCGAGGTCAACATAGTAGAAAGCGCCAGCTTTGTGATTTTCATCTTCGTCCCCCTCAGGTGCGTTACCCCAGTTATGAGCGATAGCATAGTCTCTTAATGCTGTTGCAGGGTCGTTACTCTCACCTTCATTAACCGAAGCGAATTCCATCTGGAGGCCCATTGGGAGTGTCGTAAACATCTCAGCATAATTGTCGTCAAAATACACGATGCCAGCGTTACCGTTCACATGAGCATCCATTGCGGCAATTTCAGGCTTTTGTTTCTGAATTGGGTTATCAGTACCATCACTTAAAACTGCACCAGGTACATTGAACGTAAAATTAGCATTACCATAAAAACCTTGGTCAGATTTACCAATACCGTTTAACGTATTCTCTACCTCAACAGGTGTACCGTCTTCTTTAAAAGCTTGGTCATATTGATAGCCGTTACCACAATTATGTTTAGTCGCCGTAATAACCCAAGCAGGACCAGCGTTAACACCAGAGAAGCCAAGGGTTCTAACAACCTCAAGCTGTTTGGATTGTTTCAAATATTCCTGTGCTATGTAAGGCAACTCGTATTTTGGGTATTGTGAACCACGGAACTTTTCGGTGTTAGTACCACCGAAATAAGCTTGGAATTCGCGCCAGTTTTCAATAGGAATTGGTTGGAATGCAGGACCTTTAACAGTCTCACCAGCCAAACCTAACGTAGTTATACCCAAAGACTTGGTTGCATATTGCACCTCAGTTTCCTTGTAGTAGATACCAGGGCTGACGTGCGCACGTCTTGAACTACTTCTTTTAGCCATATTATCTAAACTTTAATTATTATTTTATTTATATATTATAAATAGTTAGATATTTTCCAAAGTGCTAAAACAACAGCTCTAAATATTCAGCTGATTGAATTTTAAGATGGACTTTTTTACACTCTGAAAGTTCATCCTCAGTCAAACCTTGGTTATCTATATCTATAACACTGGACAAGATACCATTATATATAATACTTTCAGTTTCACTTATCTGGTATCCCTCTGTTTTCAAGCCTGGAATTGTGGTATACAGTCTCTCGATGACATATTGACAACTTTCATCTACACTTTTCTTTAATCTGGATAACTTTAAAGCCACACCTACACCGAGTTCTAGATTTTGGGTATAAAGTTCATCTAGAACATCTTGAATTTTAAACAGTTCGTTTACGGTTACTTGTTTCATAATAATTTTTGGCAAGGAAACCCCGAAATCTTCAGTTTCGGGGAGGAATTGCCATTTTCCTTCTTTTTAATTATTATAGTTATTTTTTATCTTTTTTTCAAATTATAATATGATATTTTTTAATTTTCTTTATATTTATATATAGAAAACGTTCCTTAAAACACGATGTACCTTACAACCACGGTCATACAATCCGAGCAGCATCACGAGGTCGACCTCTCGACCCTCCGTGCCCTGTGCTATCAGTCCGCACGTCTGTATAACCGTTCCCTTTACAACGTAAGACAGCACTTCTTCGACACCTCCAAATATCTCCCCTACGGCAGCAATTGGAAACAGACTAAGGACTCGGAAGACTACCAACTCCTCATGTCGGACATCTCCCAGCAAATCATGCGCCTTGTCGACCGCGACATGCAGTCGTTCTTCAAACTCCTTGTCCTCAAAAAAAGCAACAAATACTCCGCTC